GACTGCTTGAAAATGAAATCTATAGAGTTACAATATCTGCGTCTGGATATACCTCTGTAAACAGTGACCTGTTGGAAGACGGAGAGAACTCCGAATATAAAGTTTTAAAAAAGCCATTAACTGTTATACGGTTAAAAACTAATATAGTATCAAAGATAATAATTGAAGGAAAAAGCTGTGATACTCCAGAACGATTAGGAGAAACTTTGTACCTTAGTAATGTAAATGTGCATACTAAAAAGTTTGTTTTTGAAAACTACAGAATAAAGCCGCGTAAGGATTTACCTTTATTAGCACTTACATATGCAGATCATCAGCTTACAACAGCGAAATCTCTTATAAACACTATAGTACTAAATTATATGAATAAATTAAACTGTAGATATAATTTGTACCTAAATAGTAAAAAATTGTATTTCATAGAACTTATCCAAAAAATAAATAAACATCTATATAGAATAATCGGAGACCTAATTTCGCCAAAAATAGTAAGTAATTGTCTTCCGGATATCAACTTAGAGGATAAATACTATGAGTATTTATATCGTCCTTGCCCTGGGAAACATTTTTATTATGAAGTTAGTAAGGAACTTAACATTATTCCCGATCCGACAACTACTGAACTATCTAGTTCATCGGTTATAAGCCCCAACGGGCAGGTGATTCCTATTTCCGATATATTATTTGGTAACGTGCCTGGGTGTAGAGTAGAAAAACTTAGTGAACATTCATATCAGGCAACTATAACGTTTCCTATGCCAGACTCAGTAAAAATAGATATAAGATGTGGAAACGAAGCACCCCCGCCCAAAAGTATATTTTTTACACAAGGAGAATCTATAGATTTAAATGATATAGCTGAAGAAATAACTGAAAAAATAGATGGTCTGGAATATACCTTCTCGCAGCCAAATTATTTACGAGATATGCAGGACCCCAGAGATATCCCCGATCCACAAGATGTCCCAGACTCCTGGGAACATCTTGAACCTTCGACGGAAGCTTTATTGGGAACTACCCTTGACCAACTTATGCGATACTCGCGCTTATCAGGATATAGAGGTGATCATTTTGTCAACAACTAACGTAACGGGTAACCCCTGTAACATTACACTAACTGGGGATACTATTATAACTCCAATATACGAGCCGATCATTGCAACAGGTAGTGTTACTTGGAAAAGAACTTGGGACAGTATCTGGACAGAGACCTTAACTATACCCCCGCATATTACGCGTATCGTATGTAGTTTTACGTGGCATTATGGATCTGATGAACGTAGTAGATTAAGCCGTGGTTTGGGTGGGGTAGGCAGAGGATGCGGTATCCGTAATGCAAGTTCTAATAAATCATGGATATATTACAATAGTAACAAAACTATGGGTGTAACACCAGGTAAAACATATACCTTTACGATTTGGGTCGATGGGTATAAAAGTCGTGACTATGGCTTTATTTTATCCTGGAGTCCAACTATTAATACCTACGGAATCAACGAAAACGATTTATAAGTTAGAATCCCCTTCTTAATTTACTAGGTATAATATATACCAGAGGGTAATGAGGAGGGGATTTTTATTTTTAAGAAAATCATAGATAATCTATTAGAAACGCTTAAGGAAGCTGGTGTTTATTCAATCAATCGTGTCGTACCTGTTGGGATTATTGGTATCGATATCACTGCTTTTGTTGGAGTAACGTTGTATTTACTGTATTTAAAGGAAACCTGGAGCCACTATGGGGAATTCTCCTCTACTATTATTTATCTTTTTATTACCTGTATGATTTGGATCACAGGCAATAAAATTACTAACAGTATTTACAATACTACCCCAGGAGGTCCTGGTAAACCACTAAATAATGTTGTAGATAAAGCTATGTCCACCATTATTGACAGAGTAAACAATGCCAGCAAACCTGCTGAAACTGAAAATAAAGATAAGAAACAGGGTGAAGCATGATTATTTGGATAGTACAAGCAATTTTTGAATTATGTGCAATGGTCATAGCCTATCTTACAAATCCAATTGTTGTATTATTTGCTGATGAATATGGGAATTTACCTAAATGTTTGCGCTTTTGGCAAACTTATGACAATTGTTTAGATATCTCCTGGATGATCTATGAAGACTGTGTACCAAAAATATTTCAATATGACTTTAATAAACACTATATCTATCACTATGAAGATAAAAGTGATCCAGATCACATAATTCCTGGATATGTTGAGCTACTTGACCCTAACTTTACACTAACAGAACGTATTCAACGCTATTTTTGCAGAGTATGTTGGCTTTACCGCAATTCCAATTATGGCTTCAGCTATGAAATAAATGGACGCACCTTTAATGGTAAAAATAACGCAGTTTACACAGATATTAAGAAGTTAAATAACGAACAATGGTTTAGTGTAATTTACCCTGAGAACATTAAAACTAAATTTAAACGCGGAGTATACCTGCTTACTTGTGCTACATGGAGCTTATTTTACTGTAAAAAATATTGTAAATGGTTCAGGTTTAGGCTGTATATTGGTTGGAAACTGAAATCGTGTACTAAACCTGTTGATCAGCGTGCTATGCTCGCTATATCTATCAATCCATTTAAATCTTTAGAGATCGGAGAAAAATAAAATGCCTAATTTTGCTAATCCCTTTCAGGGAAATGTTAACAAACAAATGTCTCCTGATGAACTTATCCGAGCAATCCGACTTGATATTGCCAGTGAACAGGAAGCAATTTTCTTATATGAAGCTCATGCGGATGCTGCAGTAGATCCTCGTGCCCAGAAAGTGCTAAGAGATATTGCTCATGAAGAAAAAGTACATGTCCATGAACTCCAAGCTTTGCTGAATATCCTTGACCCTGAGGAAAAAGGTGCAGCACGTGAAGGTGACAAAGAAACTACAGATAATCTGGCAGAAGTAAAGACTGCGGGAGATGCGCTCCTGGAAACCCTAGCGCAAAAAGCCCGACGTCCCTAATCTATAAACGAGGTAACACTGTATGACAATGTATGACAATGAATGTGCTTGTGTCCAGGGAGTCGAGGTTTTCCTTGACCCTAGGATATATATGCCGCAATGGGAAACTCCAGATACTGGAGCAATAGAAGATAGCGCCATTGAATGGCAAAGAAAACGAGAAGAAAAAGCATATGCGGAAGAACAACAGGAAAAAATTGATAATACTAATGTAGTTGTCAATGCTGAACGTGTCGCTGAATTTGTAGTACAACGAAATGTGCTTGTACCTACTGGGTTCACACATTTTGTAGCATATCAGATCCAATCCATGTACATCCGTATAAAAACTCTTGATGAATACTGGCTTAACAGTGAGATCTCTGCTATCTTTACCCATAAGGAAAGCAATACAAGTCGTACAGTGCCAGTATTAAAACTGGATAGCCTGGTAACTATCCCTGCTGAAGTATTACGTCCTGGTACCCTTAATATCGCTCTTACGGGTATTAAGCTTACTGGTGAATACCAGGTAGTTACTACTGAAGCTATGACCTATAAGGTCTATGATGCTGGAATCAAGCCAATTAAATGGCCTAAGATGAAAGACTATGATGTCTACCTAAACTATCAAAGACTGGCGAAGAATCTCATTGCAGAAGTAGACAGCATTAAAAAAGACAATGTAGTTTACTCGGATAACATTGCTGTTACATATCCTGTAACTGTAACATGTGATAACACTGCGTTGCCTGCCCCTACAATAGTACATGTAGACCCTTTAATCAGTTATTCCTATGATGCACATAGATTTACAATGCAGATCAAAGATATCGAGCTGCAAAACGTTAATGGTACTGAGAGTTCTGTAACTATTAAACTAAATTTGAAGGACATTGGTATTGAAGATCTAGACATTAAAGGGAAAACCTTTATAGGCTATACGCAATTTAATGATCCTTCGTCTACTTCGTTGTTATCGGATTTTAAAAGTGCAGTTACGCCGAGTTTTGTAATGGTACAACAAACAACAGATACTGCTGGTGTTTATCAGTTTATTATGGAATTACCTTATAACCAGTTGCCTGAAGGAGTAATCCGTCATGCTAAACTTGTTATTCCGGAGCTTAGCTTCCGTAGAATAAAAATCTAATTTTGGGAATCTTAAGATACTAAAGGAAATTTATAGGAAGAATAAGGACAGACAAACACTTTAGCCCAGCTGGGCAACATCCTGCTTTCATAGATTTTCCCGTGTAAATTAAGAAACTCTTTAGTTCTTAGTGATTCTCCACTAATTTATAGGAGATGAACTAGAATTATGAAATTAATGCTTACTGGCCCTCAAGCCCTTACTATTTTTACTATCGCCAAAGATGAGCAGGTGCCTGCATCTGCCAAAACTTCCAGCTTTGCTACTCCGCAAGGTTACTACTGTACAGAAACTAATAAATTGCACTTGTTTATCAAGGGCAATGAATATTGTTTCATTGATATGGAAGAACATGAACGAGTAGTTACAGAAGCCGTAAGTACACGAGAACATTCCGGCACTTCCAGTGAAGAAGACGGTGAACTCGCGGAAAGACTCTGTAAAGTAGAAGCTGACCTGGAAAAGGTTGCTCATAAAGTACACTGCATGCACAAAGCTTTATATGTGCCCCTGCGTGATGCTTTTGAATTGGAAACCCCTAGGACTTTTGTTCTGGGGGTTTTCTTTATGCCTAATTTCGGTATAATATGTAGTAGAGAAAATTCCCTATAATAGGAGGAAAATAAATGGCTTTCGAGGATTTTAAAAAAAGCCCCCAGGTAATATCTGAGGTTGACTATGATGCAACTAAAGTCATCGCTGGCGAAGGCGCTACGACGAATAACTTTAACCGTACACTTATATCTTCTATAAATGCAGATGCTGCCCTTGAGTCTGCACTGACTTACCTTGCTCGTTCAAGCTCTCTCTTTACAACAAATAATACAAAATTTTTATCCCACTGTGAAGGTAATGGTATTGATATTATTAATGCTGTTGCACCAATTTTAACTACAAAACCAGAAGATGTATTTCTCCCGGATAATACATTTATTGGTGCTGCATGGCCCCAACGCGCTGTAACAAATATGATGAGCTATGGCAGTACCGACTCGTCTATGAAAACACAAACCGGCTGGTCTATTACGATCCCGGATGGTACTGGTGTGTCTATTATCTCCACCTCTGACGATTATACGCAAGTATCAAATCTAAATAAGGCAGATGATATCATACCTGGTGATGTAGTGCTTTCTACAGCTATTATTCCAATTACGGATGCTGGCGCTGAATCACTAAATAAAATTTCAGGTGGTTTTACCTTTATTACCACCTATAACATGATGTCTACTGGAACTGAGCTAGTGTACACCTTTGATATGTTAAATGATAGTAATGCTATTGTACAGACACAAAATGTATCTCTTATACGTGGTGAATATAATGGTGTAGTAGGGTTGGAAAACATTGATATTCCACAGGGTGCTACAAAATTCCAGATCCATATCAGGATAAAATTTAAAAACCCGGATAGCCGTGCATCATTTACCCTTAAAAATGTAATGGTACAAACAGGTGGTATTTTATCTCCGTACACTGCTGTACAGCGTCAACAATGTACTGTAAGGTATAACAATGTCTCTAACCCTGACAACGGTGATATTACTGCTATGTGCTGGTGTACCTTTAAGCCCTATACCTTAGCAACCCATGCAGGACCTATTGGTCCGCTCTTTGTATCAATGCCTGATATTAGAATCGGTGGTGTACATAGAGCAAAAGATGGCTCTAAATTAACTTTATCATTATATATTAGTCATACGGCTGATGGTTCTGTTGACTACGGTCCTGAATTTACCATTCCAGACGATTATCAAGATGCGTATCTGTTATCTGCTGTACGTATCCGGCCCTCAGAAGAATCCACTGGAAAATCTATCGTAGAATTTGCTATATGTGCCGGACCCAAAATATATAAATCTGAGCTGCTAATCGATAGCCCCTTGGTTAAACAAGGCGATTTTATTTTAGGTACTGATTTTGGTGCTACAGACTTCTTTAACGGACCAGTTACTGAAGTGCGTTATGATACAGAGTGGATCAATGATACTGAGCTTTATATTATTTCTCTTGCTAAAAAGGCATTCAGCTTTAAGAAATCAAATGATTTAGGTGCCTCTGATGCAGGCGATTCTATTCAGGATACCTTAGATAAAGTAGGTGTAAACCTGATTCTTAATCCTACAGGTAGATTAGCATTTATTGGTTGGAACAACTATCCTGAAAACTTTTTTTCGGTTATCCACAATGATGCCTATGCTGGCAATGCGTTTCTATGGGTAGGCAATGCAGATTCGGATTACCAGATCATCTCGAATCAAATGAACGTAAAATCAAGTAGTGTATATACCTTGCGTGCAGTAATGTACTCAGATCAAAATTCTGCAGGAGAAGCAGGAATAGGCGTTACCTGGTATACCCAGGATGGAACAGAAATTTCAACGTCTAAAATTAATATGACACATATTGCTACTCCCAAGTATTACTCATTAGCTGTTGTAGCACCCTCTAATGCAGTATCTGCTAGTGTATTTATGTATGTAACTAAAACACTAGAAACTACACGCCTTACATGGAGTCGCTTGAAATTTGAGATGGGTGACGCCACCCAATTTACTGATGATTCCGGTGCTGGGTATGCACTTTATTACTAAGAAAGGATTGGTATGATTTATAATGGCAGAGGAAAGAATTGCACCAATTATTAATGGTACACCTGTATCTCGGGAAACCATTGTAACACTACGCCAAAACATTGAATCTGTAGCGAATAAGTTGCGTGCACATATTCAATCACGAGGTAATAAAGCTCATATCGATGGGGATACAACCTATCCTGGCTTTATGAGCCCAAATCTTTATAAAAAACTTATATCTTATCAATCAAAAATTGATATTTTAAAAAATGAAGTGGAAAAATCAAAACTGCCAGAGGGAAGTGTACTTTATTGGGGCAAATCTGAGGATTTAATACCTGATGACTATACTCTCTGTGATGGTTCTAATGGATCGGATGACTTCCGTAACAAATATGTAATGGGATCATCCAATGACGCTGAATGTGGTATTGTCTCAGGCAAAGAATATGTTGTTATAGGTGATTTACCTGTGCCTAGACATACACATTCTTTTAAGAACTATTATTGGGCAGAAACGCAAAGTGAAATCTCAGAGCCTGTTAAGTCAACTTCAAATGCAGGTTATGATTCCAAATGGACATTGGGCTCTGAAAACGGGGGTAGCTGCTGGGATAATGGGTATCCTCTATGTTACCCTGAAACTACAAGTTCTACATCTGGAAGTTCTACTAATGTTACTATTCAACCTCCCTATAGAGTTTTAAAAACAATACTTCGTAAAAAAGGTATTGTCCAGTATGCTGCCGATGGTGTAGGGAGCTTGCATTTATTTCTTGGGTCTAATGTCCCTGCAGGATTATTGGAACTTAATGGGGCATTAGTATCCCGTGTTCTTTACAAAGATTTATACAAATGGGCACAAAGTAACGCACTGTTAACCTCTGAAGGCGATTATACATCTATGTTAACTACATATGGCTCTTGTGCCTTATTTAGCGAAGGAGACGGAAATACAACATTTAGGCTACCGAAACTGCGTGCAATCCTTGCAGGCAATGAGTTATCAGGAGCTTCGCTATCCAAAGAGGAAATCTCAGAAAGTCATTTCCATGGATTAGGGCGCATGCAGAATAATAATGGCAACTGGGGGCGTTATGGCTACTCTGGTGCTAAATATCCATCCGGTACCTCGGGCTGGTTCTGGAATGGATCAGGTGGTACTGGCACCTCAGGCGGACCAGATTCCAGTGGCGATATTATTATATCCTATAACATCAATGTCGGAACATCCGGCAACGGTGAACTCGCTGATTCTACCAATATTGGCATAGCTATTAGAGCTTACCATCCAGAAGCAGTAGCTACTATTGCTAGAACTGCAGAGCTTAAAGAAGCTATAGCAATTGCTAATATTACAGCTTTAAATATCAATGATGATGGAATGGCAACTGCTGATGCTAAGAGTAACCCGGATAACCTTGGCTGGTACTATGAAACTGATGGTACGCTTGAAACTTGGGGAACCTATGAAACATCTATTGAAAATAGACCAACGATTATTTATACGCAGTCTATGAATACTAATGCTATACATATATCATTACGTAATCGAAATCCTAAAAGTTCTGACCCTGTTTTAATAAATTTTGATGCTACGAAAATGACTATCAATTTAGGAGATTATACCCCAGGTGATATCATTGAATATGTAGTTCATGGCTATTAAGGAGGAAAGTCTTATGTCAAGAGTTATTTCAGGTATCATACGCTGGCTAGATGACCCTCTTTACTCCGCGGTGACACCTATTCAAGAAATACATGCTACTGAAATATCTGAATATCTAAAAAAAATAGATGATGACCTGGTATATCATAAATCCCTGCGATCTTACGACGCTCATGCGGCAGTAAATATAGTAGAATCTGGATTTATAACACCTGAGCTCGTTGCAGAAATTGAAGGATTAGATGCTCGTATCGATGCTTTGATTGACAAAGCAAAACGACGCCTACCTCCAGGACTCATTGTTATATGGAATGAACTCACGTCAAATATACCAGATGGCTGGCACTGGTGTAACGGTGAGGCTGCTACTCCTGATACTCGAGGTAAATTTGTAGTAATGGGGTATCCAGGAGGCACAAAATTCCCATTGCATTCCTATGGCGGAAATTACCAATCTTTGATTGGTAATTTACCTGCACATACACATACCTTTTTCAATGGATTTCATGCTGAAAATTATTATGATTGGAATCCCTGGAAAACTCCGTATGGACTACTAAGTGTTGGCGATGCTGGCGATAATGACTGGGATAATAGTTGGGCGTATTTGAAGGACACGATGGACTATGCAGGAACAGATACTTCCGCTACAAACGTGGACATAAATCCTTTCCATATCAAAAAGCCATTTATGATGAAAGTTCTAGAATCTCCAAATACTTATACTGTTGAAATTATTCAGCCGAAATTTGGTACTATTACAGTTAATAATTCTACTACATCTCCTCTGATGGTACCAGAAGGAACGATAATTACTGCAGCACTTGTTACCGGACCTGAGCATCAAGTAAACAGCTTTACTATCAATGGAGAAAACAGAGAAATTCCCTGTTATATTGTTGTAGCTAAGGATATTGTAATTACTGCAGACGTTAAAGAACGTTGGGTCAATGTTACAGTTAGGCAAAACTCTATTAGTAAAACATATATAAATGATAACTATGGTACTTATTTTAGTTTTTTGTGTAGTACTAGAATCAAAATTTCTACAGATTCTACCAATGCATACAAGGCTATTGGCTACACCATAGAAACTCCCGACGGAAAAACTGTACAGGTAGCAAATATGCGAGCTTTAATGACGGCTCTGTATGCCAACTCTGACGATAAAACAGATGAAACAACGTATACGCCTCCGTTTCTGGAAAGCGAATTTGATCTCTTTAACGCCCATGTTGCACTTGGTAAAACAGCTACACGTCAAGATACTAAATCCATAGTTATAGATGAAAATGAGGAAGTATTGACCTTTGTACAAACTACTTTCTGGACCAACTTTTATGGATCTCGAAACTCCTCACAGAAAGCCTATGTGTACCTTAAAATAGATGGAATTACTGTAGCTACGAAAGAAATTACATATGTAGAAAGTGGAGAATATACCCTACAAGTATTCAACGCTGACTATAAACTGACTAAAGGAGAACATAAGTTTACGTTAGCTATCCTTGCCAAAAGTGTTGATACTAATTTGGACATTGCTCTTACTAGTAATACTATTACACTGACCCATACTGGTAAAATATTTGAAAGTGAGGAAGCACAATGAGTTATCAAGACGTAAAATTATCGGATTATAGTGATGATCCAATTGTTGACACTACTCCTATATCCGTAAATATTATATCTGAGATGAGGCTTAATACCCAGACTATTTTAACTGTCCTCGATAGTCATTATGGAAGACGAACACGTGCTGCACATGACGATGTTACATCTACTGAAAGTGGATTTATGCCACCATCATTGTTAGATCTGTTAGACTCCTATAATACTCAGCTTCAAGAAATAGATGATATATTAGCCCAAGATGACTTCCTTACCTATGGAATCGGCATTTGGTATGGTGAAAAAGAAAACATTCCAAGTGGCTGGGCAATATGTGACGGAACCAATGGTACCCCGGATTTACGTGATAGAATACCTATTAACTGGAGTACTAAGTACACCATGAATTCCGTGGGAGGCAATGAGAATGCGACAGTCAGTGCTGATGCAGTACTGGCAGCGCATAACCATACATATCAAAACTGTTTCTACTGTGCGTGGGGACAAGGACCCTATCAACGCTTCACAAAGTATTCTACAGTATATGCAACCTTTAGCGGATATGACTGGGATAATAGAATCTATGGGATCAATGATACTACTAGCTCCACAGGATCAGGGAGTGGTACGTATAATATCAATATTATGCCTGCCTACGTTTCTAAAATGTACATCATGAGAATGCCTGCATCTTCTATCCCTGAGTATACCTATTGGGATATTGTAATTGTAAAACCTGCGTTAGGAACAATTACTACTAGCGTACAAGATAAAATTCGAGATGGCTCTCGAATAACAATTTCTGTTACACCTGATCTTGGTTGCAGAGTAAAAAAAGTCAAAGTAAACGGAAAAGAAATTTCTAACAATACAGTAATGTATGTATATGAAAATCTTGAAATCACTGCTGAATGTGAACGCATTGCTTATAGTGAATCCTTTTTTTACACACCTGCAAATATTGTAGGAACTAATGATCTGACTTTCTCCTTTACTGTCCCTGAAGATGTGTATAAACTAAGAGTAGCTGCAGTAGGCCCGGCGAACTATGTATTAAGTTCTGCCTGGGATAACAATTATAGAGGGGATACAGATCCCTATAATAAGGGTGCTAAAGACACCTATTTTGGATCTATTATAGCACGTAGAGCACTCTCCCTGTACCCACCGCAGGACGGTGAAGCCCCAGATACTATTCCCATTCAATCCAAGCAGACAATGGGTGGCTGGGACCAAACCTGGGACGCAGAGAAACTCCCTACAGGCAGCTATGGCGGCAGTAACAGCGGCGGTAATAACTGGTGCTGGGGTCGGTATATAGTTAAAGAACTGGTGGTTAAACCGGGAATGATCATATCGGGCAGGGTAGCTGCGCCGATGAAACTTGAAAGCAACTTTGAAAACATCTTGTATACTGGTTTTATATGGATTGCCTATGGCGGCGATATTGTGGATACTGATATTGATAAGTCAAAACTGGTAACTCCTGGCTGTGAACTGTTAGACAATGTAGCCGTGTCCAACGAGGTTGTTATAAATAAACCCGCTGAAGCTACAAAGATCAAACTGCAGTTCCGACCTGTGGATACACTGACGATCTATGAAGTCCAGGTAGACGGCAAAACTGTTGCATCCAATCTTATAGGTGACAGAACTGTGACCGTAAGTGTAACCAATGGTTATACAGCGCGAGTCAAAGCCATCTGTACTAAAGAGCCGAACACCGTGATTCGAGCGGTTGCAAGTTGGGACTACGAAACTAATATCAGTTAATAATGGAGCCAAGGGAGGAAAAATGAGTATATTATGAAAGCAGGTGACAGATTTAATTTAACGGTTATACAGGAAAAAATAAAGAACGCTAAGGCATATCTCAAAACGCGCAGGAAAAGAGTCCATAGCCTGTTGTTACAACTGTTCCTATGGACCTCTGTGGTATGCCTTATCCAACTCTTTTATCTACGTCAAGACCTTGAACTATGTAGTCAAAAAAACCAGGAAACATACAATGATGTCCAGAATGCGTCGAGTTACTATGTTAACACACTGTTATACTCTGGGTACATGAATGCTGCCCAGCACGCAGAGAGTCTCCGGGATGACCTGGTGCGAACGATAACGACCCAGTATAATGGGAATATGCGGATGTTAAAAAGTGACTTGAACACGTATTTCTCTGCTAACAACGTCAACAACCAGCTTTACAGGATCATTGCCAATACAGCGTATAGCTATGAAGATCGATGGTTCCAGAACCGCAAGGATGTACAGATATTAGTTGTCAGTCATAAAGGCGTACTGTTTAGTACGGACAGGCACAATGCCATTCGTCAGGCCACTGCTCTCGAAGAATTGTTTAACTGGGATGGCAATAATGTCCTTGCAATGAACATGCATGGTGATTCCAGTGATATCCAGGTACTAAGTCCAAACCAGCTTAGCAAAGACATCAATGCCCTTAATGGAAAAATATTCATAGCTCCTGCATATATATACGAAAGAGAAGATATCTTCGGTGTTTCCAACATTTATCCAAATGGAACTATGAATAACAATGACCAGCTTGTGGTCCTGGTAACTTACCAGCCATGGTTAAATGATAACTTCTCAATGGTGCGTACCTATAGTGACAAAATACAGAAAAACGTCGAGGAACAATATATCACAGTGTTGTCCAATGGTATTATCCGAGTAGGGGTGCTCGCGATGACAATGATCGGCGTTGGAATAATATGCAAAACTATTGATTAAATATGCAAGGAGAAACTGACTAACTGTATATAATAAATACACAATGTATAGATATTCATAATTAATGTATAGTTATACATAGAAGTGTATACTGCTTACTTTTTAATACTTTAAGGATTGGTGGTGGACTTGGAAAATTGGAGCCAGAAACTGATAGCACTGTTCGTAGCCGCTCTAATGGATAAATTTATAAATCAAGAGACTATAACACTGTGCATCGACGGTATTCTGTGCGGATTGCTAGGTATCATCAGTTTCTTGGGGATTTCGCTGATTTATAAAAACAATGACGACTCTTATCGTATCCATTGGAGGCTCATCCTTGCAGCGTTTATCTTTGCCTCACTATTAGGAGGTGCGCTTAGCAACTTCCTGTACCCATGGCTGGGATGGCTGGGGACAGTGCTTGTAACACTTATTATAGGCGCAACTATACAAAACCTGCATAAAGCATTTCAGTTCGGTGTTATCAAGAGCCTGCTGAATATCTCAATGACTGTCGTGAGGAGAGAGAAGATCACAGATGACGAGATACGTCCTACAATATCTAAGCATACCTGTGACTCCAAGTGTCAGGGAGGTACAAATGATCGAAAAGATAAAAAGACTCCTAACAAATAAATACCTGTGGGCACTGGTTGTTATATTAATAATAACTATTACTATTTATAACTATATATCAAATAGTAATAAAATTATAGTGCATGACGCTACCAGTACTGGAGTATCCGAATCAGTGGTTAAAGACATCCTGAACAGTGAAAACGTCGCTCACGCCGAGACAACAGCGCCACAGATAACTAAAAAAATAGAAAATATCAAAGAAAAAGACCAGGCTCCCATTGTTAATCTGCCACCTACAGCGACAGAAAAAGAAATCCAAGCAGCTATAGATGAGGACAAAGGAGACCTGGCTATCAAAGAAGAGAACGTAAATGTACGGCCAGGCACCAATATTTACAGCATCCACCTTGACAAATCCAAGCATGGCATTGGGATCTATGGTGCAATGTCATACGATGCAGGTGAGGTAAAAGGTGGGTACGGCCTGCATTATCGCAACAAGCGTTGGGTGTACCAGGCAGGCGTTGGTGCCCGAGGTGGCTTTGACGGACGAATTGCATATGAGGTGATACAGTGGTAACGACCACGCCAGAGGCTCGATGAGAGCCTCTTTTTTATTATGTGAGACCATGCAGCACAGCTCAGAGAGCCAATATGCCTCTGAGATCTTTTTATTTTGTTTCTAGGAAGAGAAAGAGTTGATCAGGATAACTTCTTCGTGTGACATGTGTTTCTCTTGTTAGAAACGATCCTCGTTGACGAGAGGGGCATATATGGGTTTCCAAAACTAGGTACTTGGTCACTGCCAGAAAGTACCACGCACCCTATGTTACACTCCATGTTTTACAAAGTGTAACATTGCTTCCCTTTATTCTTCAATTCTGCCGCTGTTTTGCTATCAAACACTCACGTCTCAATTTTCCTTCGAGGTTACACGTGGTTACACTTTGTCTACAGTGCGAGTCAGTGACATTTGTCCATGCACCCTTGGATTGTACCGTTTTTCGTACATCTCAATGTACGGATTTCTCGTACCCTGGTACACCATAATGCCATGGGCCCTTATGTCATGCGGGTTTTCATTTTGAGTACCCGAGAGTCATCGTTTTCCCAGTGCGCCATCAGCGTTTTACAAAGATTTCACGGTAGAATGCGGCTTGAGACCAAGTGTAGACACTTTTTGTAGCACGCCATCAACGAAATCCGCTGATAAAAATAGGTTGTCTACACCTGTCTACACTTAATTTTGAAAAAGTGTAGACACTTTTTTGAGGACGCCACGCTACGAATTACCCCGTTGTCTACATGTCTACACTTTTTTTAGGGTAGACCCCCTATATATATATCTATTTTTTTATGTATATGTATACGCTATACATTTACTACCCCCCGCAGAAAAACTTCCGTGATGTAGCTCTACCTAAAAAAAAGTGTAGACATGTAGACAATCATATAATTTATATTATATTATAAGCAAAAAAGTGTCTACACTTTTTAAAGATGATTTGTAGACAGTGTAGACAAGTCTGAAAAATTAATACGAACATGTCGGTAAATTGGGTAAAAAAGTGTCTACACTTGTCTACACTTGGCTCTGGCACTGGGGTTACGGGGTACGACAAATGAAGCGAACATGTCAAAATATACGAACAGTTTGTGAACTTTTTGTGAAAAGTGTAAACTATGTATCAATTTTTATCATTTTGATATCAAAAGTGTAAACTTGACTGACTTGAAAAAATTAGTACCTAGGTACTAAAAATGAAAATGGACATTTGTTTTTCAATTTTTATCATTTCTTTCACATTGGCTTATCATTACGTCAAAATCCTTATTTGTTTTAAATGTATGAATATTCATTTTTAATGCATAAATATACATAGAGGTCTAAAAGGTATTTATAAAATAAGTAATAGTAATTATTACTAAATGAGAATACACTAAAGTAGATGACTAAAAAAAGAGAGGTGACTAGCCTCTCTTTATCAATTAGAACATATTCTCAATTTGAATATAATTCTAACTATTAATAATTACTTATTTCTTTTGTGTCCATATCTGGATACGGGTCATCTAAGTTTCGGAATTCTCTAATCAGTTCCATCCTTGTTTTATTCGCTGTTTTTCCCCAGTTTTTCTCTATATAATAGGTGCTGAGCCATGTACAGATATCCGTAAAGCGATGGCGATTGTCTGGACACCAACCATCTGGGGTTGTAGCGTCATTGCCTAGTAAGCGATTCAAGTCTATTGAACTGCCTTGTCCATTCAACTCCGTGAACAGGGAGTTAAGAGCTCCCCTGACTTCATTGCCACACAATGTACTCATTGCCTCACGTAGTTTCCCATGGTTAAACGGGCCTAGATGTAAGTTCCTGGAATTACCCCGTGTATACGATATGGAGTATGCAACAGGCATCATTGCTGATAGTCCGGGAATAAAGGTTTTAATAATGATTTTGTTAGCAAGATCGTCAGAGGTTTTATCTTCACTTTGTGTATTAGCGTTCCCCTGCGGTGAAGAAATTCTTTTATAGAGTGAGTTAAACCGTAGATAACGGGTACTCAACCATGTAAGAACCGATCGTGATAACTCGTCTCTTCGTATCGTTGTCTTCATAGTATCATAGGTTTTAAACCAATGTTTTTCGTCCTTGGTATCACGAGATACTTTAAGCGCGGTATACAAAGTCTCAACCATGGCTTCCTGATCTTCTTCTTTGAAATGTTTTTCACATAGAAATTCCCAAGCATCCATAAACGCGCTGACATCATATTTATCAGCTATGTTCATCAGAGTCTTACACAGCAGTGCAAGCAACTCCGTAGATACCTTTCCGGTGGTAATTATCGTACACATATCAAGAATAGAAGATGCGAGATTAAGCCAGTTGAGGGTATTAGAACCCAGTAGTTTCTTATAGTGATAATCATTGAGATTATAGTAGTGATACCCGATAGCCAAGTTCATGGAGTTTGTAGTGTTGCTTAATTTTTCATCCATAGTCCAGCACTTACTAAAGTTGTGCATACCGAATCCCGAGTATATACCTTGACATACAGTTCTTTCAATATTTCTTCTGGGGATTGTCTTAGGCATAATTTTAAGACGCAGGTTCTTATAATTAATAGGAAGTCCGGTTTCTTTCATAACGTGCATATATAGCAAGCGTGGATACACGGAGTCATACAGCATTTCTCGGTAGAATACCCGAGGTTCTTTAAATTCAATATTTGTTAAGATATCTTCGGCAATCAGAGGACAAGTCAAAGCATTGTTAATTTTATCATGCACTGATATATCGGCCATGAATTTAGATGTAGATATAACCAGTGTAGTACCGGTACTGCTACTGTCTGAGAATGGGTTTGCAACCTCATCATACATACTCCACTGGGGAGAGCTTGTATATTTCATGGCATTCATGGGGGCTATATAGGGTGCAGGATCTATTCCTACATTCGGAACATGCAGCTGATATACTTGATTCTTCAAATTAAATGATCCCCAGCTAGAATAATTATACATAATGTGTTTTACTATTTGTTTAGCTCTCATACTGGTACCGAGAATTAATTGCAGCATAATTGTTAAACGTTTCAAACCATCTTTTTGCATAATCATGCAGGGTATAAATCCTCTGTGCAAAAGGTTATCCAGATTGCAGCGAAATACAGTACCTACTTGGATTGGCAGTGACTGCTCGTTCATAGGGTACATATTTGTAAATCTGGATTTAAGTGCAGAATAAGGTTCTTGGTTATTACTTATCAGACTTGTAACTGGTGGCAGATTTACAAATGATAGAGGGTTTGGCTGCCAAAACCCATAAGGGTCATTGTTTTTATCATATAATATTTTTCCATATATAGGCATTGTCACTCACCGTCCCTTCTGGTTACACGTTTCCACCTATTAAATACAAGTACCCAGCTGGGTACACTGGCAGGTGTAGTTTGTGCTATGATTTTATCCATCATAAAATCTGTATTGGCAGGTCCGGCATCTGGGAATTGGCTGCAGATCTGCATACAGGGATCAGCCTTAAGAAAATCAGTAAGCTTGGAAACACATGCGAGGAAGAACCAGCTTGAAGAGTATGTACTGAGTACCGTTAATCCAGTGGAGAAAACCTGTAAGAATTCTTTGGACGGTGCCATATATCCAAGCATAGCTATTGCATGTATTTCACGTGTAATTTTCTCAGAGATTCCTTCATAATCGAAGGCTTTAGGGTGAGTGCAGGGATCATAATGCATCAATCCATAGTATATAAAATTTACTTCCCATTCCTGCTTAGAAGTTTCTGAGCCTATCTGGGAATAGATTTTACTTCCGCCAGTATTAAATACTGGAACAACGGAAACATTATTATACATGGCATAAATGCACTCTTCTAGATTAAAGTATTTTTCCCAGATTCTAATAAATATGGTTATCCCGGCAAGTACGCAGCGTGCGAGAGTCGTATGGTTCATATATTGCCCTATATTTTTGAGTATAGTTCCCATAAGTGCATATGAGCTGCCATATATATATTGTTCAGCACTTAATTCTTCAATTTTGGATTTTATTCCTTTACTGCAGAAGGGTCCAAATTCTTGTTCATAGGGATCAAACAGTAGTTCTTCAAGATAATTTACTATCATACTTATGATATATTGTTCAGGTGTTCCTTTGAACTGAAAGAATCCTGAAGACGTAAAGAAGGGAATTGCAGCTTGCAGCGCATGTATTTCTGCCAGTGTACCATAATTATTAATGGCATAAACACTGTTACGTTTAGAATCTCTGAGTCTTAAATATTCCTCATTGAATAAAAATGCATATCCCTGTCTGACCCATTTTTGTCGAACGAGAATTTTTTCTATAAAACCATGAGTGTTTTCTTTGGTTCCCAGTGGTGGCAGCTTGCATAAAGATGCAATGACCGGATTACTCAGATCCAACTTCTGCATATATAATGCCCTGCCAAAATTACAAGTTAGGAATATTGGTAAATTGTCATTGAGTGTATTATCTGTATTTAGTATATTAAAATAACTTATTACCTGAGCGTACTTCAGAGGTTTAAAGATATAAGTATCTGGTGTTTCTGTGGGTGCCACTTAATAACTCACCTTCTTTTAAAAGAATACGGAGGCCAGACCAAGCTGGCCTCTCATATCTTCTGTGGATTATTTTAATTGCAAGTAATCAGAGGTTAAATATTCAGATGTGAATACATTGGTATTAACATTAAAATTAATTCCTGCGGTAGTAAGGATTGTTCTGTCGGTGTCTTTCATTGGTAACATACCCCTGAGAATAGAAGTCAGATAATTATTCACCAATGTAGCAGCAGTTTGATTAGCTGTGATATTCTGTATATTCTGGGCAGCACGTTCAGCACAGCTCATCGCTTCTTCTGCCTTGTCCACCTCGAGATCAAGGAGCTCAGGGAACCTCTCATAAGGAGTTGGTACAGACATGAAGAGTGATTTGAAATAATTAGGATTCTCAGTGATTACATCCGGGATGGATTCCCATTTACATACAGTTAAATTAGGAACTATTTCCAGTACCCGGTTGTTTTCATACAAAGACCTCATACCCGTATTTTTCTCTGAGGAACCATTATACTTAGCCATAGCAGTTAAGAGATTGGCCAGAGAATAGTCTTTTGGATCTCCCTGAGTCATGATATCGGAATAAGTTGCGGCAGGTTGATCCGGAAAGAACTGTGATATTCTTCCCCAATATACCTGGCCAGTATATTGAGAGTTACCAGAACTTATAAGATAGATATTAGATCCGATACAACGACGTAGATTTAACATATCGATATTATTAAGACTACAAGCAATCTTCTCACCATAAATAAAGTCATCAAAGGAAGATGGTAAATCGTCAAAGGGCAGCATGTTTTCTATTCTGGTGTGGAAAACCGAATTGCTTTGATAACAGGATTTACATGTTTTATATTGCTGCATATAATCATGGATTATTTTTCTAGGAGCATTTTTATCTACGCAATCAATAAAGATGATCGTTGGATAGGTGGATGAATGGCACGGGATAACAGTATCAAGCTGCAAGGCTTCACGTATCTTTTTACAGTTATCAGCGTTTTCTCTACTTGCATATGGCGTAAATTCACAGTTATATAGCGTATCGCTCCATAGATCAGATAGTCCGCTCTTGGTATAGGCTGTAGGATCCGGGGTATACCTTGGGATAGCATTAGCAGCAATAAGCTGGGCTATATCAGTGAGATATTCTGGAATAGCAAAGAGATGATCCATATTACAGCCATAGAATTCACCATATTTATTTATCAATACTTCTGCTTTATTTTCTCCAAGGTCATCTTCAGTACATAATTGCCGACCCATATTTTTAGCTTCAAATTCATCACCATCCATGAGCCAGTAGTAGATTCGATCCTGGAGCAGAGGGTGCATACTGCCTAATTGCCGAAGAAGATTGGATGCTACATATCCCCCAGTACCACCTGCACCGATTTGAACGATATGGATAGTATCCATGGTTTTAAATACGTGGGATATTACATCTTGGGTAGAAGCTGCCTGGACAAGCGGATGGTTAAGTATATGTTCCAGAGAGCTTTCGGAAAACCCTTTAGGTATTGCTACAGGGAAAAGTTTAGTAAGGTCCAACATTAAATAATACCTCCCATATTATTATTTTAAGTCAATAGAGACCGATGTATTATATTGCCAGTCAACATTTTCAAAATCCAGGATCTCGAAGAATTCACTGATTGTTTCCTTAGTAAAACCGAGAGATGCCATAGATTCATCTGCATATTTGATCATTGCAGGCCAGCATTCTTTGGGTACACAAAGAATAGAGTAGAACGCGCTGGTAGCTTCTGCTGTATATTCTTTGTTTGCACAGAATGCTTTTGCAAATTCGGGAACAGTGAGATCAAAGAATTGAGCAAGGCGAATTTTTTCGTTATCGGTGAACAGCTCATACATAATGGCGCTATCGGCAAAGAACTCAACGTCTTTGATATCTTGTATATTGGCGTCAATTTCAAGATCGTAGTATTCAGGCCTATTCATATTTTTAGTTATAGCATTAGTAATAAAGACACGGGATTCCACATGGGTTTTAAGCATAGTCTCAAACTCTTCCGTGTTAGAAAAGTCTTTGGGATCTATACTTGTTGGAATGTTTTCTCCTGGTCTTTCGATCTTTTCTTCCTTTTCCACACTCTCGCTCGCTGTTATGTATGCCAGAAGCTTTCTTGCGGCGAGCTTTTTTCTGTCTGCGAACTTTTTTCCGGTCAAGTTTTCATCAGAATAGATCTCGGAGATATAGGCTTTATACCCAGCTATCTGTTCTTCTAATGGCCGAGGATCTTTAACCCAACCACTACCAGCAGCAGACCACATGTAACCATCAATAGAATAATACTTATTAGTTTTGCTGTCTCTATACGAGTTATCCCAGCGAAAAGAAGACAGGTAGGACGCCGTGTTGGAACGGGAAGATACTGTAGATGAGGTGTTCCGGCGAGTTCTTCTCCAGTCATAATCGCCATACAGGGCGCCATATCTTCCGCTGTAATACTCGGAGTAATCGATATCCCCGGAATAACGACCAAAGGTATAGCCTGCGCTACGAGCAATTACAGGGGCAGTCAATTTAGTTTCGATCTCAGGATTTCCCTCAGAGAAGTTTTCTTTCTTGAAGATCTCGATTTCTTCTTCAGGAGTCATATCAAATACTGTATATGCAGGGAAGTTGATATAAGTTTTATCTTCTTTTACTCTGCATTTATAGGTTGCACTGTCTTGTCCGAAGGTACCGATTACCATATAAAGTCCACATTCAGTTTCATTATTGTCGTCAGTACCGGACCAGAATGCAGCCATGGTATTATGGGAATGGAGTTCCATAATGAGATGGTTTTCTTTTCTTAGTTCGAGCAAGTTTTCATCAGCATCATACGCAACGTGAGCACTGGAAATACGTTGTTTCGGATAATAAATGAAGTATTCTCCAGTAGCATCTTTTCGATAGATCTGGGCTGCAGCTTCATCACCAGAGCGTTTAACGATTCGATAGAAGCTACCGATTATTTCAATTAATAGCTCTTTAGGGATTTTATTTTTGATTGAATATCCGACTGTAGGAGTCAAAGTATCAAGCAAGGGACATTCAGCGACAATATCAGTAAAGGTAAATGTATTGCCATTAAGTACTCTGGTTTTTCTGCAGGCAAGACCTTTACGAGTCATAAAGTATACATCTGGTTTAGGATTTTCCAGTGTCATAGCTTCTTCCAGACTACCTACAACCTGGGCATTTGCTTGCATAAATGCTTTTACTGCCTGTTCTGCTATAGATTTGGCAATCTCGTCAGTTTGGGGGTCAGAGGTAGTAACCGGGGGGGCAAGCGGGGTTACTCTAGAAAAGCCCCGTGTACCGCCATAGGTTACAGTTCCTGCTTTAGATTCAGCAGGGAGTTCAGAGGTTTCTATTTTTGTTACAGTAGACATAATGGGCACTTCCTTTCAATTACTTCCTTATTTGCTTTGTTATTATTATTTAATAGATATTTTTATTAGCTAAAGCACTGAGGGTACCTTGAAGATCCGCATAATAATCCAAAACTTCTTTGGGGAATGAAGTTTTTCCTGCGATTGACTTTACTACTTCATACCCGTTTCGATATCCCGCAACTTTACTTGTACGGACTGAACTCAGATCGGTATTTCCTACACCATGGAAAATAGTAGTAGGAATAGAAGCAAGACTTTCGATCGTTGTATATGACTTTACAATATTACCAATACAGCATCTTCCATTTTCATACATATTACTGAATGGCCATCTATATAACTTTACTTTGGTCATATCCAATGGATAAGAATCGAGTGCATATTGGTAAAGGTTTACGAAATTAAAGCGATTATCTTTCTGCTTAGCTACCACAACAATAGAGCAACTTGGTGGATAGGGTACAGAAAACTTTTTAATACTGTCGCCCATATTTTCAATAAAGTCTGGAGGATCGCCATAATCGTCACGTTCTCGGATACCCCATTTTAACAGATGATCGCCAACAAATTCTGGATTAATAAATGCCAGTACCATATAGTCGTTGGTTTCTTTTATTTGTCTGCAGCCATGAGGAACTATTACATCTGTAGTTTGTGTAAATGAACCAAGTTGCCTGCACAGTTCTTCAGTTTTTACTGTTTTCATTTTATTGGTTCCAAGTTGATCTTTATAAGTCAATACGGACGACGCCCCGTTAATTTTGATTGTAAATTCATTATCCATAAAGTTTCCTCCTTTATCCAGTAGTTAGATTTTAGACGCGGGGATGGAACACCATTCTACCCGAGGCATCTTGAGTAAAGTATCCACTATCAGTCTCCAGCATAACTCTTTCTGGAGCTGGAGCTGGAACTGGGGTATCATCTGCGTCTTCATAATAATCATCGTCATCATCGTCATCATCGTCATCATCGTCATCAGGTATCGGGACCCCCATGACTCTATCACGCGGTATCATATCTATCGTATCTTCATCTGTATTTTCCCTAATTTCCTGGCCAGTATTTTCAGGGACCCATGCTGCTATTCCGGGTGCCAATTCTTGCCAGATATACGTTTGGTTGCCACGTTGACTACGTGCCCCTATAATATTTCCCATAACAATCCGGTCGGGAGTAGGCTGCATATCTGCTGAGTTACTTGCAGGATTGTTTACTGGTGTAGGAATAGCCGTATTATTGGGTACGCGATAGATTCCCGAGTTAATGAAGTTTGTATCTCTGATTGCCATAATCAGGGATTGGACGACTTCATCATTAAGAACCACGATTTCTTTGCTTTCTCCACGGGTATCTAATATCGTCATTTTAGTAACGATTGGCCGTGTAGTGTTTCGAGGTATTTCATTGGGATTCTGTGAAGTAATTTGGAGATTATTATGTTCATTATCGCAGTCGATATGTAGAACTTCTCCTTGATCGGTTACAACGACACTGGATCTAAGAATAGATTCCAATGCAGCGATTGTTGCAGTAGATTGTTGCATATATTGTTCTCTCCTTATAGTTTCTGCATTTTTGACATTCGCAGTAATAACACTCCATACTGGGGCTTTAAGTTCTGATAGGATCTTTGCAGATATTTCTTTCACCATATTTAAATTATTTACAACAATGGGTAGGAAATCATACAGCCCAGGGCCAGGAGTAGTAAGACCATTCACATTTATATAAATATTGGGCTGCATAGTTTCAAATTCAGCAATGTTATCATTTCCAGTCAGATAGATTTTTTCATAAAACTGTGCAAGGGATGGTGTAGTATGGATATCGAGATAGAACTCATTTAATTCTTTCCAGAGATCTGGATTTAAGATAGCTATTGCATTTAATACTCGTGCAACAACATTATGTGTATGTTTACTAAATTCTTTTACGTTTGGTTCATTATATACATTTAGAGCACTGGAAGCTGATAATGTATTTTTATGTCCATAAGAATATCCGATATATAACAGAAGTCTTAGGATATCATAAACATACGATGGCAACCGTAATATAATCAGCTCTGATATTGAATCTCCATCTTTAACAGAGGATGTTGATACTGCTGCAGTAGGGAAAATAGCAGCGAGAAGCATAGGTAATAGCTGTCTGTTAAAGCTTTGTGGATTTCCAGTATTAGTAATTATTAATTTCACAGTAGTTTCATTAATATCATATTCCGGGAGAAAACGTTTTAGATCTGTAAGACAGTTCCACCTGAAAGATATGTCTTTTAGTTCACTGGACTGTGAAATGTTGCTTTTATTTTCACGTATTTTCTTCCAGAGCATGTTTCCGAATATTTGTGCAACAGAATGTCCACATTTACTCATACTATTATTACTCCTTTCTTTTTACTTGCCGGAATATTGGAAAATACTGTTCTTATCTTGTCGGTTATACTAGCAATTGCTCTATTATTAGTTTCCGGTATGGAGTTAACTAGACTTGTAAGTAAATCCATTGGAAATGGCGATGCGAATACTTCATTTAACTCTTTATCAGCAAGCAGGTTAGTTAGAATATCTTGAATTTCCGCGTCATTTAAAACCTCTGATAGCTTAGTTAAACTATTGCATAACTCAGTCACGGGGAATTCCTCAGGTGAAGTTGTGCTCATAATATTCACCTCCTATTTTATAATTAAAGAAAAAGTAATAAAAAGATACCTCCCTCTGACATCAATTACTGGAACTTAATCCTATAATCAAATCAGAGGGAGGTAAACTTGGCGCTTAACATGTTAAGTTTTTTTATAGTCCTTTAAACGAGGAGGACAAATAAAGAGGGTAATAAAAAGGATTAAAAATTTTCATTGATAGTGTAAAAATTTTTAACAGTTTAGACAGTATTATTAGAGAGTAATATTATTACTCGAGAGCAAGATATTACTCGAGAGCAAGATATTACTCGAGAGCAAGATATTACTCGAGAGCAAGATATTACTCGAGAGCAAGATATTACTCGAGAGCAAGATATTACTCGAGAGCAAGATATTACTCGAGAGCAAGGGATTAGCAGCCTTTGTTTTGTGCACGCGGCAGGAATTGAGCTTTGTAATATTCTTCCCCATTAATATCACGGGTCAAATTCCATGCAATCTGAGTATTGGTATCAATATTCGGATTTACTGCAGCAACAGCGGCTTTAATTACATCGTCAGAAATGGGAACATAGTTACCATTTGCATCACGTTGTGCTTGGAAAATAAACGGATGTTCGTGTCCGCTAACATAAACTCTGCGTTCTAATTCGTTTCTCATTATAAATTCCTTCTTTCTATTATTTGTAGTGGGATGTAACCTTGTTCTAGAACCCGTTTTTTACCTATGTATTTTCTTCGAGAGAAATATAGATAATCACCTGTAGGTTCTGAGGTCACAAACGGGATTGTTATATGTCGGGAGACGTCCAACATAATATTCCCATCAGGTGATTGGGAGAAAATGATTTTCCCAGGAGTTTCCGGCTGTAATACGAATGTATTACCAGGATCAAACTGATTCATTTTAATAACAAAGCTTTGAGCAACGTATTCGGAAGCGCCTAACCGAAGTCGTTTTTCCAGTCCTTTGCTATTTTTAATCGTCAGTCTGGTCAGGGTCTCGCCCAATGGAAACTGGCTGAGTGGAAGTTGAGATATTATAATCATCCACTTCCTTTCTCCGGAAAACTGTGTACGTAAAAAATCGATTCGATTTTACGGTAGAAGAATGCGTTAAATTCCTCTACAATATACTTATACCGCAGATTCTTGAATTTTTATGCAGTCATCTTAGGTATAATAGAGACCAAGTAAAGAGCAAGAAAAACACAGAAATGTAAAAACATGAAAGTTAGGAGGCCCTTATACATGACTACCAAAAGTAACAAGACGGAAGTGGTAGGATCTGTACTTACTTATGACCCTGAATCAAATTCAAATATCTTTTTAGATTACACTGAATGCAGTATCCATACAAAGCATGGTCAGATGTACTATATAGAAACGAAAAGTGGGTATCATATAACAGTTACAGACGACCATTCCTTAGCCACGGTAGGCACAGATACCTTTTTCAGTCCTTTGGAGCCTAAGAAAGCAAAGGGAGCCTTTGTTCCCATTATGACTAAATTGAATTACTCTGTAGACACCAGTGTAGAAATGAGTGCTATCCAGGATGCTGCTGCAGATATCATATCACAGAAATGTGATAAATTCAAGGATTATATGATGGAGATCCCGGTTTCCTATTTAGTCCCTTTGATTTGGGCAATGTTTATCCAGGAAGACCCGAATACCTATGTATATTCATGCAAAGACACAGATGAACTTGAACTGGCAAAGCTGGTCATTGCACGTATAGGCGTATGTATAAAGATAGAAGGATTTAGAATAATTATACAATTAGATGCTAAGAGGCTTTTACCTGAAGATGAAAAGCTTTTGCCCGAGGATGAGGTAGAGAAAAGCAATCCGGCTAATCCGTATCTTAGATTACCATATGCCTGGGATGAAGTTGTAGAGGTCATCGAGGTTCCCAGAGAGGAAATCACTTATGACTTTACAGTACCTAAGTTCCCGCTATTTATCGGTAATGGGATCCTGGTGTATGATACGATGCAGCTGCATGTCCCTGCTACCGAAGAAGCACGTGTAGAAGCGCTGGAGAAAATGCTGCCCAGTAAGAACTTGTTTTCTGCAAGAACTATGGGTCCAAACATGCTGCCTCAGCAGGAATCAGTTTTCGGGTTATTCGTTGCCAGCAATAATGTCAAGGACTTTACTAAGGATACCAAGTTTAAATCTGTAATGGATGTAGATCAGGTATTCCAGGATATCCGAATGAGCGTTATAAAACCTAATACCCCGGTAATCTATAAAGGCAATAAAACTACTGCAGGATTGGTACTGATAAACGATTTATTACCTATGCAGCTCCGTAAGTATAACGAGGTATGGAACAAGCAGGTAATGAGCAGAGTGTTAAGCCAGATTGGACGTTCAGAACCTAAACGCTATACTGATGTAGCTGATGGGTTGAAAGAGCTAGGTGCTTTGTTTGCGTATAAAATGGGTGTATCATATAAAGCCAGCGATTTTAACTTAAAGGACCTTAAAAAGAAACGGGATGCGTATTTTAAGAAGATAGACAAGGAACTGGCTGAGGTAGATAAGAAGAAACTGAGTCCACAGGAAGAAGAAGCAGAGAAAGCTAAGATCCTTAGAAAGGCACAGGCTTTCACTCAGAAGCTTACCGATGAGGCTAAGGACAATACATTCCAGCAATGGGCCTATACGGGTTCCAAAGGTTCTAAAGGTCAGATATTGCAGATCATTGCATCTCCTACTGTAGTAGCAGATCCGAAGAATAAACTTATCCCGTCACTGATCCACAAGTCTTACAATGAGGGGCTGAGTCCTTCTGACTATTGGATTTCCAGCTATGGTACTCGTAAAGGCACAGTAGGTGCAAAATTATCCGTAGCTCCGGCCGGTGCTTTGGCGAAAGAACTGATCGGCAACGTGCTTGATGTGGTAATATCACAGAGGGACTGTGGTACTCGCAGAGGTATTACTCGAAATATAGATGATACTGTAAACGTTATTAACCGTGTAGAAGCCAGGACTAACAAGTTTATCGATGCTAACTATTACGAACAGTTAAAGAAACGTGGTATCAAAGAGATCACAGTACGCAGCCCAGCTACCTGTGAGGCACGTGAAGGTGTCTGTCAGATGTGTTATGGGTATAATGAGAAGCTGAAGTTCCCCGATATTGGAGAGAACGTAGGTGTAGTTAGTGCCCATGCGATTTCAGAACCATTCACTCAGCTGGGCTTATCCGCCAAGCATACCGCGGGTACTGCGGCAGGCGATGCGGTAGGTTTGAATACTGTTAAGTCGTTCTTTAATATGAGTACTAAGTTCAGTGGCGCTGCAGTTATTTCAGAAGTGACGGGTACAGTTACCAAGATAGAGAACGCAGCCGCAGGTGGTATGAATGTATTTATTGGCAGGAAGAAGTATTACATTCCTCCAACGCGTCAGCTTAAGGTTAAACTTGGCGATAATATAACAGCAGGTGACCCATTGACTGATGGTATTTTGAATTTAGGTAAGATCGTACCTTATAAAGGCATTGACTATGGTCGTTCCGCATTTATCAACAATGTATCTAACTTATATGACCGTGCAGGAATCGATTCTGTAAAGAAAAACTTTGAGGTCATTGCCCGTGGTTTGGTAAATTATGTCCAGATCACAGACCCAGGTGATTTCGATGATTACATTGAAGGCGATGTAGTCGAGTATAATCAGTTAGTAGCAGATATTCGTAAGAATCCTCGCAAGAAAGCACCTAAATATGTTCCGTTCCAGAAGGGCACTAATAAGTCCCCGACCTATAAACGTGATTGGCTTGCAAACTTTGGGTTCAAATACCTTAAAGGTGAACTCATTGAAAACGCGGCCACACGGTCTAGTAGCCCGCTTCATTCTTATCATCCGATCCCTGCGTATGCAAGAGGTGCTACGTTTGGTAAGGGTGAATCTGGTAAATATTAAAGGAAGGAGGCTTATTAACAATGGCAAATCCCACAATGTTTACACCAATGATAGCTGAGCAAGCCGCATCTGGGGGTCTGTTAAACAAACTTATGCAAAAAGCAATAGCTGCATGGCCTACTATTGCACCTATTCTTAAATCTGTTGGCATTAGTCTGGCCGAAGCAGTTGCTGCTATGTATTTGGTTCCAGACCATGCAGTAATGACAAAAGACGAGGTAGAAAAGGGTGAGGAGCTTTCTGCATCAGAACTTATGATCCGTAAATCTGCAATTCCTATTATAGTTAGTAACTTGGCAGGTGCTCCTACTAAGATTACTAACATCGGCAGGTTGGTAGCTGCACCGGGTGTAGAGACTAAAGCTCGTGCATTTGCACAGATCCTCAAGGGTACTCCTGGATTTTTTATTACCTATAAGGCACTGGCTAAACGCATTGAGGATAAATATCCCACACTTAATATTCGAGAATTAACTCCCGAAAGTAAATCTGGAGCAACTGCGCTAGTAGCAGCTAATCGTTCGGGGCAGTTTTTAACAGGTGTGATTGAAGGTGTTCGTCGCGCTGGCGGTTTTAATTAACAGGTATAATATACTACATAAAGAAATTGTACTCTTATGGAGGCTGAAATATGAATTCTGAATTATGGTATGAGTTACCTCCTGATATGTCCATGTGGAATAATGTGGTACTTGAGAATATAGCAAGGAAAATCCCCGATATTCCTAGTTTTATTAGTTCGATTACCTGGTCAAGACTTGATCCTGCCACAGGCGATGCAGAAGGTATGATAGATTTACTCAACGGAGTTGCGTCCGCACCAATTATCGTTAAGGGCAATAAACTTGCCCCTGTCGATATAGTAGCAGTGAAAGGCAATACCAACGATGTTAAATTTTATCCATTGTCCCCCTTGTTTTTAGATAAAATCTATGCTGATAATGTTCTCGGTGAACCTGCACAGCGTACTACAGAATCTGAAGATGACTATGAAGGTCCATCCCGCAAAGTAAAACGGTTTAAAACAGTTGATGCTACTAAGTACGCAAGTGTTGAAGCCGCTAAGGAATTGCTCGAAGAAATTAGCAAAAGTGCGTCAGTAGTTAATTGGATGGTAGAGAATTTACCTGAGGGCTTGACAGCTATCTATGATAAAGCAAATGAAGTAGTAGAGAAAGTTGCGGCTGCTCCAGAGATTCCAGAATTAACTGTTGTATGGAAAGACCGTGATAGTTTCTATGCTAATGGTGACGAAGTTACTGCAGCTCAGGTGAGTGAGTTCTGTAAGTTGGCTAATGTAACCGATGAAGAACGTAGTAATCTGTTTGCAGGTATTCCAATTGTACGCGATAGCCGGGAGAAAGTAGCATCACTTATTATTCCCAAGTCTCCCAGCGATTTAGTGGTAGACCGTAATCCCTTTGCAGATACTGAAGATGCAGATAGTGCTTCACCTACAGTAGCTCCGCGTGATATATCTTTGACTTCTGCAATCCTTAAAGATGGCCGTACAGTTCATGGTTTATTATTTGATAATAATGCTATTAGAAGCTTATCCCCATATGATAATAATGGGTCTGGTACTTTTTATCCACCATATACTAGCCCATCTTCGTTTAACAAGCCAGACCTGGCTTCTGAATCGTTCCGCGGTAAATATGAACTCTTTGTATCGACTGAGGGTTATGCTATCCAAACAGGAATAAAAACCACAGTGCGTGTTCCTATCTCAGGAAAAGCATTAGTTATGGCGTCTGAACCATCTGATCCTGCTATTGATATGGTAGCATTGTGTATCGATGATAACGGATATGTTAATGGTTTTTACAAAGTCCAGGAAGTATTTTCTTTAGGTAATAAAATTGCGCTTACAGTTTATGACCTGGTTGCACATACCAGCAAAAGTATAACTCTGAATAACAGTGAGCAATTATATGAAGTAACTGATAATATCCTGGGAGTTATGTATCCGGAAGAAATCGATCGAAGCATTATGACTACAGGCGTAAACGGTGTTGTTACCAGAAATGAAATGGGTGACCTGATTGTGGATGGCACTTCTCATACTATTGTAAATTGCCCATACGCCCTTATGACTAAATATGCATCAAGTTATGAAGATGCAAAAGAAGTTTGTAAAGTTGCGTTTGAAACCGGTCGATGCGAATTTACTACAGTATTTACAGATGTGAAAACTGCAGCTAGAAATGATAATCCAGATAAAAGCCAGGTTAAGGATACCAAAACCGATAAGGCTACAAACACCAAAGGTACTAAATCTGGTACAGATGATACTTATGGTGAGGATCTGATGGCGCTTCCGAATCCGTTTCTTGATCCGAGAGATCAAATGTCTATTCCCGGCCCGTCAGTGAATAATCCTGTATCGTCTAAGGATTTAGAGAATATCATTCAAGTCAATGACCCACAAGTTATGGATGCGTATTTAACAGGTAACTTGGCACTGTCCAACTTGTCTGGCCAGGAAACTTTAATGAAAGCCAGTGACAGTATTTTGAACGCGATCAGTCATTTAAGTCAGTTATTGTTCCTGGTCCGTCAGGGTTCTCTTGATTACTTATCTGAAAGTGATTTACAGGTCGCAATGAATAAAATGACAGACGTAGCTGACCGGTTAGGCATAAACAGTGTCCAGGTAGCTTAAATAGACTACACTAACCGCAAAGGAGGTGAGGTCCGTACATGTCAATATTAGATCAGTATAAATCTAGTAAAATTCGGCATCCATCATGGCGTATGTATAAAGCTATAGCAGATATCCGAGAGTCTAAGACGGCCTCTCTTGATACAGTTAGTGAGATTACGTTACCAGCGTTTGGGCTATCTGAGAAAATAGACGTTTATATCCCCTATCCTGTCAACGATGAACTTACTGACGAGATTATTATAGCATTGACTCATGAGGATTACAAAGATAATGAGTTTAAAATAGCGTCATGTTTAAGTATATTTTGTGATGTAAAAGCCCGACAGCTTATTGAAGGTATGTTGATGTGTGGGGATATCCCGCAAGACATTGCACAGGAACTCAAATATGACCTGTCGATTGTTCAAACTTATGCACAGGTATTCTTTGATATCTCTGTCTGGAGAAGTGACGCAGACAGGCTTGCATATATTACACGGGGAACAACGGGTGACGATGCAAGGATCAAGCGTTTGATCTTTGAGCGCGGCTTTGAGTATGTTCGTGTAAAAGAATTTAATATGCCCAGCCGGATCAGGCTTGATTCCGCGCTTCAAACAATATTTGGTGACGCGTATCAGGTTATCCTGGAGAAAATAAAATCTGGAGATAACGAAGATCACAAGATCGCACAGGGTTGGGCAAAATATACATTGGATATTTACAGAGAGCTTAAAAGTTCTGCAAAAGGTACAGGTGGTATTAGAGAGCTTACGATTGCTCTTCAAACCTCTAAAGCTCCGCAGAGATCCATTGATGACTTAGAATAGAAGAGAGAGAGGAGTTGAATTGATTTGGCAAGTGTAACTGATAGCTCCTTGCGTGCTGCAGCACAGGATATCGTTTCAGAATATCTTGAGAACGGGGTATCCTTGAACGAAGGTGTTACAAAGAAAGCAAGTGAGATAGGGCTGAACCAAGATCAAACAGCACGTTTAATAGAACGTACAAATACCGAAGCTTTTCTCAGGGTATTCCCGGAATCGACAGAGTTCGAGGTAGCAAGTCCTGAGGTCGTACTTGGTATTAAAACTACTTCTGTAAAAACAGCACGGGTAGCAAAGCGTGCAGATGATTGCGGTGCTGACGAAGGTTTATTCAAAGCAGCAAGTGTACAAAAGGAAGCTAGTGCACCACGCAAGCATAGAAATCGTGTAGATAACATTTCTGCTGAAGATATCTTTGGTATGGATGAAGAGTTCTTGAAAGTCGCTGCTGAAACAGCGTATGACAGCGCAATTGACAAAGATGTACGTATGATGCATCGGGCATTTGAGACTGTTACAAAGACTGCATCTGAACTTGCACGGGAAAACCTGGATAGAGAGATGCGGTTCTCTGAGGCTATCACAGGCTTTATGGATCATATCAAACAAGCATCGCTTGCAGGGACTCAATCTATTGCAAGTTCCGAAGCTGAACTGCTTAATATGTACCCAGAGGAATCGAACCTGATTCGTAATATCTACGATGAAGTTACGATCAAAATGGCTCACGAAGTAGAAGATGCTCGAATCCTTGAACGTGCAAAGGATGTTATTAAAACCAAGTTTGCACATGAGTCTCAGTTAACAAATAAATTTCAAAAGATTCTTGATATTATCCAGGAGTAGACTATGATTTCAAAAATTACAATTCCCAAGTCTAATGTCCCAGGTATGAATACCAAGATTTTAGGGAGGGTAGCACCTGTGAAAAATGTAAAACCTGTAAAGATTGCCTCTGCTCCGGTAGAGTTTGCACGCGCAGATGAGGAAACAGAAAAGACAGCAGCAGCATTTAACTTCTTATCTAAAGTTCCGGAACCCGCACGTCAAGCATTTTGGAGTGGTGTAGGTGCCTCTGCAGTCGGTGCAGTTGCGTATGGTGTAGGTGCAGGTATTGATGCCGCTAAAGGCCTGCTTGCACAGACTAAATACGATAAATCATTGAAAGACGCAATTGCAATGTCACCGTCACTGCAGATGCATGGTTATGAAACATTGAAGAAATATATGCCCTTAGTTATTAAATCGTCTCCTACTGTTGCAGGCGAGCCATTGCTTTTAGCTAATTATCTGGAAACCATGATTGATGCACAAGGTCATATGAACGCAAGCATTTTCTCAAGCTTGACTGATCTTGAAGGCTCAATGTTGCGTAATAATCAGGCCAAACGTGTATTCTCGGATTCACTGGTTAACACTGCTGTAAAAGGTGTAGCTGAGAGTACGGGTAAAAGCTTCGGTAAGGTTATGGCAGATATTTATGCCCGAGAAGCTAAACAGCAAAAAATGCAAGGAGGCCAAGTGTAATGGAAGATGTTAATGTATATCAGGGTCTTGGCATGATGATTGCTGGCACTTATGAAAAGACAGCCGCTGAAAAAGCTGGTGAAGAATTATATTTAGATGCTTATCTTGCAGGCTTTGAGTCTGGACTTGGTGTTCCGGATGGGTTAGCAAATCATACCAAAGTCGCATCTCAGTTCTTAGGTCGAGAACTTATGGGTGAGTTTGTAGCAAAAGCATTATTAAACAAATAAGATTAAGGAGGCACGACCTATGTTAGGTAAAAAATATTCACTTGGCAGTACGTTTGAAGCTACGGGCGAACAACGTATTAAGTTAGCCAACTTTGACGAACTTAAAAGCCAAGGTGCAGACATAGCCTCCTTCTTAGAGTCTTTCAAGCCGAATCCGGGTTTCACTTATTTACATGTAATTGCAATGGGTGCCGGTGAATACTATGGTTGCAATGTTAACGGCGATTATTTCCCTGAAAAAGATTTGATTGCCAGACATCATACCTTTGTAGAACAGGCGAAAGTATTTAAAGAGCATGATAATAAGCCTACCAGTCCTAGCTTTGGTAACGTAGTGTTCTCCTGGTATAATCCTAAAATGCATCGGGTAGAGCTGATCCTGGCTTTGGATAAAATCAAAGGTGAGGAATTTATTCGTCGCCAAGATGCAGGTGAACAACTGGAAGTGTCGATGGGGTGTTTCCCTGCAGGTACACTGATTACCATGGCAGATGGAAGCCAGAAGCCAATTGAAACTGTTGCACCCGGCGAGAGTGTTAGAACACATATGGGTAGACCCCGTAAAGTTGTAACGGCTATGACTCATCGGTATACAGGTAAAATGTATACTTTTACAATAGCTGCTACACCAAATATTCCAGAACATACTATTACTGCAACTCAGGAACACCCTATTCTAGTGTATTTGGATTTAAATACCGCCATAGATCAGGCTGAGGCTAGCCTTGATTGGGTAGATGCTCAAAATATTAAACTGGGAGACCGTGTTATTCAAAATCCTTACGAAGAATCTTCATATACGGTGTTTGAGTGCGGCGAAGTTACTAACATTGCAGTAGAAGATATCGCAGATACCCCAGTATATAATCTGTCTGTCGAGGAAGACGAATCCTTTGTTGCGGAAAACGTAGCAGTGCATAATTGTAGGGTTCGCTTTGATGTATGCAGTATCTGTGGGAATAAAGCAACTGCCAAGAACCCCTATTGTGAACATATCAAGTATCATAAACGTGAAGTGTACCCTGATGGTAAACAAGCATACATGATAAATGTAAATCCAACGTTCTTTGATATTAGTATTGTACGCAGACGGGCAGATAAAATTGCTTATGTACTGAATAAAGTTGCAAGTACTGATTCCGCAGTGTCTCTCATGGAGAAAAATGCAGAACTGTTTGAGCACTTAGGCAGTGAGCTTGAAACAAGTCTGATACCATTAGCTCCTACTCCTGACGAAGCAATCTTTGCTATCCCGGATAACGATGACATGCAAAAGATAGCTGCAACATTAAATGATCGGGAAGAACAGGAAAAGCTTGCAATGGTAAAGCGGATCCGGGCGCAGGCTGTACGTGTACTGCAGAAAGGTATAGAGGAAGCTCTACCTGCTTTAGAAAAGGTAGAACCTGATCTTCCAGCAGCATTATTAGATAGAATGGCACGCCGTCATTCTATTGAAGATATATTGCATAGTTTCTTTTTAAACGCGATTCCAATGAAGCCAAGAGAATTTACCCGTATTATTATAGTACAGAACGGTATCCCGCTTGAGAAGTTCGACGATGTACTTGCAGGGGTTAGAGCAGCTAGACCTGCTAACCAAATTCCTCATGGTCATTACCAGAAAGAGATTGGTTCTTTACTTGAAAAATTCCTAATAGATCGGTCTTCGTTTTTACCCGCAGTTATGCATCGTATGGATAAGGTAAAAACTTCTGCGGTATTAAATATGAATGTACCGATGGCATACTATGATTTGAATCCCAATTTAAATTTCGGTCATGTACGTCGTCCGGCACCATATACAGAGATCAATCAATCTATTGATGCTATTCCAGTATACCGAAATTCATATGCTCAAACGCCGGTTATGATGAGTCCTGTACAGGTTGAGGAACAGAAATTAAGACCTAAGCTCAAAGAACCTCATATGGGACCCGTTAAAACTGGATTAACTTTGGGTGCTTTATACGCAGCATATAAAACTCATGGGGCATTGGATACTATTTTAAAAGACCCTAAGAATATGGCACTAGTAGCCTTGCTTGCAGGTCTTGTTGCTCAGAAACTTGATTCCAGAAAACCTGGTGGGCAAGAAAATGGCAGAGTAAAAACTGCAGGCTTTATAAAAAGCTTTGGGGGTAAGATTGCACTGCCTTTTGTTGGGGTACATTTACTTGCAGGTCACTATCGCAATCAATACAATCATGGTAAAGATCTAAACTTTGCAGAGCGGTATGTGGCGGAGAATCCAGATATGTTATCTCTAATAGCTCCAGTAGCTATAAACTATGCGTTAAAGAAACATGCGGCTATCGAGTTGCCTGATGATATAAATTACGATATCCCAGAAGAATATGTTGAAAAAATAGCAGAATTTTCGGATAAGGTTTCCGATTTCGCAAACGCCGCCGTTCCAGGTATAATATTGCGTGGAAGGAGACACTCGATCCTGAGTAGCATAGTAGACCAGGTAATTGATCAAAAAATAATAAATCAATTTACGTCTTCTTGAAATAGACATCCTAGGTATAATATGTTACAGAACTAAAGAAAAGATTCAAATTATTAATAAGTTAAATTTTTGTAAGGATGGTGCACATAAGTATGTCTAAGAAATTAACACTTAATGAGTTGGTTAAATCCGCACGCGCTGGTGTAGACTCTGGAAATGAGGCTTTAATGAAAACCGCTCACGAGCAAGGCATTCAAGATGCTGAACGTTTGGTGAAAGTAGCTGGCTATACTGGTGATATTGCTGGTAACCAAATGTTCGATACGTTCGCTAGCCGCATGGCTCAATCCCTTGGTTTTAACCCGGAGGACGAAGTAGTAAAAGAAGCATCTTTGAAAGACTTGATCGATGCTGCTGTTACTGATGCTTTTGTTAAAGTTGCTGAAGAGTATTCCCCGCAAACCGGTGGTGCCAACTTGCAATCTACTGTAGATGCTGGTGCTGACCAAGTACGTGAAGCTGGTAAATCTCATGCAGTACTGGCTGTACAGTCTGCTAACGATGCTTTGGCTTCCATTGACATGGGTGATGCTAACACTGGTATCCAATCTCTGCGTACTGCAGGTGAAAACATCGAGCTTGCACGCCAAGCTGCAGAACACATCGAAGACCCAGAATTGCATGCTCAGGTCGCTGAAGCTGCTGCTATCGTAAGCCAAGCTGCATCTGCTATTCAAGCCCAGGGCTAACATAAGAAAGGAGATAACGTCATATGCCTAACAACTGCACAATGGATGAGCAATTGATCCAAGAAATGCGTGAAACTGCTGAAATCCTTGAGAAGTGTGCAAATGATGAATCTCTGTTACTGGATAAGACTGCTAGCATTTCTGCTCCGGCTTCCAGCTCTCGCTCTGAATATATGGACGGCGTGATTGCAGGCCTGGGTTTAGAAGGCTAAAATGAGTAAAGAAAAATCTGCCGCATTTCTAAATACCCTTGCTAATTTTGCTAAATCGCAAAAGAACCTTGTGGTAGATGAAATAAAACGCACACGTCCCCATCATGTATTGGCAGCGAAAGATCCTGGGTTTACAATGCATAACTGGGTTATCGGTGCACTAGCAGATAAAGGTGCTTTTGGTGCGCGTGCTACTCAGAAAGGTCTGCAAAAATTAAAATATCGAATGAGTCAGGTAGACACCGGTTTAGGCGCGTTGCTTAGAGGTAATGCTGATAAAAACTCATTACGATATAAAATATTTACAGATATCAGAGGAAGTACGATCCCGGTCAAACAGACTTCTAGTGGTAAGATAATGCATGATTTACATAATAAATCTGGTCAGGGTCTTACCCAGCAATTGGATCGTGCAAGCGTAAGTGCTCCAGTAAAAGCTGTGTCGGCTCCCCTGGTAACAGGCTTAGCTTTCACAAAAGCAGACGAGATCCTACAGAGAAATCGTTCAAACAAATCTCAAGGAGGTACAAACGCATAATGAATCCTGAAGTAAGAGATCAACTTCTGCATGCAGCCTCCTTATTAACAAAAGCAGCTAGTATGCTTGAATATAATGTTAATTTAAAAAAAGAAGCTGCAGCAACTGCAGATGAACTAATTGATAGAGGGTTACTTGCAGAAGATCAACGTGAAACATTTACAGAATCTTTAATGGAAAATCCTCACAAGATTGCGACGTTAAAAACTGCCGCACTTGAACTCCCTGCCCGTCACTCTTCTGGTGAACTGGGTGAGGTTTCTAGCGAAATGTTTAACAGTAATATTGCTGGTGACGCATTCGATAGAGCACTCTACGAGTAAAAAACACATAAGAAACTAAGGAGGAGAATTCCTAATGCTTAACGTTTTGAGCGGATATACAACCGCTAATATCAAATCCTATGAATTTAAAGCAGGTGTTCAACTGGAGCCTGGCGATTGGGTAGTATTCGATACTAATGGTACCTTGATTAAACAAACTGGTGCATATGATATTGCTACCCAGGGTGCTACTTTTCCAGTATACCAAAACAATGTAACTGCATATGATAACCGTGTTCTGGGTCGAGTAGACGTTGTAACTGCTAATAGCGGTGTATTGGAAACTGATAAATTTGCTGCAGTATCTTTTGCGCCAGGCAAAGCACTTACTATTAAAGACGGTGTTTTGAATCTGGCTGCTGATGATGCTCCGGTTATTGGCTTTGTTGTTAAATATGATGCTGCCAAGAAACTTGTGCAATTCGTTTTAAACTAATTGTTACACACAGTATAACAAGGAAGGTGTAAATTTACATGATCGTTCAAAATGCTGATCAAGCTGTATTAGACAATACCGCTTTTGTACAAAAAGTTGTTACCAATGAAGGCCTTGAAAAAATGGCAGGCATCGCAACCGACTTCTGTCGTGTTAAAATCCGTGAGGGTTCTTTTGCCCGCAAAATTTTACCGCCTAAGATGATTACCTCCGCAGATCTGGATCAGGCTGTTGATTCTGATTCCCCGATGCGTATCATCCACAAAGATAAAGTATCTGAAGCTTATCCTGTTACTTTCCGTGAACAGACCCAACAGAGATATTATACTGGTTCTAAATTCCAGGTATTCTATACTACTATTCAGTCTGAAGAATTCACCAAAGTTATCGAAGAGCTTCAAACCTATCGCGTTCCTATTAAACAAATCATTCAAGAGAACTATCTGAAAGATCTGCAACGTGTAGAGGATAGTCTGTTTGTAACTGCAGCAGACAATATTATCACCAAAAAAGAAACTGAAAAAGAAGGCAGCGCTTTGTATAAAGTTGCTGGTCCGTTCACTCCGGCTATCTTGGCAGAAGGTCTGAAAATCCTGGCTAAACGCGAAGTGCCGATCGGAACTATTCTTATCAATGAAGTTGACTGGATGAGCCTCTTGCAATTGCAACAGGGTGCAGCTGGTTCTGCTGTAATGGAAGATATCATCCACAACGGTTACAGCTATACTAAACTGATGGGTCATAACTTCATCCGTACTATCAAACAGGATGTTGTTAAACCCGGTCATATCTATCTGTTCTCCACTCCGGAATACCTTGGCGTATTTGATATCCTGAGAGACGTTCAAGCATTCATGGAAACCAAAGGCAATAAATTCTCCATGTATCTGTGGGAAACCATTGGTATTGCTATCGGCAATGACAACGGTATTGCTAAGATCGAGTTAACTGCTTAATCTTATATTTTAACGCATGTTGCACAGGTGTTAGATCGACTGGACTAACTTAAATGATCCTGGTCTAGAGCAAAGTTAATATAACTTTCTACGAATGGGCGGCCTTGTGCATTTTTACTAAATTTAAACACGATTGTGAGGGAATACAATGTACGTAACGAATTTAACAAAAAGCCGGTTGGGTATTAATGGTATTATCAACTTGGCACCTGAGGAAGTTAACCGTTATATCCCTGATACTCCTGATCTTATTTCTCGTGTTGGCAACTTAGAGCGAGCACAGCTTGTATCTGTTGTACGTGAGAATGGTAAGACTAAAACGGATATCCCGGGTAAAATCGTTAAAACTGTAGGTGTAGATACAGGTGCCCTCTCTACAGGTCCTCGTACAGAAAAAGCTGCAGAAGCTAAACCTGTAGAAACTCCTGCTCCGCAGAAAGCTGCTAAAGCTAAAGCATCTGAAGTAGAAGTTGAACCTAAAGCTGCTTCCACTAAAGTTGAAAAAAACACCAAGGCTAAAACTACGGCTAAGGAATAATAAATGGAACATCAACCTCAACTACTAGAACCCGCTAACAAGAGTACCCATATAGGGACTGGGGCTAAAGCTGGAGCGCTTCTTTTTACAGGTGCAAATCTTATGCAACCGCTTCTTACAAAGAGATTGCCTAAAAACAACCGTGTAGTATCAGCTCTTGCATCTGCAACTTACGGCGGGTTAGTTGGTGGATTAGTTGGTAGCTTTATACCTAAGAAAGAAGCGGCTATTACCCCGAATCTTGAACATGATAAGGAGATTGAACATACAATGATTAATAAAGAATTAAATGATGTTTGTCAATTAGTAAAGAAAGCGGCAGACATGACAATTCCTTTAGAGAAGAAACCCGTTCCTGAAGCAGGGTCTGAACCTGTTCCTGGTATGACTAACAATGCAACTGCTAATCCGGCTTCTCCGGGCATGCAGGTTTATGGAAGTTCTGTAGATGCTGCTGCTCTTGCTAAAGCTAAAATGAAAGCTCAGTGTGTACAGGCTAAAACTGCTGCTGAAGAAGCTAAAATGCCTCATGCAGGTAAAGGTGGTCGCCAAGCTGCTATGGAATTCTTGAAGAAACATAAAAAATCTCTTGGTGGCGCAGGTGCTGCTGCGGCTGCAGGGGCTGCTTTATATGCTTATAATCGCAAAAAAGAAGCAAGCGCTGAAGAACATGGTTTTGACATGGATTATGTAAACAAACTGGCATCTGTTGAAGAGACTGGAGTTACTCCTGACGAAGCTTATGCTGCTGCTGAATATGCAATAAATGTTTACAATGATGCAATGGAAAAAATTGCTTTTGCTGAAGATCTGTGGAATGAATCTGATGCGTATTTTAATACTTTAGAAGCATTGGAAAAAGAAGCTGCTGAATATGCTCCTATCGCGGGTTCCACTATTGGTGGTGCATTAGGTGCTACTGCAGGCTTGCTTGCTGCAGGTAAATATTTAGCTCCGGGCAATGCTGCTAAAGCTGCTATTGGCGGTGCTGCTCTGGGTGCTGCTGTAGGTGGCGCTGTTCCGTCCGCTTTGCAACATTTCGCTGCTAGCGTACGCTAACAATAAAACATAGGGAGTTATTGTAACATTTGCTCCTAGGCCAGATAAGGCCGTCGCTATTTTCGGCGGCGGCTTTTTCTTATTTATAAATTAAGGAGATTCGTATATGGCGCTGCAAACCAATGTAATACGTAGTTGGCCATTAGGGTCAGCGGTCTCTAAAGTTAAAAAAGATATGATGACAGCAGCAAATACTATAAAACCTAAAAAGTATATACCCAATGTAGCAAATAAAATATCACCAGTTAGACCTATTGAGTTTCCAGCAGTTAATTTAGTTAGTAAATAAGGAGAACTATTATGACTAAGATCAAAAAGAAAGATGTTGATAGTACAACACTTGCGATCAGTGAAGCATTAGAACGCAAAGCAATAGTTACTCCAATGGATGTTCGATTAGCACTAATGGATTATACAGATAAGAATATTCCATTATACATGGAACATCTGACTGACGAAATGCTTTGGAAATGTTTAGACTGGTCATTGGCGTATTTTAATGAGACCCCGCCAGATATTGGCCAGGTATACACTTTGGCTAATTTCCCTAAACGGAAATTACTGCTTGATGGCGCAGTAGTAGAAGCTCTAAAATTAACTGCACTTGTAGAATTACGGGGCGAAATGAGTTATAGCGATGGTGGTGTACAATCCTCTGTTTACTATAAAAGTCCTCAGTTTATTGCTTTAAGACAAGAAGCCCAACAGCGTTTTGAAGCAGCAGTCCAATCATCCAAACGTGCGTTAAACATCAATAATTGTTATGGAGCATTGTGCTAAAATGTCACTACAAACTTTAGACGAAAAAAATAAAAAAGTTATGTTTACTAGCGGTGCTGTTGCAGGGTTGGGCACTCTTGCACTAGAAGGCATTGGGCATCGTTATTTTAAAAATCCCACAACGGTATCTAAATCTTTAGCACGTGCAGGACTAGCTGCTGCAGGTACTGTCGGAACACTTCAAGGATTTAGATATGGATTACGTAGAGCTTCCAAACAATCTTATGAAAAATTGCAGAAACAAAAAGAGGATTATATAATGGCAAAAACGTCATCCTATTTCGATTCTGTAGGTTTAAATGATTTTGTAAAGACTGCATCAGAAACAATGGGTAATGAGGCATATCTCGTTCCTAAAAAATTAGCACATGAAGCATATGATCTTTACAATAGCTTACCTGCAGATAGTAGAGTATCAACTGTTTTAGCAATGTATGACGCAGTAGAACCAGGTATGCAGAAAATTGCTATGAAATTAGTAGCAGCAAATGTATACGCTGAAAAACACGCATCTATCGGTTCTCTAGCTGTTTCGGCAGCAAAGAAAGCCATAGGCCCTACTGCTACTACAGCTTTTGTAGGGGCAGACATTGCATCAAAAACAGAAGAATATAACCAAAAAGATAGACCTATATTAACTCAGGGAGCATCAAAACGTTAGAAAGGAGTTACCTATGACAGCAAATATTCAATGTTTTACTGATCCAGAATGTACAAAAGAATTATCGTTTGCATCTGTAGGTACATATTTGCTACGATTGGCTCCTTCTGAGGGTATAAATGGGAATACCGGTGCAGAATGGTCTACAGTGTTATACCTAAAAAACACTGGTACCCGTGCATCCCTGAACACCTATATTTATAAGGAATCTGATATACGAGATTATGTATCATTTAGTGTAGAAGGTTTGGAAGAAGTATCTAATGGTTTAAAATTGGGGGACTTAAAGGAACAGGAAATCATTCCAGTAATATTTAAGGTTTCAGTACCTCGATGGACGTCTAATATTAATTATGGTTTAACGATTATTGTTGATTATTATACATTGCCAGATATAGATACTGTATTCTATAATCCGTATACCGATACTCGGGAGGTGGCAGAATGAGTGCAAATATCAAATGCTACTGGGATCCAGAGTGTACTGAGGAATTGTTTTTTGAAACTATTTCATACTCAATGTCTTTAGGGTTACGGACTGGCCTAAATGGTGATACTGGGGAAGTAATGAATCAGGATGTTTATTTAAAGAACGTTGGTGATGAACTTGCTCAGGGTACACTTATTAGAGAAACTAGTGACTTGAACAACTACTTCAAGGTATCCACCCCACTTGCAGTCTATGCAGAAACTTCTGCTAAAATTGGGGATATTGCTCCCGATGAAGTTGTTTTGATTACTTTTCATAGTTTAATACCCCGAAAGACATCTGCTATGTCTGGGTTAATAAACTTTTCAATAGAGTACTATACATTACCAGGAGCTAACCGCGAGGGAACTCCGTCTACATATGTTCCGAGTCCTCCAATTTTAAAATATCCAGGAGATCCTATTCCAGAAGGCAGCCCTGCAGGTAGACCTTATGGATATGGTCCTTATGGCGAACCATTATATGGTCAGGAAGGATTTATTCATAAACAGACGATCTTGGATACCTATATTCCTATTGCAGGTCTTCAGACAACTTACATTAAAGCTACATACAAAATAAATGCTCGGTATAACGGTACAGAAGCTTCTATAGAGGATATCCAATCCTACTATACTTCTACGTATATGGCGCTGGGATGCTATGATGGACCATGTTTACCACTGTGGCTTAATACAGGAGATGAATAACTATGAGCTTAGACAATACTATTTATACAGCAGAAACTCGTGTAGATACGTCTATAAAAATAGAAGCTCATATGTTTTCTCCACGTATAATGGGTATCAGTTGGAACGAGTTGCCTCGAGAATATTTCCCAACTACAGAATCATATGCATTACTGGAATGGTCTGATTCTCCTAGAGAGGGTTTTACTGAATTAACTAGAGTTAATGTAAACCATCCTCCATTCTACACAGACAATCATACTATTACAACATTCTATCGTACGCCGGTAGTGTACTATAGATTTTATTTCCCAGAAGTAAATAAAGTCTCACTAGTATTTTCAAGTGAAAAGCTGCCCAACTTTTATGCCGCTGAAATTATTAGGCGACATCTTATTCAATTAAAGGAAGGTCATGCTGGCAACTTAATGTACCTATGTATTAGGAAAAGAACTTCAGAACGATGTCCCACCTGTTGGGATTCGATCCGAGGTCAACGAACTCGGTCGTCATGTCCCACCTGTTTGAGTACGGGGTTTATTGGAGGTTATTTTAATCCAATAGGTATCTATATGTCCCTATCACCTGAGAACGTAGCTGTTATTCAACCTTTTGACGGTACAGCTATTACAGGCCAACTACAGGGTTGGACGGCAGGGTATCCTAGGATCAACGTAGGTGACGCTATTGTGGATAGTGCAACACGTAATATATGGCATGTTTCACAATCTGCACTTACTACACATAAACGAGTAGTAACCAAACAGGAATTAATATTACAGCATCAAGATGACGATTCTCATCTTTTTGATTTATTACAACGAATTCCAATTAATACAAGGAAGGAAGATATACGTCATGGGGAAATCCTTTTCTAAACTAACTCCTCGTATTGCAAATACATTTTTTTTACTTGCATTACAGCATTTTTTCACAAATCACCCAGAACACCCATGGCATCCGGATGACTCGATTTCCAAACTGAGTATTGCAACGGATTTCACTGAAGATCCACGTGTTCAGGATTCAGTTCCTAATATTGTAATCAGGAATGGTCCATGTACAATAGATGCCTCAGGATTTGGCAGTGGTATATATTCAGCAAGGGAACGTCAGGCTATCATTGAAGGTCAGAAGGTTACTCAGAAAGCTATCTGGGATTATAAAATGGATTTTACTATCAACAGTTATACTGAAATAAGTGTTATTTCATTTAGTAAGGATGATAGTGATGAACTGGCATTTGAAGTTGCAATGTTTATGGCGATGTTAAAATCTGATGTTGGTAATATTCTTCAGCTTCAGAACCTTGGTAATCCTCAGCAATCCCCAGCTCAACAGATGACTCAGGTTGGTTGGTCTGGTAAGTATATGGCTAGTGTAACTGTTCCGTATACCTTTATCTTATGTAGACACTGGAACCCTGTGGATGCAGGTATTTTGTTAAGGTCTGTTGAGACTATAATGAAGCCTGTTAACCCAGATAGAATACCTCCTAAACCAGGCGATAAAGATGAGCACGGTAATGATATTAATATCGGTGAGGTCGGGGGCACTAACACCGGTGGCGAAAATGGTAACTGGGGAGGTAAAGGTGGTATCTCTGATGATCCCAACGCAGATGGTATTGATGACAATGTAGTAACATTGCGATTCCGTGCACGAGAAGATACTATTGAAGGATACCAACCTGGGCAACCAATGCCAAACACTAAACAGGTATAATATACCTAAGAAAGATAAAATACTTTTTAATATTTTTATATAAGGAAGGTGTACTCAATGGCTTTTCGTACTCCAAGCGTGCGTGTATATCAGGAATTGTTAACTGTAAACCCGCAACTTACCACTCCATTCTTCGAGCTGTGTATAGTTGGTCCGTGTTATCAGGTAGAAACTAATGTAGCCTGTGGCAGTTATACATTGTCTGATACAGATTATACTAGTGCATATGTAAATCAAGCGTTAGGGTCTGTAATTGATACGGATTCTGTAGTTGTAAACTTATCTAATATCTATGTTAAAGTATGGCCGCAATCAGCATCCACATTATACAGTGCAGTAACTGTAAATAATAGTGGTCCGATCACTACACTTACTGCTACTACAAATCCATTTTCTAAATCGGTAATTAAAGCCGGGGACTATATTGATATTACCTATAAAGAAACTAGTGGAGACTTGACCTATAGTGCAGTAGTACAAGAGGTAAGCTCTGACGGCAATACTTTGACCTTAAAGAAAAATTTGCCCGAACCAGAAGAAAGTGCAACTATTACTGCAGTAGTAAAACGTGTATCTCCGGAAGATACAATGCTTGAAAGTCAATATGTTACTGCAAAAAGCGATAAGTTTACTATTAAAACTGGTGCATCTATTTCTACCTCTGTATTGGATACTGCGGGGGTTGTAGTAACTGCAGATGTAGCGGTTGCATACCGTGCTTTGCGTAAAGATATTGCTAATGATTTCTTGACTATTACCAGTCAGTCTGTAGCAGAAGCTCAACTTGGTAAAATCAATGTACAAAATCCGTTATCTGTAGCTGCTAGCCTTGTTGCATCTGCAGTAAGTGATATGACTTACAAAGTTTTACCAATTGATACTGATGATAAAAATGGATATTTAAAAGCATTGGATATCTTATCTACTACAGAAAAGGTTTATGTAATTATCCCTCTTACAAATGATAAAGATGTAATTAGTTCCTATGCTAGTCACTGTAAAACAATGAGCGAGCCGGAAAAGAGCAGATGGCGTGTTATGTATGCAAATATGCCGATGCCTACCACAAAAGTAATGATTGAATTAAATGACGGTGTACTTGCAAAGGGTGGCGATGATGATCATTGTTATCTTAAAGATACCGCTAATGGAATGTTTATTACTAACCGAGCACGTGTAACTGATTTCATGGATGTTTACAGTGATCAGAATGTTTATCAGTATTCCTTACAATTATTGGAAGTTCTGAATGACAGTGTCGCTGAATTTTCTACCCTGAAATGGAATAGAACTTCTGAAGGTTATGTAGAAACTGAAGAAAAAGTAACTGTAACTACGAATACTAATGTTCGTTATGAAGTAGTTCGGGTATTGGATACTCAGGGTGTTGCAGATGCAATCTCAGGTGTAGCTGAATCTTTTTCTAATAAACGTTTACGTTATGTAATGCCTGATAGCATTATGCTTAATATTAACTCTGTAGATGAAATGATGCCGGGGTATTATACGTGTGTAACTTTGGGTGCTATGCGTGCAGGGTTCCCTCCGCATCAAGGTTTCTCTACAATGGGTCTCAGTGGCATTAAACGTGTGTTCAAAGCAAATAAAATGTTTACTGACGATCAATTAGCTGAAATGGCTGGCAATGGTGTATTCTGGGTTTGTCAGGATGAACCTGAGGAATTGCCATATGTCCTCTATCAGACTACCACTGATACTACTCAGTTAGAAACTGCAGAAGATAGCTGTGTAGCCGTTGTTGACTATGCATCTAAATTCTACAAAGATAACTTGAAAGATGTTCTGGGCAAATATAACGTTAATACAATTTCTTTAAAATATTGTACAACGGTTATTAATAGCTGCAGTGACCAGATGATGAGTACTTCTTATCAGTATATTGGTCCTATCTTAACTGCTGCTACCCTGACTTCTATTGAAAAGAAAGCAGATAAAATCATTCCAACTATTAAGATCGAGATCCCGTATCCGGTTAATGGCGTGGATGTATACCTGCAAGTTTAAACGTAATACATTAAACAACCTGGGGGCATTATGCCCCTTGGGTTGTTTGATATTAATTTAGAAATTCTCGAATCCTTAATTGGATCGTGATATAGACAGGAGTACACTTATGTTTTATGAAAAACTAGCTGGTACTGTAGATACATTTAGAGCAGCGTCAGGCATTGCCCGTCCTAAAGGAGTTCCAACTCTTAGTACAACTCCCAAAATGCCTAAACCGTTGACCTCTAAAAGTAATACTCCTGCGGTATCTACAACAATAAACAAAAACCAGGTTAATAGTGATGTTAAAAATGTAACTGCAGTAAAAACTGCCGCCCGATATCATCGTATGCTTCGGCGTGCAAACAAGCATTTACATGACTTTACAGATAGTAATAGTCCGCATACTCCTGGTGATGAAATTTTTGATACTTACAATCAAGCTGCCGATCTTTATTCTCGAGTAGAAAAGAGGCGGAATCGTAAAAATAGAGGAGGGGCTACCGTGTCCGAAACTTTAAATAAATTAAAAGAAGCCAGTATTGTAGGAAATGTAGGTCGCATTTTTAAAGCAGTAGGTGGTATGGCTAAACAAACTGTCAAAGATGTAGGTCAACACGGGCTTACAGTAGGCAAACATCAAATCAGCGGCCAGACAATTAGAAACACTGCGTCTAACATAGGCAAAGGTACTGTCGGTACTATGGCAGCATATGGCGGCTATAAAGCTTTATCCAGTGATGATAGAAATAAAACTGCTGCAGACTTAAATAAAACTGAACGTTCTGCTGCTCATGTTGGCATTTTGTCCAGTGGGTTAGCTGCAAACAGTGCTGCACGAAAATATACAGCAGCTAAATCAGTACTTGAGGACCTTAAAGCTGAAGGTCATTTTCTTAGGAATAAAACAGATGAAGTACTTCATGCCAGAGATATGAAATCTGCGCAAAAAGCTTTTAATGCTGCTAAACGTCAACGTAATGTAGCAATTGGATTCGCTGCGGCAGCTCCTGCTGCGGTACTAGCGTACAAACACTTCAAGAAAAAAGAAGCGGCCTATCTTCCTATGACAACTGCCAGAGGGTTAAAAAAAGCTCTTCCTAGTTTACAGGAAGCAGCTAAAATGCAGGGAACTAAAGGTCAAAGTTCTGCGCTTGCTAAAGCCAGGGAAATTATGTTAAAAAATAATAAGCCTAATGAAGCTGAATTTGGTAAACTTCATAAAATGATTGCCCTGAAGAATAACTAATAGGTAGGTGAAAATCTTGTCGGATTATAATATTAACCCATTAAAATCTATGGGTGGCGTTGTTAAGGAGCAAACCCTTAACGAAATCCTGAGCAATGACGGTGCACCTCATTATAATTGGGTTGAACAGTTACGCCTTGCAACAGACTTTATTACACCAGATAATACACTTATCTGTGTTGCAGACTCTTGGCTTCATGACCAGGTAACTAAAGTTACTCCTATTGGTCTTACGCAGAGTTTTGGCTATCAAGAAAGTTTACCCAGTGCGTTACAACCAGAGATTGGTTCTCGACGTAAACGTGCAATGGTAGGCTCTTCTGGTGGTGGTAACATCAGTATTTCAAAGATGTTAGTACATGGTAACAGTCCAATACATATTTTGTCTAAGTATGGTAAGACCTTTGGTATTGACCGTAACTATTGGACAGAAAAAGAATGGGGCGCTGCTGTCGGTTTGAACTTGGATAAATTACGTACACCCCAGGGCATCATCGTTCTTGAAGGTGACCCCGCTGGTCGTTCTTTCTCTTGTCACATGTTTGAGCAATGTTTGTGTCAAGGTATTTCCCGGGCATACCAGGCAGGTAGTTTCTTAGTTGTAGATAACTTTAGTTTTATTTACGAGCAAATCGTTCCTATCTGGGAAAACGATGACGTTCTCGGCTCTCATATTGATTCGTACTAATAAGGAGTAATAATAATGGCACAAATTTTAAATAACATTTTATCTCCTGAACAGTTAGATGGGAGCGATTATAGAAAACAGTTTGTAGAGATGAATACAGACGCTACTGATTTTGTCACAGCGGATAGCTCTCTTTTGCTCTCTACTGTTCCGTTCCTTCCTGTAGGAGATTCCTTTACTGATATCCCTTTGTACCCAGTTGGCATTGCCCAACAGTTCTCATACAATGAAGGCCTTGCAGGTCAGTTTATTGGCGAGGTTGGTTCCAGTCGTAAAATCGGTGCATCTGGTACTGCAATGGGTAGTGGTATGATTAGTCGTCTTGCTGTACATGGTAACTCTCTTGTAGCAGCATTATATCGCCCAACCCTTATTTGGATTAAATCTACAGATAGTTTATCGGATATCACAGATCGTATTGCTGGTACTGATAAACAATGGATCCAGGGTCTTAACGCTCAATCCATGGATGTTTTTGATGCAGATTTGGATGACTATGTTGATCGTGTTATCTCTGCTGGTGGTATGAATTCTCTGTTATTCAAAATTCCGTTTGGATTGATTGAAATTAAACGAGATCCCCGTCAGCGTGTAACATCTATTAATTTCTTGGAACAATGTGTTCTCTTAGGTAATCAGAATGGATTAAGTGCTGGTCAGTTCCAGGTAATTGACAGCATGAGTTTAAACTTTGAACGTCAGCGCCCGTTAAAAGGCATTGGACCGTTTACCCTGAGTGACGACACTTTGATCGGTTTATAATTTAAAAAGTATGGAGGCCTGTAATGTCATTTACTTCCCAAGTTAATACATTTTTAACTGGTGCATCAAAGGTAGTATCTGATGCTAGCTCATTAAAAAAAAGCTACAACCAGTTACGCAGTGGCATCAGTTCCAGTACCTTGGGACTTGTAAATTTACCACAGTTGCCTAGTTCCTTAAATCGTATATTTAAAGCTGGACAATCAGTAAATACTATTTTGCAAGTACTGGGACTTACAGGTGACGGTGTAGCAGGTAATGCAAGCCATACCCAAGTATCTAGCAATGGTGTTGAAACAGGTTCGTTTAGATGGGTAGAAATGGAAACTACTCCGGATTCTTTTGCGACAGCAGATTCTATGCTGCTGTTCGCAGGGGATCCCATCTATGCTAATTTAGACATAGGTGCTGAACTGGTTCCTATAGGATTATGTCAGCAATTCAGTTTTTCATCTGGGGTCAATGTTTCCACATTTAAAGAACTTAGATGTGAAGAGACTATTGTAATCCCAGGTAAATCACTTGCAGGATCAATGACTATAAGTAGATTATGTGGTGACTATTCAAGTCTTTCCAATAGATTACATATCTCTCCGAACTGGAATTTTAGCACACAATCTACATTATACAAACCACTGTTTGGCTTAATGGCGATGTTTTTAAATCCCAGTAGAAATAAAACAATTAGCACTTTGTACTTTGAAAGATGTGCAATATCGTCTTTTAATGTAGGCGTGAGTGCAGGTAATTTCCAGATATTAGATAACTTAAATATTGTATATGGTCGGTGTATTGGTGTTGGCGAGATCTCATCTAATATAGAGTCTTCTGGTACTACAGAGAATACTCGTACCCAAGATGCTGCTCAAAATTCCCCAACAGGTAAAGAAACTATAACTGTTGGCGGTAATACGATAGATAAAGATTTAGTTATAATATCCTAGGATAGAAAGTGAGTTGAGCAGTATATGGCACGGTCTTTAAATGGTAATCTTCGTCCGGCAGTAGTAACTGGATACGATCCTAATACTATGACAGCCACAATCTCCCCCTACGATGGGTCTGGGAACCTTTCCAACGTATCATGCCCAATGACTCGTTGTGACCCTGTAAACGGAGCCTACGCGATCACACCACCAAGTATAGGTTCTCCCTGCTGGTACACAGAATACAATGGTGAGGTTTCTATTATCTCATTGTTTCCTCCGCTTAATATCAATAGTGATGCTAATACGGACCTTAAAAGTCCATTAGGTGCAACCGCAAATAGATGTCCGTCAGATATGGCTAACAAGGCTACCTTACCCGGTAATTCTTCAGCTACTAATTCTATGGGATCAGAAGAATCATTAACTGATATGATGAAAAAAATTATCATGTCACCAGGTAAATTATCTTCCGTTTGGAATCTGTTAAACTGTGTATGGGAAAATGTTTGTAGTATCTTCCGTCTAAAGGCCGGAGGAATGGATGTTGAGGCCGAAGTTGACGGTGCTAATAATACAAATACAACTATTCGGTTTAGGCGAACAGTTGGCGAACGTGCTGGTACATCAGTAGTAGACTTACAAATTGGTCAAAGTGCAGGTATTATCAATCTTAAAATAAATGGTAATGATTTCTTGCATGTGGACGCAGCCCGTAATGTAAAATTAGTTGCATCTACAATTTCTTTTACAGCCAGTGAGTTCAACTGTATGAGTGTAGATAGTGTTAAATTACCGTAAGAGAGGAGAAATACTATGGCTGCAGTATTAGTTATAGGGGATCCGGATTCCCATGGCGGGGCAGTTACTTCGGGCTCTTCTCGAACTACAGTTAACGGAATACCTGTTGCACATGTAGGTTCCTCTGTATCTCCTGATCCATTACCCGGACATTCAGGTAAAACAATTGTAAGCCCTGCTGCATCAGGTAAAACTACTGTAGGCGGAAAAGAAGTTGCTGGGTCTGGCGCAGGGGTAAGCTGTGGGGCTACAGTGAGTGCAACGAACCATAAAACTACAGTTAGTTAAGTAAAAAAAATAAAGATAAAAGAGTGAGGACGTGGAAATATCCACGCCCTCTTTTTGTTATACCAAAGTTTTAATTAATTTTAATTTTAAATCCTCACTTAAATCAGAAATTAGTAATTCATATACTTCTTGTAGTACTGGAGTTTTAAATGTTAGATGTTTAGCTGGAGTTTCGACAACCTGAATTGTTCCTGCAACTGGCTTAACTATTCCTTCAGGAAGACTCGGAACCGTAATTGATTGAAGTTTTGACACGGTTTCAGTTTCATCTTCATCCATGAAATTCTGTGGATATCTCTTCCGAAAATCTACATATTCTTTTCCTTCTTTAGCAAAAAGATCTTTGAGTAATTGAGCATATTCAAATCCGCGTTCTCTATCGGGGGTAGCCGGATCATAAAATGCTTCACTAAGTTGTCTAAAATCTGGCAGAGTTCTATTTGTAGCATAGCTTAATTTATGGTTGTTAATATTAACCGGAGTTGTATCCCGCCAGAAATTTCGTAACCATTCATACGGTATTTTCCGTACTTTGTTAATAACAAGCCAGGTTCCCTTTAGTAAATGATTATCTCTTGACAATGCAAAGAAGTTAATGATATTTAATATTTTATTTGCAATAAAATCATTTGTATCAAAAGAAATTAAGGTAAAGCCCCAATCATCTAATGTACGCTGATAAGCCTCACTATTAGCATGATTTTCTAATGTAATAGGAAAACAAGGAGATTGCATCATACCTAAATTAGAAATATCAATTTCGCTGCCTGTATCACTATGGATATACAATGGTTCAGATTCTTCTTTGTCTCCCATTACAGGTTGGTATACATTTGCGGTACCCGATTTAATAACTTCTAATAATTTTAAATCTACCAGATAACTCAAGAAATTACGATACCTGTTATTCCCCGGAGCATTTAACAAATTGACAATTTCAGCAAATGACTTTTGCCAAATAATACCACTTTCTCTTGCTTGGTAAATCATGGTTACCAAAATAGTTGCATGGATATTAATTACATGCAGTTGGTCTCCTGAGTGACCATATTCTTTCAATTTTCTTACAATAAATACGTTTTTCCGTTGCAGATAATTTACTGCATCTCTAATATACATTTTGAGTTCCACCCCTTAAAAATTAGTATTACAGATAGGTTACAAATTGGGTTACAGATTGGGTTACAAATAAAGTACTCAATAAAAACCACCTCCTAAAAAATATATAGAGGATAGACTTTGCAATCTATTCCTCTATATTACTTATACCGAATTACTTATCCATTTCTGGTTTCTCAGGTTTGGAGACTTTAATGTCTTCCACTACTTCTTCGTGTTGGCAGGTACATCCAGTACACTCACCGTTACATGTTGGGGTTTCTTCGACGTTTTCTTTTGCAGCTAATTCAGCACGTACTTCAGCTTCAGCTTTTTGCAGATCTTCAGCCGTTAATTCACCCGATGCTACCAATTCTTCTGTTAATCTAGTATTTGTTACAGTTGCACTGGCAAGCATAAAGCTCATAAAGCCCCAGATTTTATCTCTGATTTTTTGGATACAGATTTGAGTACCCATCTCCGGATCATAGTCCTCTGGGCGCAGGCAGGTAGAGGTTTCTGTAATAATAAAGTTATTACGTAAACGTGCAGTGACTAACGTAGTACGTTTATCTGCAAGAGTTACTGCTTTATAGTTAAGGATCATACGTTCACATAATTCAGGTGTAACTTTATCTTCAGGCATTTCAAATTCCATTCCAATAAAATTATCAGTCAAATTACGTCCAGGGCATTTCAGTGTTACAATCAGGGTATATGGTTCTTTCTTTTCAGGTGCTGCAGTTGTTTCTTCGTTTGTAGTTTCGGAAACGATTTCAGCGTCTTCGATATTAGTATCTACCATTAATGTTACCTTCTTTCATATTTTGTATTCGTTAAGAGTTCCATAGGTATCACCAGCTTCAAATTCTGCAACAAATGGCATTACCTCACATAAGGGGATTACTCTCCCATTGATACGCGGCTCTTCCAAGCAACCCTTTGCTATCTGTACGAACTCGTCTAGGTACCCTTCTCGAACTTCACACACAACAGAGTCATGTACTGTAGCACAGAATCTAAATTTATCATGGTCTAAATTCTGGTCCATGTTTACAACGCCTGCCATCATGAAATCCGATCCAGCCGATTGTACAGGGGTATTTATAGCTTGTCGTTCCGCATCACTTTTGAGTTTCCATTTATCAGATTTAATACCCGGTAAATACCTGCGTCTACCGAAGCAAGTATATGTGTACCCGTGCTTTCTAGCAAACCGAATTAAATCTGTTTGCCAGGCAATTAATGTAGGATAGCCCTCTTTAAATCTGGAGATAAGCCCCTTACATTCTTCAGGAGTCCATATACGTCTACTGCCAGCATCTCGACCTTTATCATTAAGGTCCTTAGCTAACCCCCATTGACTCATGCCGTACAGGATACCGAAAGATACACTCTTAGCAGCCTGGCGTTCGTCAGGGAAATTATGTTTGATATACTGACATAGTTTACGTTCTACGTAGACTTGGAATTCTTCAGATCCAGGCACAAGCCCAAGTTCCTTAGCTTCATTTTCCCATACTTTAACTGAAATGTCAAGTGAAAATGAAACATTCGCATTACGGCTGTGCATATCTATTTTATTCTTATAGGACTTAATAAACCGTTCCTCACCTGAGCAGGCACCTGCAATACGCAGTTCTAGCTGTGATTGGTCCGCGTTTACAATACACCAGCCAGGGCGTGCTACAAAAGCTTTTTTCACCTTAAACTCATGCAGTTCCTGGTATCCCGGGGCTGTCTTACTCATTGCAGATGGTATATTTTGCAAGTTGGCATCGCCTGACGAGGATAATCTGCCAGTTACTGTACCTACCAGTACAAAATCTGCTCGGAGTCGTTTATCCAATCCTATATTTTTTAAATAGCCATTAAAATAAGTAGACAGAAGTTTTTCAGTTTTTCTGTATTTACGCATTGTCTGAGTAAACTCAGTATTTAAGATAGACAATGCGTCATCATTTGTTGGATGTTCGGTATCAGCGTTATCTTCGTCTTTAGACGCACTAAATTTTTGAAATGCATTTAAAGACGGTGGTTTATACCCAAGCACCGTATATAAAACATGAGCTAGTTCAACAGGGGAATTCCAGTCAAAATGTCTATTCCCACAAAGTCTGGTCAGTTCCTTATCAAAGAAAACTACTAGTTCTTCCAATTTTTTACGTGCATCATCTACCCATTCTGTATTGACCAGAAAACCATGATGTTCCATTTTTGCCAGGGGGAACAGTGCATTCGTCATTACCCAGTGTCCTACAAGCATATTCCGCTCTTTTAGTGTATTAAAGAAGATATGGAATATTTGCAGAGTAGCATCTGAATCTGCACAGTTATATGGGGCAATCGTAGCCATATCAGCTATTTCCCATTTTGTTTTCAGCTTTCTGCCTTTATCATCAAGCTGGTCTTCTGTACCCTTCATATCAGTTTCATATCCGCCTAAATCGGTAAACTCTGCTGACAAGGGTTTGAGACCATAGCCAAACTTTCCTTTTCCTGGATTAAGCATACTAGCCATTAGCATCGTATCTCCAACCAGGCGTTTTACATGAATATCATTTACTATCTTCAAAAAGAAAATATCAAATGCAACGTTATGTCCACACCAACTAATATCTGACTCCATTAACTTTTTAAGTATAGGATAGTAGCCTTCAGGATCATCCTCAAAGGGTACACACAGCGCCATTCCCTTTGCCCACGAGAAGCTTAGGCAACGTAATTTTGGAGGGAACTGTGCATCAAATTCAGTCTTCGGGTGCAGTTCACGACCGTTGGTTTCAATATCGAATGCATGGATAATCTTTTTTAAAGTAGGGTTTGTCATGTGCCTTTCAGCCCATTCTTCAAACTCCGCTGGGGATTCACATAAATAATAATTCTCAGGCAGTTTTATCTCACTATCCTTAGAGAATCTTTCTGCTTGTCTAAACGCTGATTCTACAGAGCTCCATACCTTGATATCATCTGCGATATCAGAAGGCGAGTGAGTAATAATCAGTTTAGATTCACGGGTATGTTTTAGCGGTTCGTTAGGATCTTCGCCTGCTTTACGTGGTATTGCGATAGGTTTAATAGTAAAAACTCTGTTGTACAGTTCTTTAGCTTTACCCGTAATATTAAACGGGGTAGCGGCTGCTTTACCAAGACAAACAATGACATCCGGCTGAATATCAGTCAGCTCTTGCCGCAACCTATCCTCACAGCATTTTACCATTACTTTTGTAGGATTGCCTTCTCTGCAGCATTTTACTACCGAAGTCATATACACTTTATTTGCTGTGATATGGTTCTTCATCCATTTTGTGATAAGCGTCCGTACATCTCTGTTTAGCAAGCACTCCGGGCTTTCCGGAGCACCTACTAAAACCATTATTATCCGTTCTGTATCAGAGGTTCGGCGTTTACCTTTTAGTTCCATTATTTCAGGTGTGAAATCAGGAGAATTGGCATGCTTTAAAGTGCAGCGGTCACAGCCATAAGGCTTACGAGAGTTCGAGCCCGTTACACTCCGGCGCGTCCCGAAGGACTCCTGATGTAAGTTTGGAGTTATCGTTAAATGCTTCATCGCCTAATTTTTCAACTACTCCTCTCCTAAATTCTAATACACGTGCACTGGACCGATTATTAACTTTAATTACTTTGGTTGGTTTACCATTTGCATCTGGTATTACCGTACCTGCAGCAACTAACTGTTCATAAATAGTATTAGCAGTGTATTTAATGGGGCTACCAGTAAGTTGCATCCGCAATTTATTTACTTCTGCAAGCGCCTTACTTCCAAGGATATAAACGTGCTGAGAATTTATCCAGCCCAACCGCTGGGAAGTTTCCAGGTGTTCTGTACCATTACAGCCTAATCCCTCTAAATGGAAGTTACCAGAGTCAATCAAGTCTGCCAGGGTTTCCTGGAATACATAGCCTGCCTGTTCCTGCTTGGTGGTTAAATTCATGGTAGCCAAGATATTTGATACCCCGCGGTAATAATCTTCGGTCAAATCTTCTAGCCCTAAGAACTCTGCAACCAAATCCCAGGCAATGGAATTCGCTGCCAGCGATTCGCATACACGGCCGTGTACTGCTTTAAATTTATTTCTACGTTCGGCCAGCAGTTTTTCATAATCATGTTCCCGTATTTTTTTATTACACAGGAACTGGATGAACTTAGCCATCACCCCTGGTAATAATTTAGCATGAGCTTGCGCTTTTGTCAAATGGTCAGAATTACCTCTGCCTGGTATTTTAAGTAATAAAATACGAGAGATAACAGACGCTTCACCGGTAGGAATATCCTCTGCGGTAGAAACCATATTACCACGGATAAACCATGTTTTACGAGCAGACAGGTCAGTATTCATACGACCACGACCATGCCTGTCGCCATAACTCTGGATACACCCTGTCAGAGCTTTAGGATTTACGTCTATGCCCTTATAGTCATCGACTACATATAACATATCTTTAAGGTAATAACCGTTCTTCTCAATGGAATTTGTCGTAGATCGCCAGGTCTCAAAATCACCTGTTTTGAAGTCCCCAAAGAAACTTGCCATTAACCCTGTATATGATGTTTTATAGGAACCAGTCAAACCAACTACCCACAGGCATACGGGTTTAGCCATCGGGATAAAGTGTGCAAGTGGGGACCAGAATACATGAGCCAGATAGGGCAGTGTTATGTCATAGGAAAACACTTTCAGCATATCGTTCTTGATTACATCCCTAATCAGTGTTAAATCTGCAGGAGGTTCATCTAAACGATAATTTTTCATGTAGCCTGGGTTTGCTGGTAATTCCACTTTTATATCATCTAATGGGTGGAAACCATCAGCATCTACATATCCATTAGGTGCTAAAAATTTATCTTCTCGCCAACCAGTATGGGTATAGATATTCTCTTCCCCACCTGTTTCTTTTATTGGTGTCAACAAATTGCACGCCTCCCGTAAATACGATACTGTACGGGGTTTTATCCAGACACTGGAACCCAGGGCAGTAATAATTGCAGAGTATAAACGTTTATCATCAGCATATTCTTCAGGAGTAAGTTCTATTTTAGTACTCTTATAAGCCATGGATACTCGGAGTACAATTTTACGTTCTACATTATCATCACCCGCATCCAGGATAAGATCCCGTTCAGTTTCTAAAATAACATTAGAAATTGGTTCCCATTCTGATGTATTTTTATTGATAACGTTCATCAATATACCAAAATGGGCAGGATTTAAAACCTTACGATATTTTATCTGTGACCGGTCATCAACTTCTTCCATCAATGCTTCAAAAGATACACCTGCTACAGTTCCATAATTTTTAAGGAACATTTCTCTATCAGTAGCTGGGAGTTTTTTAGCATACTCAATAAGCTTTACCTTAATAGCAGCCTGATCTTCCATTGTGGCTTCCTGGGCCATATTTGCCAGCTTTTGACCAATCCATGCAAACGCAGGTCTACGAGAAGTATAAGCCTCATTAAATTGAGTAACATTGTGAGACGCGGCCCACGTAGCCGGGTCATCACCCTGTTGATAGTCTACCGGCATTATTACATACGTTTGGGTATGCTGTTCTGCTACTGTATAAGAGTAGTCGATACCAACATCATCATTATCCGGGAATAAATAAATATGAGTTTTACCCATATCTAACAGTGCACTGACCCCACTGGATAAATTTGTACCACCACTGAAGCAGTAGATAGGTTCTACGATATCTTCATCCGACTCTCGGGCACACATACTGAACAGTGCACCGACATCGAATTCACCTTCTACCAGTATAGCGTCATCTCTATCATAACAGCCCTCTTTAGTCCAGCTAAAATAACCAATGCGTTCACCTCTGCGTAATTTTTTACCCAGATACATTGTCATTTTATTACCGTCACGTTCTTTTAAAACATTGCGGACTTTAATGCGGCTGTATTCTTCATAGGAAGTTCGGTAAAAAAAAAGTATACTGCCTACAACTATCCCCTCACATCTGTGAGTAGGAATAAGTTCACTGCCCAGCAATTCGAGCAGTTCATTTTCAGCGAGCCATGCTTCAACTTCTTCAACCTTGGGATAATATCCAATAGGTGAATTAGGAATAGTACGAATATCTATTCGTCTGCCTGCCAGATAAGCACGAAGCCCAGCAGCGTCATCTGATGTTTCTAACAAACTATTGGTCCAGGCTAAGAACTTTGTCAGCCCATCATTACGCAGTCTATCTTTCACCTGCTGTTCTGTTTCTTGTAAATAACCTTTTTGTACTAGCCAGTAATTAGCTCCTGCTCTTGTCTCGGTATTAGGGATCTTCGACCGTAACACAAGGTCAATCAAGCCCCCGCCGATACCCTCTGCAAAACAGTGCCAGCGTTCGCGTCCCCTGGCATCTGTATAGATACCAAGAGACCGCTGGTGTTTATCAGTATGGAACGGGCAAAAGCCCTGTGCACAAGAGCCAGAGTTACGCCAATTAAAATTGTGATTTGGAAACGCTGTTTCAAAAGCTTCAACTAACATAGCGGTAACACTCCAGTTCTCTAAATTTTATCCGTATAAGAATTATACCTCATTCAGATAGGTTTTACAAGTGTCTTTAAAGGTGCACCAACTACATTGAAAAGATTTATTTGCTGGCCATATAGTAGAATTATCACACTCGTACAACCGGGTTTCAAGATACGCAAGGGTATTCATATATATCTGGGTAAAGTACGCGGTTTCAACTGGTGTTACACTGTTCCATACGATACGATTTTTTCGTAGGAAATTTAAGCCAATATATGCCCGAGTCCATTCCAGATTGTAAATCTTGGAAATCATTGATACATAAAGATTAAGTTGTTTACTCTCCTTAACCTTGTTTTTAGATGCTGCGGATTTGTTGGTTTTATGGTCAATAATAAATATCTCTTTTGCAACGGGATCATACGCCCAAAGATCTATTATGCCTCTGAAGTATGTTTCTCGTATTGGACTTGGATTATAACTTGCTCGAGTTAATTCACGTGTCCAACCATAGGGATGTTCTACTCTAAATTTCTTGATATTTCTGTTACTGCAAAATGTTAACCACTTATCTACAAAAGAGACCATATAAGGAAACATTGTTTTTACTTCTGCTAACGCTGCTCCTTGCGGGTCTGCCACTTTATACAACGGGTAAACATTCCCCAGAAATAACTCGGCCTTGCTTACTGAGGGGTTTTTATCTTTTAACAGTTCTGCGATTATCTCATGGGCAAGGCCTCCCAGTGTTAATGCAGGGCTGCTTTCTTTTATTCCCTCTAAATACACTTTCTTAAACTTGTATAAACACGCGTTTGCTGTATCGGCCCTAGAACTAGACCAGGGGAGGTATTTAGCCTCCCCCAGTAACATGTCAAAGTCGCCGGAGATAACATGGGTATTTGTAGCCATATCGCTTCTCCTCTTTGAATATTTATTTTATGGAACTCAAAAATTCCTCGTCCCAGTGTACTTCAACGTTTCGTCTGCTTGCAATAAAGTCTGCAAGGTGTACACAGAACTGTCCTTTATTACCAGGTTTCTGGTTGCCCCATTGCCCCATGTGAGCAACGACAAGCCCTGCCAGAAGATTACCAAACTTTTGATCTCCACGTTTTTCAGCGAATTTACGGATTTCTATTGCAGCAATGTTAGGATGGGACCGTTCGGTCTTACCACTTTCTTCTTTACCTTGCTTAAAGGTATCATGGAGAATCGTTGCTGCAAAGATAAGTTCCTGTTCGCCAGGAGAAAATTGCCAGTATTCTAATGCCGCGAGTTCTTTTGCCAACAGTGCTGCTGCTATTGTATGTCGGAGTAGACCACCATAGCCGAGAGAGTACTGAGGATGATATTTACCACTGGCACTAGCTGCTATACGTGCGAAATAGTCAGGCACTACATCTTCTAGAAATGCTAAAGTAAAGTCCCTAAGTTCCGGGTGTTTAATTTTGCCTGCTAAGTTAAGAAGAGTCACCCAGTCCTTATTCTCTTGTACCTTATCAGCCATGACAGATTTCCATTTCGGTTCTGATTTCTCCACTCATAGGTCTATTGTTCATTTCAGCAACAAACCTACATTTGAAGAAAGTATAAATCAAAAGGTCACGCAGGCGTTCTTCGTACTCAAATACAGACGGTCCTTTAGCAATTGCGGAAAGATGTTTTTCCAGTAGGATATCGACAACTTTAATCATTGCCTCCCACTGATTATCTTCATACATCTCAGGCAAATGCTTGGCAGCAATGCTTCGGATAGTACCGAATTCATCTCCGTTTACATTGTACGCTCCGGATTTAGTAGCGAATAAAGGAAGGATTTTAGTATCCAGGTATTCACGAATAAATTCTTCCTGAGTTTGTACTCGTGGAATTGCAGTTAATTCCACTGGAACCATAATATCCCCTTCACGGATAAAACTTTCACTAAGTTTTTTATGGGATTCCATTAGTTCTTCAGTTATTTGATCACGAGTTTCTTCATTATTCATAATGAGTATTCTCCTTTAGTTGGTTAAAAAAGTAAAAGTTATAAGAGAGGGGAGGCCGAAGCCTCCCTCAGACTATCAGAATGGAATATTTTCTCCCTTAGGATCAGAGTGGTCTGCATCTACATCTTCAATACCGAAAGAATTCAGCACATCAGTAGTCATACCACTGAAGCTGTCATTGGAAATTTCCGGGTTTTCGGATGCAGCTTTATTAGCCAGCATACGCTTATGATAATCCACAGAATTATCTCTCAACCGTTTAACTTCCTTGAAGCTTTCCATAAACTCGTCTTTTAATTCATCAGGAATCAAAGCTTCACCTGGTACTGGCGGAACAACATCTACTTTATAAACATAGTATTTACTGTTTATTTTGGTATTAGTTTCCTCACCAACGGAAATTTTGACTTTAAATGCAAAAGAAGGAGTATTACGGAATCTGCTGCCTAATGCTCTTAAGCCATTTTCAAGTTTCTTGGATGCTTTATAACTGGTTTTAGATAAGATGATACGGAAAAGTTCATGCGGATCATTTTCAGTAGCAACGACCATATGATACTGTAATTGACAACGTTCTGGTGCATCGAAATTATTGTAGATACATTTAGCACATGCACCATGTTCACTGCCAATATCCCCTTCAGGGCTATTATAAGTCGGGCAAGTGCATTCAATACTATTATTGCCCTCACCTCTCGGTGCAAATTTAGCTCTGCAGCGCCATGCACGCATTACACGTACAACCAGCGATTCACCTACAGGAGTCTTAGTAGAGTCGTTCATAAACATGCCAGCGTAAATATCTTTGTATTCACGGTCTTGAACTTCAGGAGTCATTGCCTGAGTTAATTTCAAGATAGGGATCTGGCTCAAATTCATTTCTCCGCCTTCTAAGCCGAAGTCCATGTCGTCTCCCGATTCTCCGTCTAATCCAGCAGTCAGAGAAGCTCCAAATTCCGACCCAAAGTTATCAGCTTTTTCGTCTTTTAAGAATTCAGTTACAGGAGCACCAGTTTCAGTAGTCGCATCTTTCAATACTTGAGCATCTTCATTCTTTTTAGCCATTTCTCAATACCTCACTTAATCTTTGTTTACCTTTGATTACCATTGTTTACCTTGTTAACCTTAGGCATACTCATTATACCATAAATTTCTCATCCATGTCAAATGATTTTCAGCCTAAATAAAATACGCCCTGGTAATTAAACCAAGGCGTATCATATATAAATGTCTGCGTAACAGCCTAACGCTCCACTCTCAGAGTATCACCAAGTCACTCCAGTGGCCGGGGCCACCTAAGTCACAATTAGGATTTGAATTTGAACTTATACACTTTAAACTAGGATGCTGAGAACGCTGAGGTACTGATAGACGTTTGATCTCACATACTAATTTGCTACATTTTGGTCAAATGGCACATTATGTTATAATGCACACACCTGATCTTAAAATTTTTATTGTATAAAAACAAGTAGGTAAATTTCGAGAGTTACTTCGCTAAACAGACATTATAAGTTTAAATCAATCGGGGATCTCTACCATAGTTATTGCATTGCTTTCATTTATTAACTGATTCAGCTCGTAGCCACAGAACATAGATTTCTTAGCTGCATTTTCTAAAACTTCTTGGTCAAATAGAGTTACAGGTAATGATCTTAATTTCTCTATATCTTCTGCAGACATGCCACTGCTTACAGCATTTATAGACTTATTAGTAGCATTAGCAAGTTTCTCAGCTTCTTCCCGGGCACTACTTAACGCTGATAATTTATCTGACAAGGTTTTATCTAATTTCTGGGTCAAGAGCATGGCCTCTGCAATACTAATAGTCCCCAGTTCATCAGTGTGGATCGTAGTTTCTAAATTCGATTTAGAAATAGCTAAGCTGATTTGAGTATAATCAGTAATCAAATCATCGAAACTGGCTAAAAGTTTTGCATACTCTTTCTTAGCTTCTAAATGATTAGCATTGATATCTTTATGACTAGACAGTTGACTAGTTGTTTTACTGGTTACATAGCCATATCTTTTAAGGCTACGGTTAAGATCATTCAATTTAATGAGAATGATTTTTAATTTTGTGAGAGCTCTTGCTACGGTAATTTTTGCCATTGTAGAAACCTTCTTTCTTGTTTTAATTGCTTATTTACTGATGGGCTAATTATACCACAGAGGAATTTTAATGTCAATACACAAAAAGAATTCCCCATGAAGTAGCTGGATACTCCACAGGGAATTCAGAGAGAATAGCAAATTATTGATTACATGTCTTGCGGGCGTTTTTTCAGCTTGTAAGTGTAACGAGCCGGTACTTCTACAGTTTCACCGGTACCAGGTACACGAGCTACACCAGCCGGGCGGATTTTTTTAGTCAGAACACCAAGTTCACCCAGACGAATGTTATTACCTTCATCCAGTTGACCTTTCAGAAATGCAATAAAACCTTTCCAGGCATTTGCAGCTTCTGCTTTAGAGGTGTTATTGGCTTCCGCCAGTTTTTCAATTGTTTCTGCTTGTGTAAGTGCTTTCATTAGAAATTCCTCTTTTCTATCATTTAGGTTTAGAGAATGTTTTGCAGCTCAGTCGATATCGATACCGTTCAGGTAATCCTTTTTCAGGATTGGCTGGTACAGTACCTGTAAAAATTACACCGACCCTTGGCAAATAAACTCTGTTTCGGACGTCTTCATTTAGATATTCATAAAAGTGAGTAAGCATATTATCATACCACCACTCTACTTCTTCATATCCTTTTTCAGGATACCCTTGCAGGAAATCATTGATGAAGACCTCTTTTGAAATCAGATATGGGTGTCGTACCCGACTATCAGGGATTTCATTTTCCATCCTTACGCCCCCCCAGTTTTTTAGCTGGCCTAGGGAGCGGCTTTGCCCCTCGAGCAATTTGGGCCATCGTATAGGCATCGTTTATGTCACTGTTAGAGTGACGATACCCCCAGCGTTCACGAACGCCCTTGATAACTTGCTCTTTGTTTGCGTTTCCGCTACCTGAAGCTACTTTTTTAACATAAGTCGGGGCTACTAAACTGTACGAAACTTTGTTCTCGCCTAAGAAAAATTCTACTACTCCGCTAAGCTTTCCAAGTTTAAAAGCATTAAACTCAGAGGCGAACGAAGCTCCTTCCATTACTACATAGACATCCTCTAGATTGTATTTTAATATACATTCAGCTAATTTGTCAAGTAGTTTTTTGATACGATCATGAAATCTTTCAGTAGGAACGCCTGCCTTGATTGTCATAGCTACAACAGGTTCATTAGTCTTGTTGTCAAGAATAACAAGTCCAGTCGAAGAATAGGATGGATCAATACCTACGAAGTATAGAATATTATCTATATTTACGTCTGTATTTTCATCTAAATATTCGACTGTAACTGTTCTAGCTTTTCTTGTGCGCGGCATTCTATTTCTCCTTCAGTTTCATTCTCAGGTGGGGCATCATACCAACCGTCACCAATCATCTGGATACGGAGGTAACGGTTACCAGCACGCTTCATCTGCGAATATTCACGTTTAGTAATATTCAGTGCAGCGCAGATCTCAGGTTTTTCTAGCTGGTACTGGCCATTTAAACCGAGCTCTAAATCTAAAAACTCGGCAAGCTTAGGTTCAGTCTTTCGTAAATCATTAACTTGCTTTTCTACATACGAAAGAAACTCTTCGTTTAGGTATTCCGTCTCTGCACTAGGATGTGAAGGGACTCCTATTTGATTATAAGCTTCCTCTTCCTCATTATCTGAGTCTACCACGTTATCTAAGCTTTTAGTTCTTGATGCAATGGAATTCAAGATCTTCAGTTCTTTTAACGTTTTTTCATTGATCCTTAAGCGTTCCATAATTTCTTCATCTGAATAGCCCATCATTATATACTTAATGAAATTAAATAAACGCTCTTTGGCATCTCTGCCTAATCCGAGTCCTCCTAAAGGAAGAAGTTCATTACGGATTTCGATATAAATAAATTTTAAGATCCAGTAGTGTGCGTAAGTAAGAAATGTACATTTTTTACTTTCATCCCATCGCTTCGCAGCTTCATAAAGCCCTACTGCACCTGCTTGTAAAATATCATCAGAATACCAGTTACCCTGGGTTATCTCAATGATCTTATGCAAGATATACCGGTAATGTTTACAGAACAGCAAATAGTTTCCTTCACGGTTACCTTTTCGCATCATCTGTATAATGCGAGCATCATCTACATCGGTAACATCCAGATCCTTAAGCTGCTTTAAAATGCTGCTATGTAAACCTTTTACTCGACGACCTCTGCTACTGTAACTATCTGTGTCGCCAGAATCTTCATTCTGCATCATATGAGGAGGCACGAGTGGAACATCATTCGGGAGAACATCAGTTCTTCTGCTCCTGCCTCTGGATTCTCTTTCTGCCATTTGCTAAACCTCGTTTATTAAGATTAGCTCCCTAATGGCAATGATATCATAGTTTTCACAGTTTGTCAATATCTCGCAAACATTTGTTTATTTTGCAGTATACACGCTACATTTTCTTCACCTCTTTTCTTTAATTAAAAAGAACTTTGTATTTTTGTCAGGAATAACTGTTAAGTTATCCCTATATTATACTTATACCATTTAACCCATTCCAAGCGACTCAAACCCGTCGATTTCAGTTAAATATTCAGCTTCTATTGCTTTACGTTCTTCCAGCTCCGCCTCAACTTCTTCCGGCATCTTTGGACGTTTCTTGCTTTTCGTTTTCTTTACAGTTATAGATCCACCTTTACCTAATAGGAGCTGCAGATCCTGTTCACGGATATACTGAGCAATAGTCTTTTTGTTCTGAAGTAATAACTGAATACCTTCGTCATAGGTATCCTCACAGATAAGATCGATATATACTGCTGTACCTGTCATACCAATGCGATGCTGTCTATCTTCTGCCTGGCTTCGTTCTTCAATACTGCTCGTATTTTCAAAGAAAATAGCACTGACAGAATTGGTTTCACATGTAAAGTCGTTGCCTCTGCATTCTGATGCTATCTGTAAAATAACTACCTTTAATTTGCCCTTTTTAAAGCGTTCCTTAACTATTTTGCGCTTACTGTTAGATACCCTGCGGTCCAGTACTTCTACCGAAACTTTTCGAGCCAGTAAGTATTCCTGCAGCTTTTTCAGTACGTAAGTATGACTTGCCCAGATAATAAAGGAGTCCGTACTGTTAGATATAATAGAATACATTTCCTCATATTTAGGGCTATCAAGCCATAGATACTCTCCAATATCAGTTTTTAAGAACCCTGCTGTTACCTGTTGTAACTTTTGGATCATGGCCACAACATACTTAACCGTAACTTCAGATGCACCCGCCTCGTCCACGAGGTTCTCTTCTGAGACCACTGAGTCTATCTGCGAGACCAAGTTATCATACCATGCTGCTTGAGAGTCATAGAGGGGAAGTTTGCGTGTCTCATATACACGCGGCGGTAGATCAAGACATTGTTCCTTGGTTCTGGAAAACGCTAGAAAGTAAGCACGCTGTTTAAGCTCGTCCATATTTTTATAGCCCTTGATATACTTGCCAAACGCCGCTTTACCATAATTTATATAACGTTCTGAAAATATCCACTGATTTGTACCGTAAACACTGGGATCTAATGCCAGAAACTGTGCAAATAAGTCTAACGGATTATTTACATATGCCATGCCAGTCAGTTCTACACCGTAAGGAATAGTCTGGCATAACTCTGCAGTAGCTAATGTACGTTTGGCTTTGGGGTTCTTGATCTTCGTAGCTTCGTCCATAATAAACATATCAAATTCCTGCAGCTTTAGATCTTCTTCCAGATTAAAAATACCTTCATACGTTATCATGGAAAACGAGAGCCCAGTATCTGGTATACTATACAGGGCTTTTTCTTTTTGCCGAGGTGTACCCGCTATAATAATACTCTGCGCTTCATCTGCGATATCCCTGACTTCTGTATCCCATTGGTACATCAAAGATCTCGGGGCAATCACAAGTACCTTTTGTACATTGCCTAACGCTGGAATAGCATGGCGTAACCTTGCAAGTGTAATAGATGTAAATGTTTTCCCAAGCCCCATATCGAGCCAGAGTGCACAGCGCTTCATATTCAGAGCAAATGCAATAGCTTCTTTCTGATGCTGATAGGGTACTTTTTTATAATCTATTACATCCGGAAGCACTACGTCACGTACACCTTCTCTCTGGGTACCCCGCTGCAGTTCATTAAGTCTACGTAATACTACTTTGCAATCTGTTACCCACTGAGCGGTTTCAGCGTCATCCATTCTAATATTCTGTTTAAAAAATAACATAATATCAATAAACACGGAGTAAGTAGCGGGTGCAGTCCACGCTTTTATCCGTGGGCTATATTGGATATATCTCAGTTTACCTTTGAATATCCCCCGCTCTTCTATCCGTGTCTTGAATATTATGGTATCTTGACGTTTAACAAGTTCCATAATATATTTCCCCTATTTTACAGTGACCCATCTTACAAAGGCACCATTTTCTACATTGAGATCTACATCTTTCGGAATAGGTTTACCTTCTTTTTTATACTCTGCTATTAATGCTTTAACCAAATCAGTAGCGGAATCCAATGCATCTTTAAGATTCCTGCCTTCTGTACTTTTATCAAAGCCTGGAATATATACATATGTTTTATCGATAGATTCAGTAAGAATCACTGGGTATGCTATCGGATCAATTTGATTTTTATCCATCACTTTCCTCCTATTTGTCAGTCAAGATAAAAGGAAGCTGGCCTCCGTTACCCATATAGGTTGGAAGTTTACCATCCCATTTATCAATTGCTTTCTCTTGAAGCACCAGTGGGCTAAGAGATTTCTGTTTCTGCAGTTGGGCTTCTGCCTCCAAAGTTACACGCTCTAAATCATATTTAGCTTTTAAAGCTCCCTGCTCTGCTACTTTTTTATTCTCGATAGCTTTATTGTATTCATCAGAAAAATCGTGGTTTGTAATCAATAAGCTTTTCACAGCAATACCACTATTTGCGGTTTTAGCAATAAAAGCTGCATTGATTTTATTGGAGATCTCAGCTCTCTTTTCTACAAATTCTTCGATTGGATAATTCGCAATAACTGAATTTGTAATCTCGAGCAACGTAGGTTTGATAAGGGTAGCTTCGTAGTTCACACCGTAAGTTTGGTAGATCGTACCTACACTAGCAGGGTCCAACGCATACAACAGGCTTACATCTACCTGAATCCCCTGCATATCTTTACTGGATACCTCAGTTTGAATTGCGTAATTCACGTCACGTACATTCATTTTAATAACAGTATCCACAAAGGGTACTTTAAAATTCAAGCCCTCATTCATAATGTTGGCGAATCTACCAAGCCGGAGTACCACGCCACGTTCACCGGTATCAATAATCGTAAAACTGGAGAACACTAGAACTGCGAAAATAACAACTCCAGCAATTACTGCCCCAAGCCCGGCAAACACTTTTGTTATATTTTTCTTAGGCTTAGGCTCATAGAGAAAATCATCATCCATACATATACCCTACTTTCTTTTAAGATTATTTTAATAGTCAGCTATGTTTAATTTTAACCCTTACAATACGCCGACCCCATTGATACGCTGCTTCCTTTGAATCCATAGCAATATCTATTTTATTCCCTTTTATTGCTCCACCAGTATCATGTGCTATACACCATCCAATGTCCGGCACATAAACCTCGCTTTGCATTGGGATAACATTGGGATCTACTGCAATCGTTTTATACGGGATAGCAGGTTTGCCGTCCGCAGCAAGTCCCGTACCAGAAGCATCTACCGGATCCATTGTCCAGTACGCTGTAGCTACCACATCCAGTACATAATAATCTGGCTTTTCTTCTGGTATAACTGCTAATCCCTGAGGCTCTTCTTTTTTCACATCAAAGTTAAGGGCATCCTCTACCGGCATTGTAACAACTTCATTCTGTTTATGCTGCGTATCTAATTCCCATACTACCACAGACAAAACAAGGATTGCAGCGAATAACAGTGCTAGAAAACAAGATTCATTAATCTTCACTATACACTTTCTCCTCTCCTAATTCTACCACACTATTAAACAATGCGGAATATTTATCAAATTTATGGTCTACATGAAAGTGTCCAAAATACCATTTTTTATACTTAAGCTTTGGACATATCTCAGCATCGAACCATACACTTAGTTCATCATCTTTTTTATCGTCAAAGCTGGGGCTCCATGGTGGCATTAAAGGTTCCAGGCTGGGCATTGCAGATAAAGGACAAGTATGAGTGATTACATAGTCCACTTCCCAGTTATTAGCTTCCAGATTCTTAATTGCATTGTCTTTCTCTGTCTGACTGGGATATTCCTGGGGCCACCAGCTTATCTGGGGAATACGGTGTTTTTGATCAACAGATAACCCGCCACCCATTGTAAATATCTTTTTGTCTTCGAGAGTATAAACTTCTCCACGCATTAAATGAATACAATGAGGACTTATTTTTTGAACTCTCCCACCAAACATTTCTGTTACAGGATAGCCCTCAATTTTATTAAAGTTTTCATGATTTCCATCGACCCATAAAGTCGTCCACGGAAAGGTATCTTCGTATAACCTTTTAATTAATTTTTCATCCGTATTAGGAGCGTTTCTTCCCCAGATGCCACCAAAATCCCCAGCTATGATAAGATAATCTTTACGGGACAGCTTTAAATGTACATCAAGTTTTTGTAGATAATAAAGCTTATCTATATCATACTCACCATGTACATCACCGCATACAAATATCATAATCATTCTCCTTTACTGTTTTTAAATGCACCAGTCAATCCGCCCAGGGCAAAGGCAGCCAGTGTAACTATTATAAAATGCGGAATTATCATATCTATTACAATGACTGCAAAGAATCCTAATCCATACCACATATATTTTATTGTAGTATCCATATATTTCCCTCCCTGTGTATCAAAACTTAAAATCATCAGGGCCTATGCTAAAATAGCTAGCTAATGCAATCCAAGATAACAATGCTAATCCACCTGAAAAAATTGCCACTAATAAAGTTTTTGCCAGAAGCATAAATATTACTGACATTATAAATAAAGTTGCCCAAAACCAAATAGGCAGTCCCGCTACTTCATCGAACCACATTTTGCCACCCCATTTTTTCGCGCCATACAATTAACTTTCCGTTTTTAACTTCATATATTTCCTGATTTGTACTGCCATAATATGGGACTGCACTGCTACGCATACTTTCTATATATGGCCCTATCTTCACATAATCCAAATAGTCTGCAAAGTCAGGAAATTCATCTAAAAACTTAATGTATGAAACACCCGTATACAAAATCCGTTTCAAGTTTTTTTCTTTAGCGATTTGATATACTTCTTTTACAGCTTGGAGCTGTAATAATGGTTCACCACCAGATATTGTAACCCCAGTTGTGCTTTCAGTAATATGATTAAACAAAGGCTCGATTTTCATTTCCTTACCTCCGTCCAATGGATGAGTATCAGGATTATGGCAGCCTTTACAATTAGCCAAGCAGCCTTGGGTTACCAGTACAAGGTTTATCCCCGGTCCGTCTGTTATACTGTCCTGGATTACTGTATTTAATCTAATGGTTCCCATTCTTCAACACCCTCTTGTTTGTTTTTCGTAACTAAAGCGCGTAGCTCTTTTCTTACCAGTACATCAAGGTCAATCATTTTATACCCATTACATTCCAAAGCTATCGGATAATGCAAACAGCAGCTCTTAATGGTTGCCAAGCTATGTAAATGCCCATGGATATTTACATCTGCTTCATGGAAGATTCGAGGTACATGAGTAAACAACATATCAATACCGTAACGCCTCATTGTCAAGGAATCACATGCAAAGTTAAATCCACGCTGCATATAATAATCCAAAGAACACGGATCATGGTTTCCCCTAACCAATATCTTTTGGCCTGGTAATTCTTTGATTATCGAGAGATACTTGCCGCCCCAAGCTACATCACCTAAATGAATAACAGTATCTTCCGGGGATACCACTTCTTTCCAATTAGTAATAATCAGTTCCTCATAATTTTCAGGCCTATTAGCTAATTTTATTATATTCCGATGCCCAAAATGGGTATCTGTAGTTATCCAAATCATAAGCGTCTCCTTCCCCATCCTCTACGTTGAACCAAATATTTATTTGCATATCTCTTAAACCTCTTATCCATTTCTTTTCTAAACTGAGCAGTTGCATAAATAATAAGAGTAGAATGAAATTCAGTGATCTGTGCATTGAATTTTTCTTCTTTTTCTTTTAAATTATTAAAATCCCTTAGTAAGTCAACCATTTTTATATCATGTCTACCCGGATAAGTTACAAACGCTTGTTCTACCTGTTGTGAATGTAATACTATTTTATAAAGTATTATTACCCAGAGATATGCAGGATCAATTCGGTTTAATACTTTAAGAGCTTTATTTTCTTTGATTTCCTTAATAATAAAATCTCTTCCTGATGTACAATTCTTTATAAGTTCCTCTGGAAGATACTTGAAAAGTTCTTGGGGAATACTAACTTTATCCAGCATCTTAGGAAGTTCTTCACAGATTTCTTCAAAGTCTTTCTCAGTAAACATTATACCACCTCATTAAATTTATTGGTAAGACTAGTATACCATATATTAGTACGATATACTAGTCTTAAACCGAATTATTTGTTTATAGTTATTCCTTACCTTGTTCTATTAAGGTTAGTGCTCGATCAATATATTCCAACAATTTCTCTTTTTCAATTGTAGGCGGAGCCTTCTCCTCCCCACTTAAAAGATCGGCTTTCCAAGCTTTTAAAATATAATCCTTTCCATCAAACAGTATATCATCTATTTTACTTGACCAAGCCTCTATAGCATCCAATAGAAGTTGATGCGAGAAAAATCTGGGTGTTTTCTTCATTACTGTCCCTGCACCAAAACCACAGGTACAGCATTTTATTCCACCAAATACTCCCGGAGCTACATCACCTTCAAAACTCATTATAAAGTGAAATTTTTTACCATAACATATAGGGCATTCCGTAATCCAAGTATTTTGAATTACATGAGAACAACTTGAATGTGTTTGTACCTCTCCTAAAACAGCCTGTATAGCTGCTTTATTTTTAGTTGCTTTAATATACCGAGTAAAATCTCTGATAAGTTTCCATTCCTCTGCAGTAGCTATAATTTTTCTCTCACTGCCTTCTGTGGTTTTTATAGTTTTTGTATTCGTCATTTTACTTGTCCTTTCATTATAACGCTTCTAAATTATTGAGTAAAGAATGTTTAATTTGTTTACGCTGCAGTACTATTGTGTATTTGCATATACCGTTAGTCAGTGGTGCCCAATGGTTGTAATATAAATTATATTTTTGCTTTCTTTAATGCAGGGGTTTCTTATAGAACTTTTTCCCATACGTTATTCCTCCTCTGATTCTTGATATCTCTTACATAACCTTGTATGCTCTTTAATAGCAGCTTGATTCATAATATTTTCCCAGAACATCTTATCGTGTTCCAGGTTTTTCTTCGCTGCCTCCATTGTGTCATAGATCAGACCTTGAGTATAATATAAATAATTTGATGCATAGTTATTATCAAAGTCAAGCCTTTGAGTAATAATCTCACCAGTGTTAGGGAAAAATCTATTGATATATCCATACCCATTATCTGTGATTTTATTAACAATTCTCCAGTCTACTTCATCCTTTAATATCTTTGTGAGGATAGAATCTAAAACAATATCAGACTTAGCCTCAGGAGGTACGGGGAATGCATACTCTACCCCATTAGGTCCCATTTTATAAAAATCGGGATCACCTTGAATTTTAAATACCGAACCAACTGCTGGTACAATATCACCCATAACTCTTTTCCATAGATTGGAATTTTCCTTTTTACCACTCATACCAGTCAATCCTTTCCTAGGATACTATAAATTGTATCTTTATGTACTACCTGGACCTCATTGGAATCTAATATATGACGCAGACTTAAAATAAATTCCAAACCTACAGTTGCTATTATTTCTGCTTGTTCTTTAGTTGGATTTTTACCACAAAATACGCGATTGAATTTATCTTCTACAAAAGGAATTATTCTCACTAGAAATTCAGGATCCTTAGCATAGTTTTCACTGATCCAATGTCCTAATTCTTCTTTCGTAGCATCAAAGATATCTACACTGACAGGTTTATCCTCCCGGGTTACTCGAATATAAATACCAGTAAAATCAGTTGCATCAGGGTACTTATTAATCATTTTCATCATCCTTTTCCTCCTCCAAATGTATTTCACGTACTTCTACTATTTCCGCTCCCACAATTAACGTATCGATCCCTTCTTTATTTAAAACTAGACCGCATCCTTTTGACATCGTACTAAACGTTACATTGAAAAGTTCATCGTCACCGCTAAAGGGCTCAATTGTTATGCCAGTACACTTATCAAAATATGATGCATCTACATTTTTAATACGTGACAATACCCTTAATCCAGGTTCATTTCCTGCGAAATAAAGTGTAGCATAACCAACATGGTGGGCATATTGAAATTTTACGCGTACATCTTGAACATAAAACTTATCCTTTTCAATTCCTACCAAGTACTTTTTCATAGGACTTTTTACCCGTTCATACCCCAGTTTTTCCAGATCCAACTCTGGAGCTTTATCAATAATGGATTGTATTTGTGTTCCTGCAGTTACCCCCATGCTGAATTCAGGTAAATTTTTCAATGCGTCGCCATCAATTATTTTCATTTTTAGTAATTCCTTTCTTATGCTCTTCTAATTCTCTTTTAATAATTTCTATATCTTTGCCATACACATTAGTAACAACTGTCGCCTGAGGTATGCCACCATGCATAACATAGTATATATCCGCCAAATAACTATTTGGTGGTTTAATTGACGCTAAGTAAAACGCAGCCTGGGCATACCATACCTGCATATACTCACTATTCCAACTAGGCATATAAAGAATATCACCTTTAAATATACAATTATCTTTTGTATCCAAATAACCAGTACATTGCCCTACAGTTTCAATATCTACCTCTTTTGCAACCATTTCTGAATAATCATCACCTATCCAGTTTGAGTACTCAACAATAAACGCTTTCTCTTCCTGGATTACCAAGAATCCATATACCCACTTTCTATTATGGATATCCTGCCCTCTGTATAGGAAGTTATTTAAGTTATTATTCATAATTTTAAATCTCCTTCGATTTCTAGAATATACTTATTTCTTTTCAATAACTCTACCCAACGATCAGACACATCGTAGCCCTGACGACGTGATAACCTGAAAGCATTTTTTTAATTGTTTTATACGCTTCATTTCTTCACCTCCTTAATTACTTCAATAGCTTTATCTGCAATAAAATTTACAGTATCTTTCATTACTTCCGTAGTTAATTCTTTAGCAGTTGTAATATTATTAGGTGTTATTTGCTGTGCGATAATCATTTTCGTTAGGGTTGTACTGTTAGGCATAAGCATTGCAACTATAAATAGTATAACAGATACTAAAAGTGCTTTCCGGGCTCTTTTATTCCATATCTTCTGTTCCTCTTGTGTATATATAATTGAGGAACCTTCTACTAAACACAGTATGCCCCCTAGACACACCGCTATCCATAAGATAAAGAATACTATAGCCACTATATCTATCTTATCAATAAGATAAATAATCCATGGGCTAATAATAGGGTCATCCATTTTTCTCACCGTCCTCGATTTCAATTAATGGACAATCTTTATGTCTACCACTTTCTATGACCCTCATATTCTCGTTTATACCCTCAATATCTGTACACCAAATATTAGGTACTAATGTGTTACCATCAATGTAACAATACTGCCCACTGTCATCTATGAAATTACACTCAAAACAATTCCTGGGCAGAGCAGGCATTCCTTTAATTGCTATTAACTTAGTCATTTCTTTATCTCCCTAATTATCTCAATAATTTTATCGTTGAAATAATCTACACCATTTTTAACTACTTCAGTAGTTAACTCGTTGCTAGCTTTAATACTATTAGGAGTTAAATGCTGTGCAAGTATCATTGATGCTAGTGTTCTACTGTTTGGAATCAAAGTAAAAAGAGAAATGAATATAATACTCACTATCAGGAAGATTTTAAATCTTCTACGCCATTCAGGTTTTTCATCTTCCTCGTAATAACTTGCTGTGCTTTCTATAAAACAAGCTACAGCAAGAGCTAAAGAACACAATCCAATAATGATTACCCAAGCAAGCACCCCATCTACGCTTCCAATAAGATAAATAAGCCACGGACTAATAATAGGTTCATCCATTTTCTTTATCCTCTTCTTTTTGCATTCTAGCTCCACACTTAGGGCAGTAATTCGCCAAGTTATTAACTCCAAAATTATTATAAATATGTTTATTACAATTTGAGCAAATCCAGCATCCCTGTAATGCTAAATGTTCTTTCCAATAACCCTTCTTTTTAGTCATTTGATATACCTTCTTTCTTTTCTTCCATTTTAGCCCCGCAGTTATAACAATAATGTTGTTCAGCAATATCCAACCCGCCGCCAAATACATCTGTTGCGGCATATGCGTTACAATTAGAGCAGTAGTAAGCACCGCCACCTTCCCAATGCCCACGATTTCGTTCCTCTACAATAGGGGCCTTGTTTATTAAACCGTGAAAAATGCTTAACGCCTGAGAAAAAAGAACATCAGCTTTTGCATAAGCAGTTAACTCCTCACCTGTTAGTTTCCTGTGTAAAACGTCTTTATCTATTAAGTTCATTATTTAATCACCATCCATAATAGCCCCGCAATTCCAGCAATATTTTTGTGCTTCCTCGGGTATAAAGTCAAAGTGTCCATCGGTTGCAGCAGATTCACCGCATACGGTGCAGCAGCCATTTTCCCAATGCCCGTGCTTACGTTCTTCTACTGTAGGGGCTTGTTCGACAAAATGCACAGCACTTTCATAACCCATTCTTATACATTCAAAAAATCCAGTTTTATCTGCTAAATCCTCTATGTTTTTTTCTAATTTTGCTTTTAAAGCTTCTCTATCTATCAATTCCATATTATTCACCGCCTATTTTAGCCCCGCAATACGGGCAGTAATTTAGTTTTGCAGTGTTTTCATCAAAGCGCATATTAAAAATACACTCGTTGAAAGCAATGATATCGTTATGTCTTACCCAATGCCCGTGCTTACATTCTTTTACTGTAGGGGCTTTGTCAACCCAGTATTCAGCACTTTCATAACCGTTTTTAACCCCTGTAATAAATGGGTCACTTACTGTGATATTATTAATACATTCTTGATATTTTTCCTTTAAAGCATCTGCATCTATTAATCTCATTATTTATTCCCCTTTCATTTTTGCGCCACACGCCTGACAATAATTGTCTTTACTATATAATCCGAACTTACCTCCACATACGCTACATTGAATAAAGTTGTTATACTTATCAGGTTCTAATTCAATCCAATGACCTTGCTCGCGTTCAAATTTACCTTTTGCTTTTTCATAACCCAACATAAATGCAATGTGTACATAGTTTACAAGTGGCTTAGTAATATCCGAATCTTTTAATAGCTGTTCTACTTTTGTAATTTCTGAGTTATTATGCATGACATACACTCCTTTCAAATTTTGCTCCACAGTTCCAGCAAAATTTTATTTCATCCCGTGTGACCGCTCCTCCACAACTTGTTTCTACTAACGGTTTATGACATATACTGCATTCTCCGTACTCAGGATACCTGTTGCCCCGGAAATATTGTCGTACCGCTGTTGTACGGTTTTCTTCAATAGGTAATCTATCCAATGCTTTAGCTGCAGAAAGGTACCCTAATTTCAAACCTTCAAAATAGCGCTCCCATTCCCCTACACCTTTTATAGTATTAGCTATACTCTGTAGTTCCTCTATGGCAGTTTCTTTACTTATCAATTGCATAGTAATCACTTCCCTTTCTTTTCCTGGCCTTCAAGGGGTATACGATCCGAGTAACTAATAGAACATGCTGGGTTATACTTGGTTGGCGGACTGGATGCAGTAACCCAAAAACATTCCGCACATGTCGTTGAAAAATAATAATCATCCTTAAAATGAATACAATGAGAACAATAACTTGTATACTTTATCATCCTGGCTCCCACCTTTCTCTTTTTGAATTTTACTATTCATAATTAACACCTCCTTTTACTAAAAAGCAGGAGAAGCGACGGCATTGTTTACTTCCCCCATAATACTTATACCAATTTAGGATAAATAAAAAAAGCCCCAGGATAGTCCCAGGGCTCTATTAGTTTTATTCGTTTGTTATAATCGCATCGGCTACATCATTGAGTCCCAGTGGGATACCCAGGTGAGTAGTTCGATCAAATAATTCTTTCAGCTTACCTTCATTGAAGTTGCTGTAGTTACTGAAATACCCTGTAATACGTCGTACACGGCGAATGTCTGTACAACCGCATTGCGGGCAGCCTTCCAAGGGGATTACTCCCAGATGTCCACAGCCATTACAGAAATCAATTGGGAAATTGATCGCAATGTATCCCGCATCTGCATCGCAGGCTTCATTGATGATCTTTTCTATCGAAGCAATATTACCTACAGGAGAAGCTCCCGCTTCGATATACAGGATATGGCCTGCATTTGCATATTTATGATACGGTCCTTCCAGTTTGATCTTCTGCTCAGCAGTTACTCTGGCAAATGGTGCCACATGGCAGGAGTTTACAAAGTATTCCTTATCTGTAACATTAGCTACTACGCCAAATGCACGTCTGGTAGCTTTAAGCAAGGTATGACATGCAGACTCTGCAGGCGTTGCAATTACTGAGAAATTCAAGTGGTGCCGCTCTGTACAGTCTACCGAATAGTCATACATGAACTTAGCGATACGCAGGCCAAGCTCCTGGGACTCTTGAGACTCATGCTGCCCCTTGCCGGTCAGTGCCATCAGGGTTTCATAGATCCCAATATACCCAAAGGATAATGTACCGTTCTTTAACGATTCTTCAATCGTTTCTTCTTCTGGTCGGTCTTTAGAGTTTAACCACAGTCCAGACATATTCATCGGTACATCTTTTCTTCTCAGTTTCTTTAAAATATTATAACGATGAATCAACTGGTCCTCACACAGTTTCATGCGAGATTCCAGGATCTCAAAGAATTTATCAATGTTTCCCTTGGCTTCCAGTGCGATCCATGGAAGATTTATTGTAACAAATGCAATATTACCTCGACCATTTGCTACTGCGGGACCATTGACATTTGACGCTATACGGGTACGACACCCCATATAACTTACTTCTGTACCATATGGCTCATTAAAGCTAGAGTCCATATTGATATACGTTGGGAACATACGTGTTCCCGTGACTTTCAGTGCTAACTGGTATAAATCATAGTTAGGGTCTTCTGGATTACGATTGATACCAGATTTTATTTTGAACAGGATATTAGGAAACATTGGTTGTTCTCCATGTCCTAATCCTGCTTCGTAAGCTTCCAGAATAGCTTTAGTGATCAAGCGAGCTTTTGGAGAAGTATCCATACCTAAAGTAATGGATGTAAATGGAACCTGATTGCCCGCACGTGCATGAAGGGTATTCAGGTTCCCAATAAAGCCCTCACATGCTTGAAATAATTCGTCGTAAGAATCTGAATCACTCAGAAACTCTGACATTTCTGTATCTATATTGTTTATTCCTATACCACCGAACTGGCTGTTCGCTGCACTTTGAAGTGCAATGGCAGCCAATGCAAAAGCTGTTCCGATATGTTTAGGCCTACGTAGATACCCGTGAGGCATTTTCATATCGTTCAGTAAATCACTAACTGCAAAGTTCAAACAGTTATACGTGATTTTATAGAAGCCTAAATCGTGGATATAGATCTGTCCAAGTTTATGAGCTTCGGCTATGTCTTTCGGTAGTACATGTTCTAAAGCATAGAACTTATTGACAGACTCTGCGATCTGTGCCATCTTGGATGCCGGAGAACACAGGGTATTAGCGTTGTTTTTATCTGTTTCTCTGCTAATAGCTTCGATAGTATTAAGAATATCATCCATCTGTTTCTTACCCTGTTTACGGGTATTACGATATTCGATATAATTTCTGGCAGCGTTTTTATCAAGTTCCATCAACGCTTCTTCTACTAACCGATGGATAGCCTCGTAAGAGATCATTGTGTTGGTAGTCATGAAATCAACTACCTGCTCGTGTACCTTAGCTGCTACACAGGATGCGATCTCGTCAGCTTCTTCCCTACTATGACCTGCGTCCATTAGTGCTGCCCAGGCAGCTCTGACGATCTTCATGGAATTGTATGGCACGACCTTACCATACTTGTTTAGTACTTGTAATACAAATTCTTGAGCCATTTCCTCACCTCGTAACTAAAAAAAATTATTAGAGTTAAAAGTTGGGAAGTCTCATTGACCTCCCAACACTATATATTGTACCTTGACTTTCTCCAATTGTCAACCTATTTTAGTTCACGTTTTGTATTACTTTTACGTACATTTGTTCTTGCATACTATATGTTGTGTTGCCGCATTTTAACACTATATATAGTACATTCAGCTTTTACGTTACTATCAGGTGTCATGATTCATTCGTGTATTCTGTAACTATCAAATTTTTTGATTCATTCATGCATTATGAAACTCTTTAATATTTTGATTCATTCTCTACACATGGTACTCGCGAATTATATGATTCAATCTCGTCCTTTGTTACAATCGGTATATCTGATTCACTCACGTTCTTTGTTACTATCGACACAGCTGGTTCATTCAAAATATATGTTACTAACTCGTAGAATGATTCATTCGTTTCTCTCTGATACTATCTTCTTCCATGATTCGTTCTCCTTTTGTGTTACTATTAGATATTTTGACTCGTTTCCTTTATTTGTTACAATCTTAGGATGTGACTCTCTTCATTAGTATGATACAAACTATTAATGTGGATCACGCGTTACAAATGTTACTATCAATTTATGTGGTTCTTTCAGTAGGGTTGTAACGATCAAACAAAATGGATCTCTCAGCCAATATGTTACAAACAAATTACATGGATCTCTCAGCCAGTCTGTTACAAACGAATCACATGGATCTCTCAGAAATTGTGTTACAAACAAAATACATGGATCACTCTAATTGAATGTTACTATCTCCACCCATGGTTCTTTCCGTCATAGTGATACAATCAGCCCTTATAAATCTCTCTTCCACATTGTTACTATCCACTTATATGGATCTTACAGTAATGATATTTATGCACGGCAATGCATAAACTTATTAAAATCGATCAATAAATGCACTGCAATGCATAAACTTATAACTTCTTTTTAGTAAATCATTCTTATAGTTTGGTACACTTCGATTTCCTGATTCATTTTTAAAAAATGTTACTATCACGTTATATGACTCATTCCCTCCGTTTGTTACTATTAAAACTTTTAATTCATTCAGATGTTATGTTACTATCCATTTTTTTAACTCATTCTCCATGTTTGTTACAATCAAATTTTTTAATTCATTCTTGTATTGTGATACTATCTGCTCTTTTAATTCATTTATATGATATGTTACTATCAGTATATTTAACTCATTCTTGTATATTGCTACTATCAATCCGCTTGATTCATTCCATAAATTTGTTACTATCCTTGCACATGATTCATTCTTACTGAATGTTACAATTGTACATTTTAATTCATTCTAAGTCTGTGATACTATCAGTTCCATTGATTCACTCGTATATTATGTTACTATCGAAGATTTTAGTTCATTCATCAGCAATGTTACTATCTAAATATATAATTCACTCTGGTTTTTTGTTACTATCCTTTTATTTAATTCGTTTATTTGGCATGGTACTCTTCATTATCATAACCCACTCATTTTTTATGTTACTATTCTTCAACTTGATTCATTCATCTTTTCTGTTACTACCTAGTTATTTGATTCATTCTCCTTTTTTTGTTACTATTTAAACGTTTAATTCATTCGGAGGAGTTGTCACTATCTCTCTACTTGATTCATTCCCTATATTTGTTACCATTCAATTGTTTAACTCATTCCCTTTTATTGTCACTATCGAATACTTTGATTCCCTCATATCTTTCGTCACTAATTCGCTTCATACGGGTCATTCTTTCCCACTTGTTACTATCTTGGCACTTAATTCGTTCTTCGTATTTGCTACTATCCAACTAATTAACTCATTCCTTGCGCCTGTTACTATCCCGGCACTTGATTCATTCGGAGGATTTGTCACCATCTATTAGCTTGATTCATTCGAGGGATTTGTCACCATCCATTAGCTTGATTCATTCGCTAAAATTGTTACTATCAGTTTACATGATTCATTCATTCTTTATGTTGCTATCAAGGCTCTTTGATTCAGTCACATTAAATGATACTATCTGTGTTTTTGCTCTACTTACTAAAATAATAATTTAAAAATAATAGGCCGCAAGATATTACTCTTACGACCTATTAAAGGGCATTTTATTTACATATTACTTATACCAGATCTTCATTGGGCCAATTGGGGATAGGAATTTCATGTGCATGGTTCAAAATTGCAATTGCATAGGGTTTTGGTGGTTTTTCCTTATGTTCCATTTCATACCATACACTAAACAAATGGCTCAGGAAAATCTTAACGGCATACCTGGATGCCCTTTGATTGATATGAGCCGGGGGCAGTTTACCCTGGATATACCATTTATACGCATCAGTATTCTTGCCAATATTATATTTCTCAAGTTTAGCCTTCGCCTGGTCTGCCAGTTCACCTTTTTCATTTCTTTCGATTTCATAGGCCTTACGAATAGCAAAGATTTTACCGTACACATCTTCTTCGTTGTTTTGTACTTTGATAAAACACTGACCAATTTTCCAGCACAGTGTTTTAAGTCTGGCATTATAGGGACGTTTTTCACCTTTATGCCATTCACGAGTAGGATCAAGGCCTGCAAAAGCCTGGATCTGACCTGCAGTTTGTACTTTAGTAATATCAATGTTAGCCATGAGCCCTGCAGAAATAACAGGACCAATACCACAAATACTGAGCATCCATTGCCCAATCGGTTTACTCTCTGCGTATACCTGAAGTACAGATTTGATATTGCGTTCCAATGTCCTAAAATTGTTGGCAAAGAAAGCCAAAGTTTCATGTGGTTCTTTGTTGTCTTCTTTCTGCAATTGACGAACTTGATTATCACTTGCTTTTCTATATTCCTGCATTTGATAATATAAGTCCACGAGATACCTTGCTTCCTCTTTGGATAATGTTGTCCCTGCATTTTTAATATCACGTTTTAATTTGTTTAAAGCCTCTAATTCAATATAATCACTCATGTTTGTGTCTCCCATCTTTTATTATTTTATTTTTAAACTTCCTGGGCCTATTATTTAGTTACTCCTTTCTACTTATCTTTGATTTGCACTGTTATCTCTGCACTCTTAGTTCCCAGAAATTCAAAATCTTCCATATCTTTGTGAATGTAGATCAGTTCCTCTATATCGTCTGTAATAACATATTCATTGTTAAAATTTTCCTTTTCAACAATAGTCCATGAATCATCTGCAAAAATGATGTAGTCACCTTCGCGTGCTTCAACAGGAGTACCAGATGGTAACGATCCCCAATATATACTTATGGAGTCTCTTTGTACCCTCAGTGTAAACGGGTAAATATCTGGATATTTATCCCTAATAGACACAAATAATTTTAAGATCTCATCTATGTCCTTTCCCCGTATTTGAATAGCTTTATACCGGGTGGCCTTAGGTTTAATAGTGTATAATGCTAACATTTTATACCATACCTTTCTTCTAATGTGAAATCAGACATCTTACCTATATAAGGTTTATGCCATTCACAGTCATACACAATATAATCAAAAGCATAAATAGTTGAATGTTCTCCGTTTATATTCAATGAAATTTTGTTGTTTTCTAACATACATATTTCTAACTCTGTTATATCATCAAATTTAGTTCTAAACCAATTTATTATATCTAGTATTTCACCTGGTCTATACTGAATTGCTTCATTTTTTGCAGGATTAGACCTTGGTAATTTTATAATTTTAGGCATTATTATTCATCTCCTTTAGATATCTCTCTCCCAACCTTTGGTTTAATTCTCTGCTTCTCCGCGCACTCAACCTACATTCTAATTGTGTAACTATGTTTTTACATGAATTGCATTTTAATACATTGTAATGGCCGCTTAGATCTGTCTTATAGTACGGTTCCAATTCCATCGCATTACAATATGGACATGGATACCGTTGAGCGGTTTCTTTTAAAGTTATAAACTCTCTTTCAACTTCTGCCCGAGTCAGAGTTTCCTGAGTATTAACATAATTACATAGTGTAAATTCATAAGATAAAATTTTAACTTCACCTAAATCATTAATCAAAATACATTTGTCTGGTGTTAATTCTACTTCTGCAATACTATTTGGAAGTTTAATAAAAATCTGTGCGTCCTTCCCGATCGAACTAGCTCTTACTGTTACGGTATTTGGAAGCATATCTACTAACTGGGATACATCTTGCAAAGGATCCTTTTCGGTAAGATGTACCAACTTCCACACTTGATGATTAGGACATACTACAGTGTCATACATTTTCAGGCATCCCCATTCCTATAAATTCATATTTTTCACGAAAATCATATACATTATCCCTAATAGTATTAGCTAGAACTCTAGCAAATCCCTCTTGTTTGCAAAATCTTTCTTCTATATTCAATACTTCCTTAGCAGTTTTAAAAGTCGTTGTATAAAATCCTTCAGGTGTAAACACTAAATAGTGATCAGATATTACATACTCATCGCATCTGTCATTGAGTACTAATACTTCTTCAAATTCAACATCGGATTCTTTGTATAATCTTGCAAACCCTGTGAGGTATTTGTTCTCAATTATTGTTTTACCCTGACATGCGATTTGAATATCATCTAATTGATCATATACATCATGCAGCAACATCAATAACTCCACAATGCCTGCCATATTTTCTGGTGTGCCCGGTATGAAAAAAGTTTGACGATCTAAATAATATTCAAGCATCATTTTTACCAACTCCTTCAAGTTTCTTTATCTTTATTCCATGCCCAGTCATAGTAAACAATATATGGCCGGGAACCTCAACCATATATGAATCTATGTCTAAAATTGCGTCACCATAGGATATCCGTATAGCTATATCACAATCTAATTCCCTGAAAAGCTTTACTATATCCCACAGTTTTTCTTCTGTTATTGGCATATAATGCCATTCTTCTCCATCGACTATCATTGTTCTCAGATTAAATTTTGAAATTGTTTTATCATCGAATTTCATTGCCTGATACCTCCTTTTCATCTCTAATGCCATAAAATGATTTAAACTCTCTGTATTCGTCCTCATTAAAATATAAATACTCATCTGCAGGAAGAACCTGTTCATCAAATGATTCTACTTTTTTTATCTTTTCTTTTGGCCAACCAATTTTATAAGTACCGAAATATCCTAAACCCTCTCGATCTTTGAAAAAGTTTTTTAATGTTATTTTCTTTTCAAATAAAGCAAGGACGTCCTCGATAACTACGGGAACAATGAGCCACTCTTGTTTAAAACGTATTTCACAGCAATCACATAAATAAAACTTCCCCTGTTTATCCTTACATATAAACAAAATAGGAACTTCATACTCAACTATACAATAGTCAAAATTTAGATCGCCTATTCCTGGAACATTAGTAAAATAAGGATCTGATATATTCATCTTGATCATACACCCCACCCTTCCTAACAATACAATAATCCTCACTAATATGAGAAAGGCTACTTCTCACATCTATTCTTTCCAGATTACCTCGATCATTTAAAATAAATAGTATATAATCCCCAACACATAGTCTAATATTTATCTGAGAATTCTTAGTGTCGAATATATGTAGCTGTACTGAAGCGTCTACACAGAGTATGAACTTTGCATCTAGCATAAACCTATAGAAACATTGTAAAAGTTTATCCGTATTATCCAAAGTAAAACGTAATGCATATATTTTATTAGGTTTGTACTGTAGTTCAAAGAATTTACTATCATCCATATTGTAGTCCCTCCTATTTAATGATTTCATATTTTTCTTGGAGATCTTTAGGGAATAAATTATAATCCAAAATACTAATGCTGCCATCTGACCGAAAATCAAGTACTATATACATACCTTCATATACCCTAATCGTCTCGTCCCTAAAGCCTCCCATGCTAAAGAAAAGTCTTCCCAGATGTTTTGAAATTTCAGTATTATTCCCGTGGATGATAAATAAATCTACAAAAATATCGACATTCTCCGGACTCAATAATAATGCCCTAATATCACCACTATTATGTGGTTCTAAGGTTACAGTAGCTCTGCTTTTATTGATATCTATGATTTTATACTCATTTTGAATTTCACTTAATTCCAAACCTATTTCTAGTATACGTAATTTTTCGCATTTAGTATCATCAAAATCATTATTAAAAGGGTAAGAATATACTATATACTGATCTACCAGTAGCATACAAGGTGCACCCGTGTATTCAATATTTAAGGTTGGACATATATATGAATAATCGTTACTAACATTAAATGTTATGTCATGATTTCTGAATAATCTGTAAATTTCATACATATTCTCCCCAGTATATTGCATTGCCTGATAAATTCTTTTTACTTTGGGTTTTACATCTATCAGTCCTTTCATATTACTTTACCTCCTCTCCAATGATTTCATATCTCTCCTGAAATTCTGTAGGTGATAAATCGTACTCTACAATGCTAATTGTCCTATCTGGTCTAAATCTGAATATTATATAATTATTTTGATGTAACTCAACCCCATCGCAACTAAGTTCAGATAAGTTAAGTACAAATCTACTCCCTCTATACGTCGAAAGGTTAGCAATGTAATTTCCAGTGAAAAACAAGTCTAAGAAAATATTTACGGTTTTCCAATTAAATGGCAATGCTCTAAGCCCCTCCATAACCGTTGGTTTTACACTTAAATTACACATAGGCTTATCAAACGATATAATTTCAAACTTATTTTGAATTTCACGTATATTTTCTGCTACTGTTCGTATACATACATTATCAGGTATATCCCGGTTAACATAATAAGAAAATATTATATACTTACCTACTGTTAAATAATAATTCGCATTATGATCTTTAATTCTTAAACTTATATTCCCATCCCATCCATCTTCAACCTTGAATTGTATTTCACGTCCATTGAATATTCTATAAATATCATGTATATTGTCCCCAGTATATTTTATTGCCTGATAAACTATTTCTACTTTTGGTTTTACACGTAAGATTTCTTCTAGATTTCCCGGACTCTCTTTTTTAGTTACTGAAGTTTTCATTTTTGCATTCTCCTTTCAAATTTCCTAATTTTAACTAAAATTTTGTAGTCAAATATTTTTACATATTTTTCTACAATATACTTATACCAATTTTATTATCAGGTAATAATTGTGTAATTTTTATTGAATTCCTCATAAAGCGAGATCTCCTGGGTCCCGTCTTCCATTTCTACTATAACATATTTCTCCGGGTCTATCAGTATAAATTCATCTGACATAAATACCCTTACAAAATATTTATTATTTTTATAGATTACAGATGCTCTATATGTAATTTTTAATTTCTTTAACCATACTAATGGATCAGAATTAAAAATAACTACACATTTTTCCTTTGAACGCATTGCAGTATACTGAGAACCTGCAGAAGACGTCTTTTTTAATTTCCGTGACTCAGATGCTGTATTGGCTAAATCAGAAATCCCATGTACAGCATAGAATAATAGTATCGCACAGATTAAAAATCCTATAAAACTTAACATAATGTTACCTCCTTTAGAAACCAGTAAACTCTGTTACTTTATAATAAGAGTCTTTGACAGATCTTGTTATGGACGCTTCCTTTATTACCTCAACGTCATCAGATATTATAACGAGATCCCCCTTGGCTATATGGATACCTGCACCAACTATTTGAAGTTCATTATCCACTACTGTTATTGTACACCCGTATATCTCAGGTATACTTCTTAAAATTGTTTCAAAAGTCTGTCCTGTAGCCCTTATCATAATCGCTGTATCCGATTTCTTGCATATGTGACTAACTAAGTTGGTTTGAGTACTATAAGCAAGAGTACGTACATAATTATCTGATTTACCTAATCTTATAAACATTTCTATACCTACTATACTAGTAAATACTAGTATATAATATAATACATACTCTAATGTACTTGAAATATCAACGGCACAATTGATTATCATCACGGTCAAAACTGTATAAACCAATATCTTTAATAGATCGGCTATACTAAAGTCTAAGAAATATTTAAAATTATAATATGCGCGTTTAAATTTAAATTTTAAGTTATCCATATTTTTATTCCTACTTTCTTCCCTGCATTCTTTTAGTGCCTTATGTAATAACTGATTCATTAAAATATATTGATCTGCTAACACATCCCACGTCTCTGACTTTTCCCTCATATTTCACCTCATAAATCCCCAATACTTTTCTCAATTATAATATATACAGAAAAATCTGCGTAAGAATAAATATGAAAACTATTAAGTACTATATCCTCGGGAACATATACAATATTTCTAATACAATAATGGGGATATAACCTTTCTGCTAATTCACGTGCAACTAAATCTACTTCTTCTGGTGTAGGAGAACTCCGTAATTGTACATATCTCCGTCTAATTAATTCATAAGTTTTATTTGCATCGTTTAATTCTACTAAAACTTTCTGCACACTTTTATTAGGTGTAACAATCTGGTTCTCATAATTATCAAAGGTTAACTTCTTTTTTTCAAACTCCTCAACCCTAGCTGCACGTTTCTCCAAATCCACGGATTTATTCCTTGATGAAACTGTATTATCCTTACATCCAATTAAAGTAATCATTGTAATACATAATAATATAGCTATTACTAAGCCCGCCCTTACTTTTTTCATTTAAATACTCCCCTCCAATCTACCACACAGGCTGTTGATATTGCTAGTATTAAGCACAAAAGTACTTTAATATCATCAAACCCCCACCCCAAACAACTTCCGCAATCTGAATAATGATAATTATAATTTGGGTGCTTACAGGAAAGTATACATGAATCCTTAATTATACAATGATAACAGCATGTATGGTCTCCACAGAAATTAGCACAGCCATATCTACATTTTCTAACTTTAAACAATTTTCTAAACAAACTCGTCATTTAAAAATCATCCTCCCTAATAAAGAAAGAGCTCCGGATAACCGGAGCTCTCTAATTATTTCTTCTTTGATTCTCGTACAGCTCTGCGTTCAGCCTTGATTTTCTCTGCACGCTCTGCTATCTTTTCTTCTAGAGTTTTTCTACGTCTGGTAGGTTTTGGGATTTCAATTTTAAAGCCAGATCCACTGCCTTCAATACCTGCTTTCGATTTCGTACTAGTACTGTCAGCCGCTTTTTCGCTTTCTCCAGTTCCTGCCTTTGATCTTCGTCCAGGTTTGCTCGCTTTAACTCGAGTAGAACTATCTTCAGATTTATTTCCGGGATCTTGCTCGTTATGTCCCAGTACAGATTCTTCCTTAGTTCTTTTAATTCTTTTTGATTGAACTGTTCTCGTAGAAGCTCCGCAGTCCCCACTATCCCCTTCTCGGCTAGTATGTGTTCTAACGCTTCTCTCATTTTTTGCGCTGCTTCCAGTGTTCCTGGATTCGAGACTATAGGAGAAGGGTGGGTAGAGGAATCCTCGATCGAACTCTTCTTTGGGGATGTTGCAGGCGAGGTGGATGGCTCCAGCCAAAAAGTCTGGAATGCGTCGTAAACAGCTTTCACATATTTTACGATTTTCAATTTTACACGCCCTCTCATCTATTTTGATTTGGAGGCTAAAGTCTCGTATTCCTTTACTCCCTGCTTTATAAGTTCTTCTACATATATGGCAGGATACCATGGAAATATTTGAGTCACTACTTTCTCCAGATTTTTTCTTACTTCTGGACTGTACGGGTTGAACTCCGGCAGCAGCATCGGTAACGACTGTATCAGCCTTATTACCAGCTCGTCGTCTTGCAGCAGGTACTCGGACGTCTGCAGTTTCACACTTGACTTCTGTGGTGTTTGATATTCCAATGTCGGTAGTGGTACTGGTTTTTTTGCTTCTTCCCATATACGTTTTCTCTCCTTCTCTTCCTTCGCTTTCTTCAAGCTAAGGCGACGTTTGGTTTCCTTGATGTGGCGATAAACAGCATTGGCTGGATTTGCTTTATCAAGGACTTCAATTTTTATCGCTGCTATATACGCCTGAAGCTTTTGAAGCAATTCCGTAGGAGGAACTTTGTTAAGCTGATCTCTAAATTCATTCTTCGTGTGCCCGCTGCCTGTCCGTACTATCCCACGTTCCTCAAGATACTCAATGAGATACGCGGTCAGTATGTCTATACACGTATTACATAATGGTTCTACCGGATACAATTTTACTCCGTTTATTGTAATCTCACTGTTCCACTCAGGGAACATCGTGTTGGTACGAATCTCATTGTGATCCTCTGCAACGCAGTATTTACGAGTGGTAGTCAGCACTTTCTTTGCCTGAAGCTCCGCTTCCAAAGCCCTAAATTGTTTAAACGCACAATGCTTACATACCTTACCTGCTATTGCATCTTTTTGACGTAATAAATTATGACATATCGCACATCGTAATTCTTTATCTGCAGGTATCACCGGTGCATCAAATGCCGCAGTTTCGGCAGCTATATGCTCAGTTTTTTCAGGTACAACAGCAAGATCGACTCCCGCTTCATCCAGATCCAGATCCTCGGAAAGCCCATCATCGCTAACTTCTCCCAAGTCATCATTTATCACTATATGATTTTTTGTATCTTCCATACTTAACCTCCAACCAGTTATAACCGGTTTTGAAAACTATAGACATGCCTCTCTTAGCTCCATACTTGACCTACAACATTGGTCTAGATCGTTTCATGAAGAAGTTATCCTGTCTCGACCTAAATCTCCTCTGAGGTGAAATATGAATGCTAGAGACACATATCAGCTCCCCGTCTTACTTGGAGAGGCGTTTACATTCCCGGCATAAAAATTCGTCCGGGTTTTTCGGTTTACTGGGGTCATCTTCTTTATATGATATCATGCGATTGCATTTTTTACACTTCACAATCTTGATCCTATTTTCTATCGATTGTACTACATCTTGCTCCATAGAGCGATCTTCTCCTTTCTTTTATAAGTCCAAATTGAGCACAAGGTTTCTCTTCCATACACGCACCATGTCGTACGCATTTAGGATAAAAGAACTTACTAAGTTCTGGCTCTGCTTCTGCTACTAAAGTCACCATCTTGCGTGTAACGTCCCGAATCTCCCACTGTGCATGACTGCATAACCTTTCATTTGCCAGGTTTATCAGTGCTTCCAGGGTAAACGAGATATTCATTGCAGTCTGAGAACCTTGTCCAATAATATAACGGGCATCTGATCTTGGAATCTTGTATTCCTCTATCAGTATATTATAAACCTCCTTGCAATGCGCTTCCGCCTCGATAAATAGATCCCTGGCGTCTTCGTTTTGAGCTATACTCTCGGGCATTACATACTCCTGGCTGGTATCTAAAACCTGGAATACCCCTGATGCCTGATTGATAGCCACACCCACACTATGCCGTACAAGCTGATGTGAACAAACACGGCTGCACCCATCTACCATAAATCTAAACATAAAGTCTCTGCTTGCTGAAAAGTGACCCGCATTTATTACACTAAGCCCTATGCGCCTATATACATTCTCAGTTTTCTCTTCGCTGCTTTTACAAATATTAGCAAACCTACCCACTCTTGCTAAAAAACCTTTAATCTCGTCCGCATTCTTCAATATTACCGTTGCACTCATGCTCTGTCAGCTCCTTCTCCCTGCAATAATAAGTTGGAGGCCTGCCTGCTGCATACTCCCAGCAGTACAGACACCTCCATTTCACTATTGTCCCAGGTTCTTTTATATCCCTATACTTGCAGTCGTTACACCATTCCATTTTACCTGAACAGACTCTTTACTGCCTGCGCTCCTTTGACAATTAAATCAATTAAATCATTACTGGCCTCTACTTTAGTACTCGTGTTATTTTTACTCGCTTTAAGTGATAAATCACAGATTACATTGTCTGACGCTGTTTCTACAGGCACTTCATTTTTACATTGCTCTTTTTCTCCTGGCATCCCTGCGTTCCCTCTCTTTCTTTTTATCGATGGTCCTAATATATGCTTCAAATCTCTCATCTTTATGCCAATTGTTAATTAATGAATTTCTTTGAACTTTTTTGCTGATTTGCTTTTTACTCATAGTTATTCACCTCCATATATACGCGTTATTATATACGTAAAACAAATAAACATTACACACCAAACTATACACTCATATATATTCATTTCCATTTCAATACTATCTCCTAATATTATTTATTACGCTTCTTTACGCAATCTGCAATACTGAATCCCCCCCTGTTTTTTGTATCATCTGTTACAAGTGTTACATTTTCTACTGATTTTAAATTACGCAGATATTCTTGCTCCCGCTTTTTCGTCTCTATGATACTCTTCTTTTCCTGTAGGCTTAGCTCTGCGTCCTTTTGTCTAAACTGTTCATAAATCTCTTTCTCTCTTGAACTTAAATCATTGAGTTTCGATTTGTCCTCGAAAAACAATATCCGCTGAGGAGTCCATTCATTTACCAGAAAATTATTGTAAAATAATTTCAAATACATCTTACATACATAACAGGCATTGATCACCGCTACTGTCGCGGAAGTCAAGCCCGTCAGATATAAATTGATGCCCGTGATACCCTCGGCTTTCCAGGCTAGCAGTCGTCTCTCTGCCGCTTGCTGGAAAGCAATGAAGTCAAGGGGAGACCATGATTTGTCCTTACCAAATACATAGTCCGTCACATAATCCGGAAATAGATGTCGGTCCTCAAACAACGCCACATTCTTAACTACCATCATTCTTAATACTCACCTCCTTCCAATACAACTCCAGTAATAAAATATAGGTAATTACTACCCTATTACTTATACCTCTCAGCCAATCCTACGCAGGTAAGAGATAGCCGAGGTATTCAATGCAGCATAGGATTCCAGGATATTCTTCAGCGTCTCACACATATCATCTGTTACAATGATCTTGGATTCCAGCAAATACTTTACTCTTGAAATACTCATCTTATGGATCAGCAAAGCATCGTTGTCTTCCTTGTCGACCGAGTGTGCCGCTTCATACGCATCGTACACATCCTGTAAATATTCCTTACAGGTTCTTAAAAGTAAATCCCCTGCTTCCAAAAGTTCCGTAGTCATACCCAGGACACTCACAAGCGTTAAATCGTTAGCATTCTTAAAGCTGTCGATCTTAGCCTGGACCGCTTTACATTCGTTGTTTATAGCCGAAGTAATAGCATCTAAAAATTTATCCGTTTTAAATACCTCGGGTACACATTCAGTAACCTGACGCAGGTTAGTCATTGCTAAAAAGCTTGATACCGATTTTTCTTTGTTATATGTAAACGTCCATACAAGTCTGTTACCTGTATACTTACACGCAGGTAAACTGAGAAACTCTGCTACCCCCGGGTCTGTTATGCATACATCAGAAAAACAAATTTGGTCAGTGCTTCCTGCTACAATACTTCCATTCAGTAAATGCACATTCAGCATAAATGTACGCGGAGTTTCTCCTACGTCCAGATTAGTTTCATTGGTATTTGATATTACCCGAGCATACTTGAATGGTGCAAAATCTGTTAATACGAAATTTCTTCCTGTATATTTACCTGTAATTATTGTTCCTGCTTCTTTAATCGTTGCCATTATAAATTCCTCCTTTTGTAGTAATTATAGCATACCTAGTCGCATTAAGTCAATTGGTCCGAAATTGTATAAATTGTTCTTTTGTATTCCATACTGATTATCCATCCTATGTTCCCCTATAGTAACATATCTTGTGTAAGCCTCATGATAATAATACCATGCAAACTTTGATACAACAAAGGTATGCAAAGCTGAAATATCAATATAATTTACTTCTTTCTTAATAAAATAGTTATGCAAAGCTTCTGCAACCTCAATTATTTTATCCAGTATTTTTAGGTCCTCACTTTTATCAGTTCCTGTTATAACCATATTATCATGGTTATATAGTTTCCTAAACTCCTCCATGATTTTACTAAACCCTTGATCATTCCCAATTGATATCCCTGAAAAGAAAATACGAATGAATTTTTCATACAGGGTAAATGGTAATGATTCTACCAATTCTGCATCATGGTCGCCCATATACGATAACGCAGTATAGTTTCCGCCAATAAAACTGATACAACCTCGCACTCCTGTAGTTTCACTATGCAGTATTTCAAAAAGCGTATCATAAAATACCTCTAAAAACACAGCAAAATCTGCATTAGTTGCATACGTTTCTTTGCTTTTTATTTTCATTAATTCAATCCAATTTTTAAAACATTTTAAACATAGATTTTCATAAATACAAACACTAATTAGGCCCTCTATAATACAATAAATAGCTACATTCATACCTGGGGGTTTATTGTCCGCAGTTATTCCTCTACTTAAATCATTTAGCAGCATTTGACATCCATCGGCATCTAATATTGCATTATAGACAGAACTTCCATCTCTATCAGTATGATTAAAGTTATAGGCAGAATAATCTCGATTATATAGATATTCCAAATTTAGTGTATATACTTTTAAATCTGGGCGATCACAAAAAATTATTTCACGAAGCGCTGGCTGTAAAAATATGGTATCTCCATTATCCCTTTCTATTACTATATTTTCTGTTTTCAATGCTTCTATAACTTCAGTTATTCCCAAAGGCAAGTATACACCAGCGTCGTCAAGTAGCTCACCTAATTCCAGTATTTTGTTATTAAGTCCTACCAGTTCAGATTTATTGAGCGAGGCATCTAATATATCAAAAATCTCAGGTAACGAAAGATCCTTATTTAAAAATTCTTGGATACGGTGCTGAAGCATATCAACCCGGTCAAATATTAAAGTATCTTCCTCTAGGTTAAAATACTTGCACAGATTCTTAGATGTATTATTTTTGGGTATACCATCGAGTTTGAATCCCCAATAAAATGGTAATACACCTGTTATATTTATTATTTCTGGAATTATCTTTAAGCTTAAACGATCAACTATAGTCGAACTATCTACTCTTCTTTCAGTTATAAATGCTGAACTCAGTGTCCTAGTCTCTACAGGTGATGCTACTTTATGTTCCCATTTTTGACCTTTATAACTCATATGTAATCGGCTTCCCTTCCCAGCCTTTTAGAGAAGAAAACCCATCTGAATTATCTTCCCATGACTGCAATATTTTTAAATAGTACGCTGGAATCTTTTGTAATGCCATTTTTTCTGCTACCTCTCCTATTTTATTAAATATCTGTAATATATCTTCATTACCACTTACTAAATCGTTTTCAATAGCCCATTTCTGAAATCCTTGACACGCAAGTCCTAAACATAAATATTCTGATCTAATCCCAGTTATTAACAATGTAAGCCATGATCCCAAGTCAGCATCGGAACAGCCATACATCAAATAGTCTTTAAACGCGTATTCCGGGAAACCATAAGGTCCATTAATAAAATCCCTGTCTAGCGAATACTTATCAAAAGACAACATATATGCTTTAAAAGCTTTTTCTAATGGTATTTCTGCAAGTTTCTTTGATTTTTCTTTCATCATCAAAAGAGATGCCGGAATATTTGCATGTACTGCTTCAATATTTAACTTGAAAAGATTCTGATAACACGGCATATCTTTACCATATAACTGTTCTGAAGAAAACAAATGCCGTGTATTTATATCTCTATATTCTGAGGCATAACGTTTCTCTACAATTGCAGTATAATAATACACATGTACACTTTTTCGATAATCACCTTCTATATACCCATATAACCTTAAAGTGTTAGCATTATATCCACGAGATTGGTTCCATATAGGAACATCTATTGAATACCCACCACTTAAAACACCAGTCTCAACGCAGTTCAGAGTCCTGAGTAGTTTAATTAAATATGGCTGCCCCAAACACCTCGGAGTACCCATCTCAAAACTATCACTCCCCTCATCCACACTTCCTAGTGATATACCTGTAGCATTTGTTAAAAATCCCTGTTGTTTTCCTGCTACCCGACTTATTTTTCCTAAAATCTTCCATAAATAGCGAATAACAGGGGTATAATGGTTAAGTACTCGCGGCTGATTAGCTCCTAACCGAAGTGCAGTTATTTTGCCTGGCCAATAAGGTTGATGCTCTTCCCGCCGTATAGTTAATCTTAAATCATTAAGTTCATCCAGATTTGTTTGGTTAATGAACTCATATCGAGTACCTTTAGTTTTTGAAAACCAAAAATTACCCCAATATCTATATCCACGTGTACCCATAGACTCCCATCTCATACACATTGAAAACATGTCCCGCATAATACGTGTCATGTTTGAATTCCGTTCCGCATCACGCTGAAATAACTCCGGTGCAATACCAACTGCACATCTGGCAGGAGTAAGCCGGGCTTCAAAAAACTGTTTTACACCCATATACTCTACCCAATCATCCGGCAACGTACCCCAGTAATCCATAAGTTCAACCTTCCGCTTTTCCCTGCGCGAAATTAATCTGGAGTAGATGTTCGCTTTTAATCCCAATTGAGTCATTGCATATGCAAAAGTATTATAAATCAACGTAAGCTCACGGGCTACCATTTCTATATCTTTAGTTTCTACTGCAGAACTAGAATATAAGAGTCTCCCCTGCATTATATAGTTCCTCCTTTATTTTATTTCGCTCTATATGAGAATAACATCGTAATTTTAACCTGAAACGATCAATATAATTCCGATTGAAAACTCCTCCTTTTTCATCATGTAATATTACTTGCGGTAATCCCAGAGGCCTATGCAAATAGGTTGCAAAGTTAAAATTTCCCTGTACTAAATTTAATATATCCCCTATTACACGTTCCCCTATTTCCAACATTAAACTCAGAGATTTTAATTGTACCTGAAAAGAAATTGGATACACACCAAAATCAGTAGAAATAACATTTCTTTCAGCACAAAATATATGAGTTAAACTACTCATAGCATCAAGGAATTCAGAAATTACCACTCTATCTTTGCGGGTAAGAGCTAATCTGTGGGTAGTTATATCTGTATATTTTCTCGTCTTTTTCAATTGCTTGATTAATATTTTATATAGTTCAATCCTATATTCCATGGATATATTATTTAAAAGCCTTAATATACTTCTAAAACCGTAAATTAACCTCTCTCTATAATAACTCCCGGAACAAATCCCGGATATCTTAATCGTCGTAAGAGATTCATAACTGCGTAGCGTATTTTTATAAATATTATCTAAAATTCTGTGTAAACTTTTAATAATAAGTTTTAAATCTATAGCCGGATAAATAATATGGTCATAGCTATTTAACCTTGAACCAATCTTATTACCAAATAGCTCATCTCTGTTATACACTCTATAATCGCCAAGATGACGAAATTCATCTAGTTCAAACTGAATATATCTGATCATGCTTTGTACCACTCCTTTATATAATATAATTTAAATGGCTGGACCATTCTGTGCCATATTTCATATCCCATTTTGTTATGCCCTCAATGTACTCAGATAAAAACGACCAGTCACCCAGCCATTCTGGTTTATCATTGGGCAACATATACTGTTTCTGAATCCCCTCTTTGTACCAGGGATCATTAGCTAAGGGATTAAATGTGTCATCACTCCATAAAAATGGAATACTATTTACTTTTGGCATTTTTTTATGCATTACTTTTACCTGATCTTCTTTTACTAGTGCAATGGAAGTCATCCTGAATCCAACATCTGGGCTATAGTATTCAGACATTGTATTATTATTACTTAAATTTACAACATGACCATATCTGCAATTCAATTTGGGACCTCTGTTTCTGAATGCATCAAGTGTAAACGAAGGAATCATAGGGAAAACACGGTTGCACAAAGGTTCTCTATGCGTAAAACTATTATACAATTCGTGTGTTAACCAATTTAAAATAGCTACAAACTCGCTAGGCGACGCATACGCCAGTTGTACTCTACTATTTCCTTTAGAGAAACTCTTTATTACACGATAATACAGATTTGTATAGATACCCTCAGCAAAACTACATAAAGAGTTTAAAACATTGAGATCTTCATTTAACATTTTCCGTAAGTCGTTAGACCACGTTGGACCTGGGATAATAGGATTATCAAATATATAATGGACCTCCTTTTTACCACGATGATTCTTCGCGTATACAACATTTTGTCCTATTTTAATAGAATACGCTAAATCTAACCATTTGTAGTATAACCATTCCTCCAGTGCTTTTACATTGTCAGGACAACGTGAGTCATTGAGTTCTTGGAGTATATTAATAACATATAAACGAGATAATAAAAGTATTCCATATAAAGACTTAATTTTTCTCATTAAATTATCTTTAGGATAGGGAACTGCATCCGCGAAAACATTGTACGAAATCACATAAAATATTTCAGTGTAACTATTGTTTAAAATCCATGATCCACGATCAACCATATAATGTGTTGATTCCTCCGTCATTTCATACATTCCTAAAATATTATATATTACATCTGAAAGGTTAGTATTGCCTATAAGCAGATATCCATGAGCACATGGCATACTATATTTTCTAGATTCTAATTTTTTTATGCTATTAGTTGACCAATCATTATGAATATCATAGGGTGTAATACTTAACAGAGTTTCCTTAAAATCGATATCCCTAAAATTAGAAATTGGTAAATCTGCTTCCCTAACCACATACATTATATTACTTTTAAGAATCATTGGTGTCGCTAGAATATAAAATAAATAATACATGTAAGATAGTTCATCTGGAAAATAACAGGGAATAGATAGTCGACTACTCCAAAAAAAATTTACTTTACTCTCATTGCGTTTAAAAAGTTTTTCCAGTATCTCCCTATATCTGGGTCTACCATCTCTGATATATATAAAATCAGAACCCCTACCAAAATATAAACGTGTAATCTTGGAAGCAAAACTGTTATTATTATTACTATAATCCCAGTGCTGATTTAATAACCGTAATATTTTTTCGCTCTCATTCATAAATACATCTCCTTTTCTGTTAAAATATAGGCAGTTATACAAATGTCTACTACCATTATACTTATACCAGCCACTGAAATTCATTTTTTCCCGATGCCACCGACATAAACATCAAGTGTAGACACTTTTATGTCGATAAACTAGCAGAATAGGAATGCTTGTCTACACTGTCTACAAATCATTTCTAAAAAGTGTAGACACTTTTTTGCTTATAATATAATATAAATTATTTAATTGTCTACATGTCTACACTTTTTTTAAGGTAGAGACACATGACGCGAGATTTTTTACATGTAAATAGTGTATACTATATATAAATAGTGTATACTAAATGAAAAATAAAAAATGGAGATATATATAAGGGGGTCTACCCTGAAAAAAGTGTAGACATGTAGACAACGTGACATTTCGTAGCACCACGTCCTCAAAAAAGTGTCTACACTTTTTCAAAAAAATTTGTAGACAGGTGTAGACAACTTTGTGAACTATTTGTGAACTTTCTAGGTTTAATGCTGTCTGGCGGGGTGTAAAAACCTGGGAGCAAAGTGTAACCACCGATGGCATCAACAGAATTAGAAACCTCCCGAGTTTTCTGTTTTTAGACACAATTATTTTGCACTATTTTCTCGGCGAAAAAGTGTCTACACTTTTTGAAAGTATTGTGTACTCAGCGTTTTACGGAGGGAGGCATTGTAAAACGTCGATAAACATGGCTATTTAAGAGATATGGACATTTTAAGAATCCAGTGGACACTTTAGGTTAAAAAGTTAACACTTTTATGTAAACTGTATTAAAGATTGTAATGTTTACAACTTCACAATTATTTCACATTTGTGTTTATCAACCAGACATGTGGATAACTGTGTCCCATAGCATAAAGCAATGGGTCTCGTTGTTTTTCATTGCTACTCCGAGTGTAACATTTAATAAAAGTGTAACATTTGTTACATTGTTAACCTGTGGATAACTCATTTTCAAGGTTTACACTTTTTATCATTTTTTATCAAAACAAATGTCCACAGGTTCAAAATATAACAAATATGTCGACGACATGCTGTGAATGATGTGTAAACCTGCTACCATTTTACCCTGTGGATAAGCTGTGGATAAGCTGTGGATAACTTTCAAAAATCTGTGGATAAGTACATTTGTTTTTCACTGTCTAAAAATCATTCCCAAAAATATCCACAAGTTATCCACAGAGTTATCCACAGGCAACAGTGAGTCACCATGCGGTCTAAGACCACTTATCCACATTATCCACAGCCCCTACTACTACTGCTTTTAAAAGATTATATATTTTCCTAGTAATAGAAAACCTTACACACGTGCGTAGGTTCCAAAAACAAAAAACTTTTTGATTTCGCAATTTAGGTTGACTTGGTTTAGGTTCGTATGATATACTTTAGGTACAGCTTCTGGAACTCCCCTTAACACCTGGCTGTTTTATCCAAAACTTTAAATATGAAAGGCGGTAAGATCATGACAACCGAACAAATCACAAACATTGTACCAGACATTATCACAGTATATGGGCTCACGAAAGTCCACAAAGATCTCGTTGAAAGCATTACGGATGAGGGTACTACGCTTTTACTGACCATTAAGTTTAACGATGCCCTGATGAAAATCCGTATCCTGAAAGATAACCCCAATATTGGTGTACGGGTTGACGACCATACTGACGAGGTGACTCTGTAATGTCAGAAAACATTTTAAACAAATCTAAAGAGGATCCGTTTGCTCGGCGTAAAGGTCCTAAAAAAGAAAGCACTTCACCTGTACAGAATATCAACTGTACTCCTGATGGACTGGGAAAAGTCAGTGAAGTTGATGATACTCTTCATGACGACCTTAGTAAATTAGAAGGCCTGGTTCCCCAGGAAGCTTCTTTGGATGAAGGTTACAATAAGATGCTGGCTATTATGGGAGTAGATCCTAAGAAAGCAAAAACAGCTCAGGCAAGTATCTTAAATACTCCGCCTATAGAAACGGTATCTGATCCGATTGGTACTGCTCTGGATGGTCCACGTATGACAGATCCACAGACAGTTAAAACTCCTGAACCTGTGAAAGAGGAAACTCCTACTTACACAGACGAAGAACTTCTTCCGTACATTGATGCTCTGTTTACCCTAGGGTACATTACAGACGAGTTTATGATGCGTGGGGCTAAGGTCGTACTGAAAACTACCTTCACCTGGGAAGAACAGATGGTCCTTACCAAGCTTGATGAGTACACGCAAGATCACCGTTTGAACAGTGCTGTTGATTTGATGTACCAAAAGTTCATGTTGGCTGCAGCTATTCAGACTATTGGTGGTGCTAGCTTCAAACCTATTAGGGAAGGTGACCCGGTACAGCTTGAAAAGCACTTTGATGCTCGCGTAGAAGTACTGAACACTTTGCCTACACCTATCGTACAATTCCTGTGGACTAAATACACTAACTTTGCTCAGAAAGTAAGTTATGCCACTAAGGAATTTGAACGGCTTATAAAGGTTTTTTAGAAAGCCCACTATATTTAACCAGAGCATCTATGCACCTGGAGGGTATCCCACTCGCTCCCTTGGGTACCCTTCAAGATTCTCTGTACCAAGCTGTTTGGACTAGACGAGAACAAATGAGGATTTTTGAGACGCTGATCAATGTTCTGGCTAGTGGGCTCTCTTTAAACCCCTCAGTATCTAAAAAAATAGAAAAGCTGATGGATGAATATATTAATCTGGTAATACCGGGAGCAGAGCAGGCTAAGAAAAAAGCTGATGAAGCTTTTGTTACAAAGACTGCCAGTGCTTTAAGTGATGTCGCTAAACTGCTTGCATCACATAGTAAAAAAAGTGGGGACACATAGAAATGAACGATTATATTGCTGTGGTAGAATTCTCGGCTAAGGAAGCAATGCACAGAATGTCCAGCGAGAAACTGAAATGCAAGGTTGTAAAAGACTCCAGCAGTTATTATTATATCAAAGATAATCACCTGATCCACCATTTATACAATGGTAAAGAGATCCAGGTATTCTCTGATATCAATGAACTGCGGCATTTCTCAGAACTTCTCATTGAACGTACAGCGTGGGAAATTGCAACACCGGAAAACTGTAGTGCGTTAAAAATTCACAAATAACCAAAAGCCTCTCAGGTATAATAGGGCATAGAAACTTAAGTGCTTGATATTATCTTGGGAGGTTTTTGTATATGGGTTTAATGGATACTTTGCGGGCAGGCAAACGTCTGGTACGTGGAGATAATGTAACTGCGATCATGAAACGCAAAGAGAATATGCTGAATAACTTGGCAGGAAAAGTAATGAACAGGAAAGTAGACGCTAAGCATGGTATCGAAATGGGTATCCGTGGTGCTAACAGAATGGATAAACTGCAGCGTTCTGCTCAGCGTCAAACAAATTTAGCAAGGGGAGTCGTGGCAGGCAGTGCCTTAACGGGGGTATACAAAGGTGTGGAACATGCTACTAAAACTCCGTCTGCAGATTTCGATGCTACTAATATTACAGATGGTGGCTATGATACGTATAAATATGCACGTGAAGCACTGGAGTCTTTTAAGAAAAAGCATGCGTCTAAAATGGTAACTGATAAACCTATTGAGCTGATGGAAGCTACAGATACCCCTTCGTTTGAATCGCCTAACAGTGCTGTACCTACAGATTATTATGACTTTACAGAGTATGTAAATACAGATCCTGGTCCAACAACGCCGGACAGAGAAAGTCCTGTATTTAAACAGTGGGCGCAAGGGGATGCACAGACTATCATTGGTAATACAAAGACTGCTGCAGATTTACTGGGAGTTGACACTGAGACCCGTGAGTATATTGACAGTGTATTTCAAGGTAGTACAAAGACTGCCAGTGCTAAGGCAAAGTTAGTCAAAGATACCGTTGGCAAGAAACTGTTGGGCAGTGCACTCATTGGTGCTGGTGCAGGAGGTGTGACATATGGCACAACAAGATTTATTAAAAGCGATCTTGTCCAAACGCCCGACTACTATAAATAAAGCTACTTTAGCTGAAATAGGTCTAGGTACAACAACACTTGCCGGAGTGCATGCCATGTATGCAAATACTGAGGATGCACTCGAAAAGGCAAGACGAAGTGCCAAAGGTGTTATTACCAGGAAAACAAAGACTGCAGGTGCAATAGATGAATTAAGAAGGCTGTTTTTAAAGCGCCATCCGGAGTTCAGCAAAGATGTCATTGAGATCAAAGATGATGGTAAGAAAACCAGTGTTACTGTAAATGGGCCGCATAGTATTTTCAGTGATACTAAAAATGCTATAATGACTATCAAAGATGACCCTGGTAACCATAAGAAAAAAGCTTTGGCAGGTGTAGCAGGGGCATTAGCTGGTGCATATGTTGCTGCCAAAAACATGACTCTAGGTGGGCATGCTGAGAAGTTGGATAAAGCGCTAGAAGTTGATTCTTCCAAGGCATCTAAGCTTAACCAGGTGATTGCTGATGTATCTCAGTGGTTATTACCTGCAAGTGTTTATTATACATCGAGAAACCTGGATAGGAACAGCCGGGCGATTGCAGGCACTGCTGCTACAGTAGGTGCTCATAAAATCAATCAGATGGCTTTTAAAAACAGTGTTATGAAGAACCAGAACATAAAAATACCCCCGGAGGCAGTAGCTCCAATGATGCGAGCTAATGCGGGTATGGCAACTGCCGCTGGTTCTACCATATACGCCTTACATCAATTTCAGGCCGCCGCAGATGAGGCGGAGTTAACCAAGTTGAAGACCGTAACCGGATTGGGTGATGCAGAAAAGGCTAAGAAGATAAATGCAATCAGATCACGCCGCGATTTCCTCACCCGGTACCCAGTGTTCCGCTCTGCGCCTTACTCTGAAAAGATGAGAGGCTGGTACAACAGGTTCCATAAACCGGTACCTAAAGTAACTCCGGAAGACTATAAGGAATATTTTTTAAAGGCTGAAACTAATCGTAAAGACATTGGTGATCCTTTAAAAAACCGGTAATCTGGGATCACAGAATGAAGGGGCTGGGAGAAATCCCAGTCCTTTTATTTTTATTTCCGGTATAATAACTACCAGAGAGAATAGTATTAAAATTTAAAGAAATGAGGAATATATTTATCATGTTAAACAATGTAAGAGCAAAAGGCCCGTTGATTTTCAGTTCTGATGTAGGACAATACAATGTATTAAAGAAACATTTACAATTATGGTACAATAGTGCTAGAATGGTAAATGGGGCTACTACGTATAAAATGCCGGACTTTGATTTACCTGAGGTAGTTGAGAAACTTGAACTCATTGATACCGCGGGCGATCTCCGCATGGTACTTCCTTTGGACGTTTTTTTAGCTACCAAGCTGGAAGATGGCGGCTATGAATTGCCGATCGAAGAATGGAAAACCAAGTATAAACCCGTTCGTTTTTAAATAAAGAAAGGAGGGTACCAAGAGATCTATGGGACCAATGGACTATAATAACTCAAATCAAAACCTGGATGCACGATTTGTCCCGCCGGTCAGGGGACTTAATCAGAATACCCTTAATTCCGAGCGGATGGCAGGAGTGCGTGAAGATCTCAGCAGTACTCTCCAATCTTTCCGGGATTCCTTAGCGTTCAGTTTCCAAACCTTGAATCTAACGTTGTCTTCGTTGAATAACAGTGTTAGATTAGTTGGGACAAAACTTAATATAAATGATCCATCTTTATTAAATTCACAGTATTTACCTGCCAGTAAGCTGAATACTTATTATGGTGGATTATCACGTGGATATGCACAGTTTGCAGGGAATCAATCCTTAACAGGGATGCTATTTGCAAACCCACCGTATAACGTATCTCCAATGGAATATTGGTTAGAACGTAACAGAGAAATGCCTATGCGGTTAAGCAGTGCTGCCGCAGGGATAACCGGTGCTGCTATAAACACTGGTGCGTACATGGCAGGCAGTGCAGCAGGTGGTGCATGGGCAGGCAGTGCCCTCGGTGTTAGCAGCAATTTAGGCAGGATGATGCTGGGTGTACCCTTTGGTATGGCTGCAGGTGCATTAGTTGGCGCTGTAGTAGATCCGATGGTAGCTGCAGCTCAGGAACATAATCGTGATGTCTCTGCCATTCGCCGTATGTCACCAAGATTCAGATCTCAGTTTAGTTTACGTGAAGCACAAACTGTTGCGACTGGCATGGAAGACCTGGCGTTCTCTGAAATAATGAATACAAACTCCCTTATGCCCAGACTTAATATGTCGGGTATGCGTGATATCGCAATGATGGGTATGCAGGGCAATATGTTCCAGGGTACATCTCCGGAACAAATGCTGCAGCAGCTTAAGCAGGCAGGTCAGGTAGTTAAATTCCTGACAGGTGTAATGGGTAACAAAGATATCCAGGAGACCATGCAGGCTGTGAAACAAATGAAGGACATGGGTGTTAATCTGTTTCAAACAACAGGTGCAGCCCAAAATATAGGTACAGATGCGTTCCGTTATAGTAAGGCTATGGGTGTCGATGCTGCTACGCTGTTGAACCAGTCTATGAATATGAGTGCTGCAGCATTTGGTCAGTATGGTAACCCTGCATTTATAGGTATCCAGCCTACAATGCAAAACCTTGCTTACCTTGCGGAACTTGAAAAACGTAGAGGACTGAGTACCGCAGATATCGCATCAGGCGGTGGTATTTCTACTATAGCAGGGAAAATATCTGCAGCTCAGGCTACACTTCTTAACAGTAATAATATTGGTATGCCGCTGCTGGCTTCCGGTTGGCAGGGATCTGGCTTTAATCAGCAGATGTTCAGTAACACTATGCGAAACAATGGGTACTTTGGTGCAATAGCTCAAGGCGCGCATAATATGTTTAGCCAGGGGTTACGTGGTATATCCAATTACTATATGAATAGAAATAATATCGCTGCTGACATGGCTAACCAGGGGACACTAAGTGATAACATGCGTGATATCCTGGAGAGCGTAGTTTCCCAGATGCCTGGATTGAATGATCCTACATTGTCGCCATCTGATCGTACAAACATGGTTGCAATGTATCTTCAGAACATCATGGAAAGCAATGGAAACCCAATAGACGCTGCAACAGCTAAAGCCTATGCGATGCAAATGGTCCAGCCAAGCTATATGAGAACTGCTGAGCGTAATGCAAATCAGCAGTATATTTTGGGTGTCGGTGAAAATATGCGTGCTCAAATGGGACCGGGTAGATTCATTGAACGTATAGGTGAAGGTGTTGAACGTTTCACAAGTAAAGTCCATAAAAATCTTATTTTAAATCCAGGCCGTGCACTAGGAGACTGGTTTAGTAACTCCTTTGACGGGACTCTTGAGGGTAATGGCGCACGCACTAATGTACCATTAACAGGTGAGAGTCTCCGTAATTACAGATGGGCACTTAATGTAGCCAGAGGCGCTGATTCACGTGCTACTGGTAGTAGGTACCAAGCTTCTGATTTGTATAATTCGTGGAATAGATTAGGTATCCGTGATACTTTGGGTAGTAGTGTTTTGTCATTGTATTCCAGTATTACAGGTAATGCAGACCAGAATAGGTTAACTGCTATGCTTGATACTAATATGGGATTCCAGTATGCAGATATGTGGAACAGGATCGCATCTGGTAATACTATGAGTAAAGATCAAGCACTGGGTGACATGTATGCCTGGCTAAAAGGAAGTACTACTGTAAAAGATATTGAAAACGTATTTAGCGACTACGAGGAAAATGGTACTGCAGCAGACCCGCTGCGTGCAGCAGCAGATCTGTTTATAAATAAGGGTAACGGTGTCATGGCGACACAGGCTGATGCTATGTATGCGGCGTTACGCAAGAAAAACGTATTTAGCACTGACTCTCTGCGTCAGGTCTTTGGTGACCAGTTTGTCAAAGACAACGTAGCTGGCGGGAGAATCGCGGGTACTGCGGACTTTATTGCCTCCGGGTATGGCAGTGATCCCAATGTTCGTAAACGTGCAGAGAAATATGTACAGCAATTACGTAGTCAGGGAATTAATATCACAGTTGACCAGTATCTTGGTGGTGTTGGTTTAACGTATGCCAAGGATACGAATAGAAACCAAAGTAATCTAAGTAAGGTAATGGTTGCAGGAAAACTGGACAGAGTAAAAGAGTTTGCAATGCCTTTTGCCAGTCAGTTCGGAGCTGAACGTTATGCTAATTTAGTACCCGGTACTGAAGGGTTTAACTTAATGTCTTCCGGTGCTAATAGATTACTGGAGAATCTGGGTATTACAGAGACAGGACTCGCTGATTTAATGTCCAGCGACAGTTCACCAGAGGAAATTGAAGCCTTTGGTCAGATCCTGCAAATGTATACTTCTGGTAATTATAGCCCAGGAGAAGGTCCTGGTGCAGATCAGGTAGCATCTTATGCACGAAAAATAAAAAATAAAGAATTATCAAGTGCAGTATCTCGATTACGAGAAGAGGGAAGCTTATGGGCACGTAGGCAGGTACGAGATTTCTCTGATAAAACTCCGAATGGTACCAGTGACTATGAAAAGCTGTACAAAGAAGATACAGCCAAGTTATTCCGTGATGTCGTCGGGTTCAAGATGGTTGATGATACCCGTGGAAAACTTGATACAACACTGTCTGACATTGGCTTTAAACTGAAAAATGGTCAAAGCGCTGCTGAGGCTGCAATTACTCCTGGTGGACTTGGTAAACTTATTATGAGTTCTACCGCTCTGACTGACGAAGCAGCACGTGCAAAAGAGTTTATAAGCAGTGTTTATAATATGAGTGACAATGAGATCCAAGAGCGATTTGGTGAATCATTGAATATTGATAAAGTAAACGCATCCAACCGTGAAAGTATCCGTGACAGCATAGTAACACGAGCTATTCAACTCCAAAAAGAGGAAACTCAGCAATCTACTGAGAAGATGGCACGAGTTACCAAGAGTGCTATTGATACCGCGGTAGACAAAGATGGCGCTGGTAAACCTGCAGTTCGAGTAATAATGTCAACTGCACCGGAAGAAAAAGCAGAAAAAGCTAGGGATAAATTCAATAGTATTACAGGGGAAACCAGTTTCAAACCTAATTGGTGGACTTGGGACAACAGGCAGAATATACAGAAAAAAAGGGGACTAAATGGTATGCCCCCTACAACGTTTGACTTAGGATATGGGTCGTAAGGAGGTGGACATAGTTAATGGCAGTCGATACACCCTATGAAGATATAAGTTCCAGTGTTAAAAATAAACTTGCCAATATTGCAAATTTACAAGTAAAAGCTGGAGTTCTATTTAATAACAGTACCTATCAGGATCGAGAAAACATTATGCAGACGACGTATAACCTGGTTAAAAACTCTGCAAATGAAGCTGCAATGCTTGCCAGCTTAAACTCGATGGAAGTTTCGATCCAGAGACAGATTGATGAGCATACTCTTAGCTCTCAAAGTGCATCTCCTGCGTCTACATATAGTAATGCGATTATGTCTGACTCCAAGGCTACTGAACTGTTAAACTCTGCAAATCTTGGCAGTTCATTATCTCTGGAAGATGTTCCAGGTGCTATTTCATCTAATAGCATTTTAGCGGGGATGACTGATGAGGTTCAAAACTCTGAGGCTGCACAGGCAGCAGTGGGATCACAGACCGCAATGGATATCGGAGCTTTGTACAGGCATGGCTCTGGTAGACTTGTTGATTTTACATATACCGATGGTACAGATGACGATTCTCGTAGAGCTTATATGCAACTGCAAGGTAAAACAACGGCTTTAACAAGTCAAATTGCAGGTGAGGATAAAGATTTACTGCAAAGTGTATACAACCACTTGATAAACGGTTATACTAGTATTATAATAACATCTGTACAAGAAAATTTAATGGAACGGCAAAGTATTATGCCGACTATCGGGGATAACTTTGCAGCTACATTTTCTGGCGCAGAACCTCAGATCCTGGTAATATCAGGTCTGTTGCCCTTTGATGCATCTGCAGAGGGCTCCTGGTTCATCTCGTTTCTCAATGCCTATAAATTTTTCATCAGGGCAAGTAAATTAGCGCAGTTTAGGTGTAGTCTTAAAATAACTTTCCCGGATTTCACATCGTATACATGTTATCCGGTATCGATAAATAACTCGTTGGTATCAGATCAGGATAACGTTATACCGTTTAGTATGACTGCAGTAGTTATCCAGCCCCCACCGAATAAAGCGTATGGCTATGATAGCTCAGTGACTGAGCCTGAAAACACTGCAGAAGAAGTTGCAGAAGAAACCTCTGATGAAACAAAGCAAGCTGATATCGAAAAAGAAGTAACAAAGGATCCCAAAGAGGTTGCAAAAACATCGGAAAAGAAAAGCTTTGTAGATTCGGTGTCAAGCTGGGTGAATAAGGTTACTACCAGTAAGGAAATGCAAGAAGTAAATAAAGCATTAACGGTAGCAAACCAGGTTTCGGGGGCAATCAGCTCTATCACGGGTAAACCGTATGGCTCCAGATATTATTCAGGCAAGATAGGAAGGGGGACCTATGATTAATGGCTAATGAAGGTAATAAAATAGGTTCAATATATGAAGACCAAGCGAAAATCATAGAGAAAAAAGCAGAAGATGGCTTAGCATCATATGAGCTTCCAGGTGTAACTGTTGAAGCTGATAAAGAAACAGGTACTACTGAGGATGCTAATCAGGAAGAAACTAATAGTGGTCCTGGTGATTCCCCAGATACCAATGTATTTTTTTTAGATACTAAAGTGTTTCTGGAGGGAGTCCAAATCCCACATAGTTCTGTCGCTGTTTCTTATGGAATATCTGCGCCTCCTACTTGTACTATTGTATTACAGGCAAGCTCTTTTTTACGTGATTTACCTGAAACGACAAAGATCCACATAATTTACAGAGATTTATTGCCAGATAGCACTGGTGCGTATAAATATAGACTGTTATTTGATGGGGAATTATCTGGCATTAGCTATTCTATTGATCCTAGTGGTGCTCAAATGACTATTACAGGGATACATTCAACTGCGTATCTGGCTTTGATGCAAATTATGAGTTTGCCTGCAGCGCAATATATGAGTTTACCTTCTGCAACAATGCTAGGCAATGCTACTCTGGTAACTGTAGCATCCGGATTTGATAAAGTAAAGGTAGATATAATCAGTAAGCTTATCGAGCGTAAATCATTTCAGAGCATGGGTGACCTTGTTTATCAGATTTTAAAGAATATTATCGAGGGAGGCAAGGACAAGGGCTCGGTAGGCAAGTGGTTTTATCAAAAATTAGGATCTGAACCTAATGGGTTAAAGATTTTAGATAGAATTTATGGTGTAAGTGAAGTTGCTAAAAATGCACCTTTGGTAGACTGGAGTATTGAACGCAATAAAGGCGGTGCTGGGGGTGTTGGTGGAGCTATAACAGGTAAATATAGTGATAATCCAGCATCAAGTATAGTTCCAACAACTGACATAAACTTTGAAACAAGTACTGGGATAGATTATAAATTATATGAAGCAAACGGTGAAATAGGAACTGGTGGATTTGGTACTAATAGTGAATCTATTGTTCAAAATGCAGAGTCAGCTCTTGGTACTCCATATATTTTAGGGGGAGATGGAACTCCTCAAAATGGTACAGATTGTGGACAACTTATAAAAACATCTGTTAATGAAAGCGGGATAGATTGGAATAGTAGATATGTACCTGATATGCTTAAGGAAGCTCGTGAAAAAGGAGTTTGGCATGAAGCTAATGATGGCTATGTCCCTAAAGCAGGGGATGCAATTATTGTAGGTAAGGACTTAGGACATATTGTAATGAGTGATGGTAATGGTGGATGTTACCAAGCATCTACATCTAGAAACGGAGTTGTTCATGATTCTTCTGTTACATATATGTTTAATGGAGAAATTGCAGGATATATAGCTTTTAATGATTTATCATCCGGGGAGAAATATACATAATGGCCAGTACAGACGCATATAGAATAAGTAATGTTGAACTTACAGCATATACCTATAATAGTAAAATAGAAAATGGTAAAGATGATGGCGTAGGGTCTACAGGTACTCCTGTTGTTCCAGGTAAAACCATTGCAGTTGACCCAACTAAGATACCCTATGGTTCAATAGTAGATATCAATGGTACAAAATATCTTGCAAATGATACCGGAAGTGCAATGTCCAGTGATTTAGGTAACTATACGACACGCATTGATATTCCGTGTTTCAGCTATACTGAGGCGATAAATTTTGGCCGTCAAACAGCGGATATCATTGTTTATCCACCTGGTAATCTTCAAGGTGAAGTAATAAAGGATTCTATAAAGAAAAACTATGATATCCAGGAGGGTACAAATTTTTCTGAGTCCTGGAACTCAAGACCTGAAACTCTCAGTGAGACCCAACTAGCTGCAGCTAATAAATTATCAAGTGCTATTGCTTCTGGCGGTGGCTCTGCAATTGTTGGAAATGCACTTAACTCTGTAGATAAAATGCTTGCCAATGTAACTTCTGAAGGTGCTAATCTTGCAGGGTTTGACTCTGAGGTCACTGAAAAAAATGAAGCTAAGATTACCGGCGCGGGTATTGCAGGAGCAAAAGCTACAGAAACTGGTATTATAGACTTTGCATCGTTTGTCGGTACATTAGCATTTAATACCCAGATGAACATGGATTTCAATGAAGATGGTGAACAAACACTGTATGAATACTTGGCGAAGTTCATGTCTAAATTTTACCACCAGATATACTTTGTCCCTAATCTGAAGAATAATTATACAATACTTTGTAAACCGGAAACCTTGTTTATCCAGGCTCCGTCCTGTAATGTATTGTTTCCTAATATAAAAGCAGGCATCGGTTATAGCAGGCCTATGAAACAGGAGCCTACTCGTATTTTACAGGTATCAGACCCTATAGGCCAAGTCTTTAATAGATCAGGCGGTGAACTTTCCAGGTTACTTTGTATGCTATTTATAGACTCGGAAGACGAAGAGGTAACTCGGAACGGCATGCCTATCCATAAAAACTTTGTAGCATCGTTAGGCGAGGAACATGCAAATCTTACAGATAAAACATGCCCTATGCTTAATATAACAAAGTTTGAAGAAGAAAATGGTGTTCGCTGTACTACGGTAAATAAAGGTGCGGATATCTGGCTATACTTAAAGTCGAGTAAATTAAAAGGCAGTTCTTCTTCTGGTAAGGACGAAGATAAGTATACGCTGTCAATGCCAGCCAGCAAAGCTGAACAGGTAGGTATTGGCATGACAATTGCCAGACTAGCTCGTTATGAGCTTTTAAGGCAGCGTTATGGATATCGCAATGGTACAGCGGAGTGTTACTTTAATCCCTATTTAGTACCAGGATTTCCTTTTGTAAGTGTTGAATCCACTGTAGAGCAGCTAAATATATATGGATATATCACAGATGTTACTCATAATATAACAGATCGTTCTCAGACTACCAGTATATCTTTTACGTGTGCCCATGGGGACTATGAGGCAGCACCTGAAGCGTTTCCAATCGTAGAATCTGAGTACGCTGATAAAATAGACGCAACTTATAAGGATATGTTAGGCGATAATATCAAACCAGTGTCCAACGAGGATGTTCCAGGTCTGATAGAGGGGTATAATCAGTCTAACAAAACTGTAAGTAGTTCGCTAAAAAAAATCTGGAGAGAAACGCCGGACATTGAAAGCTATTTAAAAGAAGTAGCTGACGGTGCGACTATAGTAGAGGACCAGAATTACTGGTACTTCAAAAATGGTGAAGGGTCTCAATTCTTTGACGAGACTATCCAGGCGCGGCTCAAAGAGTATATGTCAGATATTGTTAATAAAGGTATTGCGTTGAGTAACGCTGACGTGCGTTGAGAAAGGTGGTAAGCATGATAAAAGTATTTATCTCCCAGCCTATGGCGAATAAAACCGAGGTAGAAATTCTTCGGGAACGTGAACGAGCAGTAAAACGAATAAAAAAGCGTTTTGACGATGATGATATTGAGATAGTAGATAGCTATTTTGGTATGGCAGGTTCAGACCATCCATTAGCATCACTGGGTAAATCTTTGATAGCACTGAGCACCGCAGATGTAGCTTATTTTGTAAAAGATTTCGAGAAATATCGTGGCTGTAAGATAGAAAACATGGCAGCAATTGCGTATGGCATTGAAGTCATTGAGGAACATGAATAACCATGAGTGTTCTGATCCAGCATGATATAAAAGATACTGTGTATTCAGCTTTCGGTGCTACAGAGGCTGAAGCCAAAGCTAACGCTGAAACCATGGCAGCAGAGTTAACAGCAAAGGGTCACCACGTGCGCGTAGATGACTCAGGATCAAAGTTACGGGATGACTTATATGGTTGGACCGTGCTAGCTAAAAAAATTCAATACAGATAAAATTTAGAGCTCTGAGAGGTACTTGCGTATCAATCAGAGCTCTAGCTGTTTTATTATTTAGTTGCTAAGGAAAGCCTCGATATCGATGTCCTGCAAGGTAAGCAGTGATCCTTTGGGAACTGGGTGCAGCCTGTGGTTCTCAGGTAGATTACTTAGTACAGATATCATCGCGGGTCCATATACTTCAGAATCCAGGGTATCGTAGATTTGATCTAGTATATCCGAGTACGAATCGCCGCCTGCCAGTAGTGATACCTCAAAGATATAAGCTATGTATTTCGACGAGGGCAGAGTAGTTAGTCCAGGAAGGGTATCTACATTGAAATTCTCAGTACGGGAAATGTATATTGGTACTTTCATGTTAATTACCTGTAGAACCAAACCCGCCTTGACGGATTGCTTTTCTGGGAATATCAAGTGCTACAGTTAAGTACTTTTGAAAAATACCTTGAACAATTCGTTCCCCTTTCTTAAGTTCTACAGGTTCGATACCCGGATATAACTGAACCATAACACCAATCTCCCCACCGTTATCTTCATTGTCTGCATAGTCTGAGTCAATGACTCCTGTACCGTTCAGGAGATACATTTTTTTACTCAGAGAGGACCTGATATACAGTGCAAGCCATTCATCTTCTTGCATATAAGCTTTAACACCAAGCCCTATGAATACCGGTTCATCACTTGTAACTGTTACGTCCTTCGGCAGGAAAAAGTCGTAACCTGCAGAGCGTGCAGTGCCGCGGGTAGGGAGTTGAATATAATCAGGCTGAGGGTACCATACAGAATCAAAGGTTCTGCTGGATTTAGCCATGGATTTAATGTCCTGGCTATGGTCCCCAATTCTAAGACCATGCTTATCTAGGAAAGCACGCAGAGATGTATATTCTGCTTCACCGTAACATTGTTCTGCCATATTAAGAGTTATGGGATTAATAAAAATATCCTTGCTATAGCTTTTACTTACGTTCTCAAATTCAAGAGAACAAAATTCTTTAAACTCTTCAAGAGTAGGAAATGAACTGATTACTTGCATTGCGTATACCTCCAAAGTTATTATTTAATACTAACTTTAGTATACCATATAAGTCAATGCAGGTCAACGTAGGTACGTTATTTTAGGCTTAATCGTGTCTGGAGTTTGATATGTATATTGTGAAAGTTCTTTTTCCAGATTCTTATATTTAGTTGTAAGCACTGAATATTTTTTGTTTAGCATAACATTATTTCTTCGTTCAGAATTTATAGCAAAACAAAGTTTAATCAATTCATCAGGGTCAATTTCAATAGTTTTCTGATTGTTTTTCTTAGCTGTTTTAGCTTTGGCAATTACAGCATCAATAGCTTCTCGTGTAAGTTTCATTGTCAATTATCTCCTTCAATAGTAGAATCTAACATTTTTAATACTTGATTAAGAGCTACAAGTGTAGGTGGAAAAAGATTAGCTTCTGACATTATTTCTTCTCTTGAGAACCATTTGAGTTCAGTCATTTCAGTTGTTCTTTCTCCTAATTTAATATCCATTGTTGTAATTTTGTACATAAATATGTAACTGCGAACCATTTGTTTTTCGCCTTTTATAATCGCAGGCGCAAAGAATCTACCTACAAATTTCATATTATCCGGGTTCTCTACTATGTAACCGAATTCTTCTGCACATTCTCGCATAGCTGCTTCAAACGGCATTTCATTATTTTCGATTTTCCCACCTGCAAGTCCCCAGCCCTGACCATCACTTCGTAATCCTAATAATACCTCGTTTTTCTTGTTTACCAGGGCAACCCCTGTTCCTTTGTCATAAATATTCATTATTTTATTCCTCCTTTATAGTAAAAACTAACCCTGATTCTTGTGTTTGTGTGTACCCAGCTTCTATAATTTCTTTACGCAATTTATTTATTTGGGAAGCCCATAGGTATGTTGTATCTATCATTATTGTCTTTTGTTTATTTGCAATTGCAGTACGTACATCCTGCATTTCAGTATCCATACGAGGTATTGTATAAATATATGTAAGTATTGGCATTATTATATTTAATAAAAATAAAAAAATGACCATACCTTTTGTCATTTTACCCCAATTACAACTTATATATATAATCCCAAAACTTAGACTTACAATTGTTAACATTGTACCTAACATAACGAATATATCCATTAGTACTTTTCACCGCTTTCGTAAAAATAATTTTCAGTGTAAAAATAGAGAGGCGATGTTAATCATCGCCTCTTTTAGTATTACGGATTTACAAGAATATCTTCAGCGACAGCCATGATTTCCTTGTTTAATACCTCAATAGGTATTGATAAAATCTAGTGTATTGACTGTGTTCTGCAAAATCCCTTAATATATCACCTACATTTCCAGGTATAAAATCTGTTCCGTCTGCGATATATCCAGTAGTACTAGTATGTAAACTCATTGGGTATCCAAAATTCTTCGTAAATCTACACAAGACCTTTTCATCACGCCTAAAGCTCCCAATAAATCTGCCAGGGCATACAATTGTATCATTTTCTACATAGAATGGGAGTACTGCCATAAGACCATGAGTTTCATTTAGCATCCTAATTGCCAGGTCAAAACTTACCTCAGATTTCATCTGATTACGCCTAATATACAAAGCCATACGTTGAGTGAAGCGATCGTAAAATTTATCTTCATTAAAGTCTGCAGGGAATACTACTTTCTTATATACATCATCTCTGAACTTCTTAATCAGGGTTTTAAATCTTTCTTGACGAGGAGGTTTGTTTTCTTGAGGCTTGTTTGCAGGTTTAGTTTTAGTTTGTGAAACCTCTACTGGAGGGGCAGGTAATTCTTTGCGTTCAGCTTTAGATTCCGCGTCTGCAGATATAACGATGCATATACTTTTAAAGATTTTTTCTAGCCTATCTAATAACGTTGAATATATATTATGTATATTAAGTTCTTGGATATCCTTGCACATCTTTTTATGCCTTTTTGTGACCAGTTCTAAATCCAAAGATTTAGCATCTAATGTTGTTAAAGTAAAATACATACCTGCAAGTTCTTTTAAAGATGCGTTGTTGAATACATCGGCTAAAAAGGCATCAATTGTAGGATATATATTTTCATATTCTTTTCTTGTATTAGGTGCTATTTCTTTAGTAGAGCGATCCTTACTTGACGTTATTGCTAATGAAAACCAATTTATAAGAGTCCTTATGCATATACCTTGAACTTTACCATATATTATCCAATCGAAATCAGGGGTTCCCCATGCATATCCTCCACATACCCTTCTGATCCATCTCTCAACAATTTTATCAGATAGTACAATTGATAGAGTTTTACCAGAATCCAATTCCATACCAAATATCCAGTTATCTTTACGAGTAGCGGGAATTGATAACCCATATTTGCATTTTTTATAGAAAAATCTGCTAACTAATTCATACCGTAATTCTGGAGTAAGTTTTTGATCGAACTTTAATTGTTCGTGGATAAACTTAAGTAGCTCTTGTATTACTTCTTGGTAATCGGGAGACTTCTTGAATACATCTAAAATGTGATTTGTTAATTCTGTGTCGTTTGCCATAATAACGACCTCCTTATTAAAATTTTGATACTATATAATAGTATCTATACAATATACTTATACCAATCCAGGTATAATAAAAGCATAAGAGAAAATGTGAAAGGAGAAATAAAATGGTTAGACCTAAGTTAGTCGGGTTCCAAGAAGGTAAAGTTGGCCTTAAAGCATCTAATCAATATTCGGATTCCGATTTGGAACTCTGGCGTAAATATAAACAAGGAAATCTTCAGGCTAAATGGGATTTGTTAAAAAAATTCCACGGCGTTATTGTAAGTAATGCCAGAAAACTTAGCAATGTAAGACCCTACTCTGTTGTGGAAGCAGAGCTTAAAGAGCTTACGTTAAAAGCCTTTGATACTTATAATCCTGCAATGGGAGCCAAGTTATCAACACATGTAATCAATACTTATAAAAAAGTAAGCCGTGAAAATATCAGTAATCAGCATGCTATTCGGATTCCGGAAAATGTGCACTTTAAGTTCCGACCTATCACAGAGGCTACAGAATACCTGTCAGAGGCTCTTAATAGAGAACCGACTCACCAGGAGATAGCAGAGTTTACCGGGTGGTCAGTGCCTAAGGTTATTGATGCTACTACTAGACTTCGTCGTGAATTAGTAGAGAGTAAACAAACGTTTGATCCAGGTATACATGAGACTGATCCTACTGAACAGGCGTTATACTACGCATACCATGTACTGGATAATCCTGGCAAATATATACTTGAACATACAACTGGTTATGGTGGCAAAGTAGAATTACCCGATTCTAAGATCAGAACTTACTTGAAACTTACGCCCCATATGTATAATAAAAAGAAAAATGAAGTTGTCGGAGTTGTACGAGAAGCTCTCAATACAGCATCTGAAGGCTTCTAATGAGGTAAGGCTATGATAGTTCTTCATCCATTAAAAGGTACACGTCATGCAGATACCGATACTTTTAGGATCTCTACAAATTATAAATTTGCTGAATTGTTAAAAAAATATATCGAGATAAAAGGTGACGAATGTATGCTTTCGCGGGAATCGTTGGATGCAACAGAGCCTGACCTTAGAGATATAAAAGTTAAATATGCACCTACTGTAACTATAACTATTGATTGCTATACCGACCTTGATGCTTCTATTTCAGGCTATAACATTCTCTGTGATAGCTATAATGCCCTTGTAGGTACAATTAACTATGAAACTTATCAGCAGAAACGTACACCAATAGATTCATTGGGGTATACCCAGACAAACAGTTTAAAATATGGAACTATTTCGGATATAACCTATTATATTGGGTATGTTACTAATATAGATGATATGAAGTATCTAAAAAATGATGAAAATTTAGATACTCTGGCTAAACGTATTGTTGAAGGGTCATATGGTCCGCCTGTTAAAACAGTAGAAGATAATGACCCAGTTGGTAATGATGACCCTTATTTTTACAGAATAGATACCTGGAAAGAAAATGAAACAGTAGATGGTTGCTCAGGGAAAATCCTGGAAACTTTGTACTCCGGGTTGCCTGTTAGATATCTATCGATTTCATCGTTCTCAAAAGCTGGTACAAATTATAACTGGCATACGCCGTTAACATATACTACTCCAACTAATTGCTTGTTTATTGGCTCTGTTCGTGCCCAGGGCGGTACTGCCACTGCATATATGAAAGTCGGAAATAAGGAGTATACTGAGGTCATTGAAGATACTACCTTCCGAATTGTAATATTTGAAGCAGAGGTCAACGAAGGAGACAATGTACATATCGGAGTCCAGGGTTCCGGAAGATTAGACTATTCAGGTATTTGGGTTTCCCCTAAAGGAACATTGGGTAACCTTGATGATCCACGTTCTACCTATTCTATCTTCCCTCCGGGCTACCGTTCAGTAAGCCGAGTTTCATCCGCGTATAATAGTGCGGATGCTATCCATATTGCGCTTACCAGTGCTAAAACACTTATTGAGCGTGCTAAAGATAAAACAATGCCTACTATTGGCAGCCAATTGACTCAGGAAGAAGCAACCTCAGAAAGTAGTAGTGGAGGGTCACTGACTCAATTTGTTTTTACAGCGTTAGGCTATGCAAACGCGTTAAGCGGTATCATGGGTATTTTAAATGAATTCTCCAGTGATAAATTAAACATCGTAGATCCTACAAAGATTAACGTAGATTATAAAGCGTTAGAAAATTCTATATCAGCTATAGCCAGTGTTCAAAAACGAACAGAAATGATTAACGCAGTAAATGATATAAAAAATATGGCAGGTGCTGTTGGTGGATTAACAAGCACTGCTGAAGAAGTTACAGAACAAGGTAAAGCTTTGGCTGAAAAAGTTCAAAGTAAAATAGAAGCAAAGGGGGAAGCACTTAAATCATGATTTCAGGTTTAATAATGACACCTAGGCTTGAAAGCAATGTCGGTCCTGTTCGTGTTAGGTATACACTTGATCCTTATGATAAGGTAGCTGGACCTTTGCGGGCAATGCAAAAATTTACAGTTATTTTAATGACTGGGGTGGGTACAGATCCTATCCGACCATGGTTTGGAACAAAACTGTCTAAGTTAGTACGAATGAATGTTGTTGATACTACAGAGACAAAAGTATTTGTAAGGGACCAGGTATCGGAAGCTATTAGACAATTCTTTAAACTCCAGAGTCTTGAAAGTTCTCAAAATACACAGACGGCAGATGATATTATTACTTCTATAGAATTGATATCACTTGATATAAATGCTGCTAATCAAATCTCCATCACTGTACGGTTTACTCCGGCTAAAGCTGCATCGATAGTCTATTCGATGAAAGTAAACTGAGAAAGGAGGAAATAATGGCGATAACTGATAATTTTGATACAACAGTTAATATGGAAACGAGAATATTTAATATTCTTTCAGATGCCTACCCCAATTTAGATTGTGGTCCAGGTACTCCTATTTACGAAATGTTAATACGTCCTGCTGCAATGATCTGGACACGTCAAGCAGAGGGTGCGAAGCGACTTCAGGAATCCGTAGGATTACAAAACTATGTATCTATGGATAACGAAGATCTTGAACGTTTGATGAGCCGGTATTTTTTAACCAGACGTACAGGTAACTACGTAACAGGTATAGTTCGGGTAATTTTTGGATCTAAGTCTGATATTTATATAAGTGCAGGCGATGTGTGGGAAGCTAGTAATAGTAGAACATATGAAGTCGTATCCGATCACTTTGTAACTAAGGATGAATTGCCAGGCGATGATGTAAATGGTTATTACATTGATGTATCTGTTAGATCTCTTGGTACTGGTAGTTTTTACAATGCAGTAACGAATGACGCTGTAACAGTTACTGGTTCGGTAGCTGCTTTTGTACGTAGGGCATATTTTCTTGCTGATACAAGTGATGGCGGTATTGTAGAATCGAACTATGTGTTTTATAATAGAGGCAAGGACGAACTGGCATTACGGGGACTCTTTGCATATAAAACTGTTAAAGCTATTTTACGTGATAACTTTGATAATATCCAGGAAGTAGTACCAGTAGGTATCAGAGATAATGAAATGATTCGTGACCTGGTAAATATACGTGGTGTAGGTACTGTACACATTGGTGGTAAATGTGATATTTATATTCGCAATAATACCTTTAATATAAAAAGCGGCTATGTAGCTCCGTTAGGATTCCCATTAGCTTTTAATGGCAAGAGTTTGATCAATGAACCTGAAGAACTAATGCAGGCATGGAATGATGCAAACCTGCTTCCTAATGATACATCACTGCGAGGCTCTGTAAAAGAAGAAGTACCACTGCTTACCCCTGCTTCTCCTATGAGCAGCTTAACATCCAGTATCTCAGATGTTGAAGATTTTGTAAACAACTCTAATAATGAGCTGTTACACACTGATAATCTTGTGAAACAAATGTGGCCGCTGGTATTCACTGCTTCGATAAAAGTCTCAGATATTGAATCGAGTACTGCGATTGCAAAGGTAAAACAGGCAATATCTCAGTATGTAAATGAATTACGAGATTCCGACTATCCCCAGGTAGCTGAAATTGCTCACATTATTCGTGACGCTGGGGTTATGATGGTACACCTACCTATTGATGTAAAATGTTATTATTTAACCGAGGATCTACGTATGGAACGTATTGGTCTTGATTTATATCGTCAACCTCAAGATTCTATCCTTCGTCCTTTAGAATCTGATAGCTTGAAATTTATAATCGAAGACCGGTCACAGATCTCTATGCGTACATGCTGCTGGTACACAAATGAAGACTTGATAAAAGTTGATGTGGAGGCGTAGCCTATGCAACGTTATAACTCATGGCTTCAGACCTTAACACCAGACTTTTGGACTGAGAAGTTTAAGCCGAAAGATATTTTACGAGTAACATCACATGCTGCATCTATTTTATCTTTACCTACCGATGTTTCTCTTTTAGCTCGGTATGATATAAATGAAATAAATGAGCATACTGTTGGTATTACAAAAGTATGGCAAGAGTTTGAGTTTGGCGAGCCTACGTACATTGAGGATGAGGATTATCCTTATGTGTACACAATTGATGAGAACTGGCTATTTTTAGATGCGTTTTATGATGCTTATGTAGACCCGGAAATCAATCTTCAAAATGAAGTAGATTTTAAATTAACTAAAGGTAAACTGGCATTTGTAAAAGAAGTACCTAAAAAAAAGCTGTTATTATCAAAGGGTCGCTATGCTGGACTGCGTATCTATAACGAGATCGGCAATCTCCTGGATTACAAGCGCCTGGACTCGACTACATATAGAGATTCTATTGCTCCTATATTAGCCGGATTTTACTTGGGGCCTTCACCTAAAAATCTGCTTGCAATGCTTAACTTAGTTGTTGGTTTACCAGTTGCTAAATACGGTGATGAAACCGTTATTAGTATTGCAAACCAAGTAGTAGAAACTGATAGATATTCTTATCCGATGGGTAATGCTAAAATCAGTGTAAAAGAGGGTGATGTTCTTTATAGATTCCAGCCTCTGTCAAACACTGTTGAACTTATTACTCATAAAACACATCCTTATTGGTGGGAAACTCGGCCAATAGATTTGTTTGCAAAGTATCTCATAGATGCCCCGATGACAGCAGAGATTAGAGATTATATCATGTCTAACTTTCTGTATGATGTGGTAGCTTATATCCGGTTAAATCTCCAATGGCAAGATCTTCAAGTATTCCAGGATAATCAGGATATTCTCCAGTTATTCTATGATGCTTTGCCTACCCGGACCGATATATTTTTAACTCAGCAATACGTAGCTGAGTCTTACGATGATAACAATATAATGAGTCCGGACATTGATAGTCTAGGTGTACGACTGAATTTATCTGCAGTCTATGGTCTTAAGAATATACCTGGAGATATGTTTATTTACTCTAAGGATGTAGGCCGTCCGATATTTACGAATGATCTGTCAGATCCATTAGCTCTTACCTTAAATAATTATTATTGGCATATCTTTGATAAAGAAGATGACGATAATTTTAATGAGTTCTGGAAAAGCAAGCCTAATCAACCGTCATATGTAGAACTTAACTACAGTAAAGTTTATTTTAGAGAAACAGATACTCCATTTGCTGAGCATAAAGAATTTCATCTTAGCCATATGACATTCCCTGCGGATGTAACTGACATGGGAATAAAACTTGATTTGAAGGGCGATACTTCTGGTGGTATTTACTCTGAGATCACCCAGGAACTAATAGATAGTACGCCCAGTTATAATTTTATACAGGGCGAAACTGTTTGTGGTATCCTGGAAATGGATAAGTGGGAAATGGATAATGTTGTTATGGCAAAGGATGGTCTGGTTGTATTTGATGGTGATAAGGGCAGCGTTGTTTCTCAGAGTTTCCCAATTGGCGGCATTCCTAAAAATATTTTTGCAAGAACAGAATATGATGCCCCAGAAGGAACTCTGGTTGATATAAAATATTCGCAGGATAAAACAAACTGGCAACCAGTACCAGAAATACTGCGAGATATGACTGGAGTTATTTATTTTAAAATAACGATGTATGCTCTGGACCGTAAGAGTCCAACTTTTAGACGTCTGTATGTAAATTTACAGTATGGTGAGGAGGAAACAGTATGAATAACATAGCAATAAATGATATTGCTAATAAAGATGCTTTAGGTATCTGTTCAGGATCGAAACTTATTGGTAGAGTAGGTTTTAAGTTGAAAGATGCAGAGGGTAATGTAGTTCAGGAAGGTAAAGTACCTAATAATATCGTATTGGGTATTAGGTACCCGATTATAAAACTATTAGGTGGCTGGGGTACTGATTCTGCAGATCTTCCGTTTGTTCGCCAATTAGCATTGGGAACCGGTGATACTGCAGTGACTATCGCGGATGAACAACTTGATAGTGAATTGTCAGGTTCCCGTAAATTAACCGCTACTGTTCCTACAATTGCGGATGATGGCTTAAGCCTTACATTTTCATTTCTGTATGACATGGTAGACGATGCGGTAGATAATCAGGATATTAAAGAGATGGGCTTATTTACTACTGATGGTACAATGATAGCTCGTACTACAGTTGGTTTATGGCGTAAAACTCCTGGGTTATATTTTGAAGTCTACTGGACTATTGGCTATCAAAAACAATAACTAAAAAAAAAAGAAAACCCCGAAAAGTCTTAACTACCTATAACACGTCCGATCATGCATGGCTGCCGGATCCGAAGTTCCTGGTACAATTTTAAGCTGCAAGCTTAAATACAAGAAAACGACAATGAACTCATTGTCAAACTCTGTTATAGGTAGTTAGGGCGTTTCGGGGTTTAATTATTTTCATCTTATTTGACCTCCAGAAATTGGAGAAACGTTGATAGGAGTCGAACGTTAGGAAGCATGTGTTATATGTATAATATTAGTTATACATTAGGAAATAACATAAGGAGATGTTAACGAAATATTTCTGGAGGTCAAATAAGATGAAAATAAATTATCTTGATATTATTAAGACTACCTAAGTAGTCCCCACGCGATTTATACGACTCCAGTCCCGATTTGGCCGAAGAGGAGGTATAACGCGATGTCACGGGTTGTTTTCATAGGTTTATGACTGCCGTCTAAACCATAAGAAAGAACCATTAAGAACTCTTAATGAATATCGACTACCTAGGCAGCCTTAATAATATCAAGATAATAAAATACAGTATCTCATGTTGGCGCTATAATTAGTAATATCTTTCCTTACCGTTATCTATCCTATAATTTCTTACAGGAAGCGAGCATGTGACCAACGGTACACAACCGCAATTGGGCCAGATGTTATTACTATTATTTATTTTTTATTCCTAGAACTCTCGGAATGAAAAATATAACACATGAGATACTGTATTTATAAATAGAAATAATATCTAATATTATTCCTACAGATTACTTATACCAAATTTTTTTTTAATTAAGCGCATACGAATAATCAATAATTTTAGTAAGATCATCCTTATATTTTTCTAGGGATTCACTGTCGATCTTATTAAAATCAAAGATATCTATGAGCAAATATACCAGTTTATGTCTGAACGTTGTGTACCAACGAAGGTGCATGGGCTTTTCAAAATCTACTGCTGTAATTGAATAACTGTTTGCTAACATCATAAGTCCATAAACCTTAATCGGGGTCAACTCAGCCTTTAAATTTATAAGTTTGAAGTATTCAGTACATGATTCGGATACCGATTTACAAAAAGCAATAGTTTCCATACCATCGTTTGCGTATTTAAGTATACACCCATGGTTTTCATAGGATTCTTTGCTGGCATAGATACGACTGTCATCAGTTAGGTACTCTTGACACTTTGGATACCAAACAGGATTATCTTTCCGATATTCCAACTCTGAAAGAACAGCATCATTAACTTCATCAATATCAGGATCTAAATACTCAGGTGTTTTAGTTACCATTTCTTTAAAATAAGAACTCTGCGCTTTCCATAACGGATCTGTTAAAAATTCTTCTTCCGGATCAAACAAATCATATTCATAGGTATCATTTAAATAACTAACAGAATCACTATAATCTACAAGGCATAGATCTTTGATAAGTTTAGAATTAACTTTATCTGACATAATCTCCTGCAGAATAGCTGTAAACTCACATCCTAATTCATAGATTATTGTATCCGCATCTCGCGTATCTTGAATTGATGAATATATTAAATTCATGAATTCTGATAAATAATAGGTAACTTCAGATACCGATAAAGGGGGACCCATTGGCTGTTCCAATGCTTTACATCTAATTTCCCCTTTATTATGATGGCAAGTAAAAGGCGCTAAGTCCAATAATGTATTCCCGTCTTCTTTTTGCGCCTTTTGTTTTGCCTTTTCTTTTTCTTCTTTTTCTCGTTCAACTTTTTCTTGTGCTAATTTTAACATTTCTGCGTTGACTATAATAGGTCCACTCTCCAACGCCTTTGTATCTATTTTGCTAACAGGTTCAGCCATTTAGAACCCCTCCCTTTTAAATATGTCGATCATATCTTCTACAGTTTTTTGACGATGCTTATCCATGATAGCTTTTAACTTTAGGGTTTTATCTGGATCTACCATACTGAGAAATGCCAGCTTGCCATTAAACACCCGTTTACTCAAGGGTTTCACCCTTAAATTTCTAAATGATGACTTAAAGAATTTATTGTGAGCCGCATACTTTTTAACTAACGCGATTCTAGCAGGATGTATATTATACATTATTTCTCGTATACCAAGCTGTTTACCAATCAGCATCGCTTCAACTCGCAGATCATTATATTTACTCCGTGGATACTTTACTTCCGAGTTAGATATATGTAATCCCAATACAGTTTTCACCGATTGTACATATTTATACATTGGTTTAACTATAAATTCTAAATTTGGATATTTCGTATGAACCAGTTCAGTAATACGTGTCAACGTTTCTGGCAATTCATCCAATGGAATTTTGGTATTCTTAGAGAACGTGAACTCAATGACTTTGGCAGATATTGTTCCACGTAGATCAGGCATCTGTAAATAGTTTGTTATAATCTCGATAATTTTAGCAGACTGAGTAGATGGCAGATATGTAACTTTTGTTTTTATACGGAAGCCAGTTACAATAGGATAAGCTTTATCCCGCATAATTCCGACTTTCTTATAATTCATCCGAAATGGATGTACTATCTCACTAAGTTCGCTGATAAAGTCCTGACATTCTGCATCACTTTTGTTACCTGAAAAGCATAAATCATCTGCATATCGAGTATATGTAAAACCAAACTTTTCTGCTAGTTCTGCTACTCTACAATCAAAATCATAATTAAGGATTATAGTAAGAATTGGAGAGGTAGGAGCTCCCTGCGGTAGTACCCCATCTAAACAAACAAGTTTAACGATTCTACTCAGAACATCTAAGGGTAAACTTGTATTAAAATTTTTTGCAATTAAATGCCCAAGCCCTTTTTGTACATATAAGGATGTGTGAGCTGGGAAAAAGTCTTTTAAATCCACATGTACAAGTACCCCGTCGTTAGCAACGGTCTTAGCTGCATCCACAATGTTTTTACCTTGCATAAATGCGTAATTACATGGATGTTTAGGAAACTGATTAAAGAATTCCATTAGCTTTAATTGTAGTTCCTTTAAAGCTTCGGTAGGAGCATTGATTTCTCTAAGTTTAATACCGAAAGAATAGGGAACGATTTTTTTAGTGTTCTTATCGATATAAAACCTGGAATAACAGGCTTTTGCAGTAACGTCTGTTATAGACGTTAGTATTTCAGGAGTTACTCCCATATAACTTGAAAAAGAATTATAATCAATAAAGGGCAATTCGGATAATGTAAGTACTCGATTGCCACAGATACTTTCTAATGGAGTATGTCGTCCAGTTAAAGTATTATAATATTCACGTACAAGCTTTGGAAACCTGTTAATATCCATTATACATTCTCCTTTTCTACAGATTCATCTTTGAAATATGTGTTTGTATACCATTCTTCAAAGTCTTTATTACTTTTAAACTTTTGTAAAATAGGAAATTCACTGCTGTCGATATCCAACCCTGAAATAATAGTATTTGCATATAACTGTTGGATATCTTTATTGATTTCCTCTTTTGATATCGGATTTAATGTAAAGAAGCATTTATAATCGATATCATAATTAATACATAAAGTATCTCCTTTATGAGCTTGATGTTTACATAGATTACACTTATTCTTTATTTCTATACCATTAAGGATCAGCTTATGTTCTACTGGAAGATGCATATAGTATTTTAAGGATCTAATATCTTCAGTATCCTTTAATAGAGTAACATATGCATTTCCGAAAACTAGGTTTGAAACAAATACATTAGCATCAGTTATTAGACTCATAACAGTACTAATAGGCATAGGGGAGGTATCAAATAACGGTACTGTACAAAATACGGGTTCAGTATTTTCGTCTGTAAAAACCTGAAGGTCATTAAAAATTAACCGTCTAGAAGAAGAATAAGTTTCTAAAACACCGTAGGTACATTCTTTTAATTTAGTACAAAAGTCCCTGAATTCATCTGCACTAAATTCCCATATAAGATAATTCTTAAAAATGGGGGTCAACGGTTTAAAAGAAAAATAAGCGCATCTTGCAATTACACCTGGTACGATTTGCAGCAAGACACCGATGTTGAGAGCATTAGGTCCCCAGTAAACAATAGTATTGCTTTTGTCTACTATAGTTCCTTGTCTCTCTTGAGTTTCCATAGAACTCATGGCAGTCACATTCCTTTCTTTTAATAAAAAATAAAAGACCCTGAAATCAATTGCTTGACTCAGGGTCTTCGGAGGATGGCCGCTCTGGTTTAGATTTGTGCACTAAAGTGAAATAGTGAATAACACTTTGTAAGGGGATGATGATTTCTGCACAAGTTAGGACCGAGCGGCGTAGTCCTAAGAGAAGAAACCACCCCAATGAGGGCTGCATCTATAACAGTACTCTCCTAAAAGAAAACTGCGTTAGGGTACATCTCCCAGATGCGTGCCGTCAGCGCAGACTTACGTTTTCTTTAGAGGTTTGATATAGATATCTTCTCCATATTACTTATACCATTTTGATCTCTATAACATTTTACTCATATTCTTCAGGTATTTCACCGTTAGGTGGGGTGAAATCATCTAACTGATGTTTGAATGCCCTTGGATTTTTAGCAAAGTATCTAGCACCTAAACGTAAATATACTAACGTATGTGCAAAGTCATCAGGAACATTTATATCCCTGATTATCTGGAATGCACGAATCCTATCATTATATTCACAAGATAAGGTTAATAGATCTTCTGCGAAAGGTTTCATAACCTTATATGCAGGGAAAATCATTCTTTGGCTTTTAATATCTAAAACAACGCCTGCCATTGCACGAGTACGATCTGTAACCCAGGATCTGGATTTATCGTTAAATTCCATACCTGCAGTTACACGTGCTTTATATTCTATTTCGTATACTTTTACATTCGGGAAATGTTTACGAAGCACAGAGTTCGCTAAACTACCGCCACCACGGTCACATACTATTAAAACTGGAGCGGCAGAAGCTATTAGCTTAACGATTTGATCCATCTGGGATAATGGATCCTGATCTACTGGGAATTTCTGGCTAAAAAATACACGCAGTTTATCCTGATGGTCCAAGCCCCCAATAGTTACTACGGTATGCGTGTTTCCACCAAGTACACCCCAGTCTACTGTAGCAACTACAGTATATATTCCCCATTCACCTTTTCTATTAGTAGTAAATTCTGTTGTTTCAGGATCACAGCAAGCAACGACATCTGATTCAACCAGAAGTTTTGCGCCGTTATCATATGAATAACCAAGACATTCATTGAAAAACTTTGCCTCACTATATAACGGGTTATTTAATTTTTCGATAAGACGGGACCAGGGAATACCCGTTTGAGGAACACCTGCGATCATTGCCTGAGAAATGTGATACCCAACAAAATCCCTGTCAGGATATTTGCCTACATATTCACCAGTTGCTACGTCCAAGGGTTTACCGCAGTATTTACATATAAGACCATCTTCACCCAGATTATCTACTACGATTGGTACATTCCACTTTGCACAACCCTTGCATTTCATTGCCCAATAGTGTTGGGTAGTTTGTTCCCAAAGCTTTTGAATACAATTATCAAATGTTTTAGGAGTACCGCAAAAGACCATACGTTTCGGAGTTTTACGTGCTGTACATTCTTCTATTACAGGAATGTTATCCAAAATAATATCCTGTACCTCGTCAAGATACACAGAATTTGCGGATATACCACGGATACCATCGGCTGTATGATAGCAGCTACGTAAATACATCATAGATCCGTTTAAAAACTCTTTAGCCTGGGTTTGCATAGTACACGAAGAATTAACATAATAATTCTTTATAATCGGAGAATTATTTATCATTGGGTTAAGTTTATCATTATTAAATTGTGATACCTGATTATCTCGAGGAGCTACGTATAATGACCTCCAGAATGGTTTGCTGGCAAGTTCTGTAATACTGGTTGCACCAATAGTAGTTGATTTTGCTACCTGGCGACCAGTCATAAGAAGCAATTTTTCTGAGTCTGTATTCATTATAGTAACCATGTATGGTAACCCATCAAGACTAAAAGGTTTACCATCCAGGTATAATATCTTCTGGGAGAAATCAGAGGGACTTGTTTCCAGTGTATACATAAATCGAACTCCTTCACTAGGTTCTACAATTTATTATACCGAAAATACTTTGCTAAAAAAAAAGAGAGAAGTATGGATCGGGATCAAACCCCGGAACCAAATATCTCTCGAAATATGCTTCTGAGCTAGTGCCTTGCTCTCACACTAGTGTCTCCTCAGCTTCAGCATATGCTAAAACAATCATCAAATCAAACCAAAGTATTGAGAAACAAATTAGAAGTCCAAGTGTTATCGCCACTTGGAACCTCCTTTCAGAGACGCATAAGATCCTTCTGCTTATGCATCTCGATGGAAACTTTGACATACTTCTGCCATTTTAACAGAAACGTAGCGTGATTTCTCCAACCTCTGTTTTGGAAGAATTAGTTACGTTTCTGGTGTGTCAGAGGCTCTCTGACAAAACCGTTGATTTCCAGGCGTTTGCCAACAGGTTCAACGGAGAAACGCTCCTTGAATTCTTGGTCAGGAAGTAAAACCCAGAATACCCAGCGAGCGTCAGGCTCGGAGCTTTCCTTCCTCCAGCTAACCGGAATTCCTTCTGCATTAATATAATCCACTGCGTCTTTGGCTACATAGGCTACGCGTTGTGCATAAGTTAATAATGCAGGATTAACTGGCGGGGTAATCTTTATGGTATTTAACAATTGCCATAAAGCCCATGTTTCATACTCAGCATCGTTTTCCACTTTTTCTTTCTGAAGTTTCGGAATCGGCGCTTCTTTAAATACCTCCTTCATCGTTGGCGAGCTATCAATAAGAGCTTCGATACCAAGATAGAACTTTGGAGTCTTAAGAACATAGCGCTCCGTAAAATCTTCAGGTTGAAATTTGATGTTTTTGATGTTTTGTACAGTCATGGTTAACTCCTTCGTGACGACTATTACGTCACTTTAAAAAATATTATTTTATATAAATAACGGAAGGATGGAACGATTACGTTCCCATTATTTATAGCATAGGGGTGTTGGGGCTACCGCATCTTCTGCTGAACATAGCCCCGAGTTGCTATATTATAATGATTAAGGATTAACTTAATCTTGTTTTTCTTTGCTGCGTTGATCGCAGCGCATAATGCTGTAGATAAACCTGTTACATATAAGGATACTTCTTTGAGATCCGTATTTTGTACCTTTAGGCTTTTAAATAATTCATCAGCACGTCTTTCTAGGCCTTTTATATCCATGGGATCTTTGATCTCTCCATAGATACATTTTTCTACTTCTTCTGGAAACGCATGCCTATCACGACACAAACCAATAGATACTGATGCACTCATCCAGTTCACCTCACATTAAATATTTTATTATCAAATGTAAGAGAAATAGAATAACAGTAGCGAGGAGAACCTCGCTACGTAGAATTATATTCATAATAATCACGATTATTTATCTGTGTTATTATTTTTATGTGCGGATTGCTGGTTTTGATTTTTATTACCTTTGGTATCAGCTCCAGCTTCCTTATTAGTATTTTCTTGGTTTGTAGTATTGGTATTCGGATTAGTATTAGTATTTTGTTTTTGCTTTTTATTATAGTATGGTTTAGATTGCTTTTGTTGACGATCAATACTTTCTTTGCGTTTCTTAAACGCATATTGAGCAATCAATGTTCCCGCAATACCACCTAAAATACCTAATGCTCCACCAATAATTGTTTTGTTATCCAGATTTTCCATATATATCATTCCTTTCGTTTACGTGCTTATAAATTATATACTTAAATTTTAATTTGCTGAATAAATGACGCCCTAGGATTTCTCCTAGGGCTATATTTGTTACACCTCTAATTAACTTTGTGCTTCTTGTTGTCCTTGTGCTTGAGTATAGGATTGAACAACTTGTTCTGCAGCTTTAGCCATTTTGTAACCTTTGTATAACAAAACAGCTTTTTGTCCTACGTATAATCCTATTGCGCCAATAATAACACCAAGTGCTACTGATTTTGTATCGGGTTTCCAACCTTCATTTTGTTTACCTTCTACATTCAAATCCATTTCGTTGTTTTCCATTGCATTGTTCTCCATTTCGTTATTCTCCATGATTACATCTTCCATTGTAAAACACTTCCATTCTTTTAATTAAATTTTTGCAGAAATAACAACTAATTTTATTTCTACAATATTCTTATACCAATAGTTTGAATTATTTTGTGATACTTGTTAATATCATGTTGGTAATGCCAATAATACAAATAATAATTAACCCATAAACACTAATGCGTGCTATATTACGTAATATCCTATTAGGTGCATCTGCCTTACGTTTAGCAGCAATGATTTCTTTGCTGTTCATAAATAATATTTCTCCTTTCATTTTTAGTTTCGTACTATTATGTACATTTTTCCTTGAATATTTCTAATCGTTACATAGTAAAAACACTCCCATCTTTTAATTAAATTTTTGTAGAAATGTAATTAATTTTATTTCTACATTATTCTTATCCCACGATTTCTTAATTTTTTTTGAGATAGTAAAGGGGACCCGTAGGTCCCCGCCATGTTATTTCTGATTTTTCTTATAATCCCGCAATTTATATTGCGTGACCTTCCTTTTAACGATGGGAGCTAATTCATATCCCATCTTAGTAACCAACGCGCCCATTATAATTCCTAATCCAAAGGATTCCCATTTACCAGGTTCGTGTGGTGCAGGCATTAAAAATTCTTTTACGTTGTCCATGTTTGTCATAATAAAACACCCCTTATGTAATTAAATTTTTTGTAGAAAAATTGCTAAAACCTTTCTACGCCATTCTTATCTCATAACTTTTTTATTTTTTTTGCACCAAAAGAAAAGACGCCCCAAATCAATGGGGCGCCAATAAAACATATGATATTATTTTTTAGCCGGAGACTCATTGACATCTTTGATCTTGCGAACAGATATCCGTCCGTCCTTTCTTTTAATGCAAACCACCGTGTCACCAGATACAGAGTCACCATCGAAGTCAGCGGCAAAGCCTTTAAGTACCAACGGCGGGATCTGGATAGACTTGCCTTCTGTGGGGATCGGTTTAAATGCCATGATGTTAAGCTTATGCAGGGTCGGTGCACGGTTAAGCAATACCGGCCGTGCTTCCATTTGTTTAAGCAGAAGCTGTTTAGCTACATCTGTACGATTTTTGATCTCCTCTTTAGCTTTCAGGATATTAACGCCACGTTTACGGAACTCAGCGATAACAAAAGGCTCAAAGATTTTCCAAGCCATATCCCAGGGGATCTTAGCGTTGTCAACATGGAGATTCGGATCTGGCAGGATAGTACCACGACCAGTCAGTGTTTGTTGACGTTTAAGCAATTTGCGGTGGAAGAAGGACTCCTTACTAGTACCCTTACCAGTATAGTTAGAACCAGTAAGTTGAGGTAAGAACCCCGTAACACCACGCTTTTCGTTCTGCTTATTGATAGGAGCCATAAGGCCTACAATAGCATGAGCCGATTGACGTAAGTCTTTTAATAGTGCAGCTTTTTCTTCATCAGGGTAGTCCTTCATGCGTTCCAGTTTTTCATTAACGTTCAACATATCTTTGTAGAGATAGTTAACGTCGGAAACCATTGGTAAACCACCTGTCTTAGAATCATAGATCGGCCTAAACTGCGGCGGGATAATCGGAAACTTAGTCAGTACATATTCTGTCGGACTCATATTAGCTTTCTTTAACGCAGTAAGGTATTTAAGCTCTTTAAGAAGTTTATTACGATTACTGCCTTTTGCTACCTTGAGTGCCGCAGAAATCTCAGCAATACGTTTCGGTACATTGATCTTACCTAACTCCTGTTTGATCTGGTTACCGGTCATACCTGTAGTATCCTTGTGTAAAAGGGTAGCTACGACGCCCTCGAACAACGGATTTACTATTGGAGCTGCCAGGTTTACATGTGCCCAGTTCTGACCTGTTAAACCACCAGTTACTACAGGGTCAAAGATACCACCTTTTTCAGGTCTGTCTTTACCCATATGGTTTTCCAGAATAGAACCTTTTTGAATCGCACCCTTTGATAAGTTAGTAATCATCTTATCGTTAAGCGGGGCAATACTGATGGCATCTTTAGTTTCCTGTACACCGATACCCGATGCTGTAACAAGGGATTTAAATTTGTTGAAAGCAAATGGTTCTTTTGCAGGCATTGGAGTAATACCTGCTTCTAACTGGTTCCAGAAATCATCATTTTTATCGGATTTATAGGTAGCCATTTCACGAAGGTTGTTTCTAGCGTTATGTCCAAGTAATGCGAAGACATCTAACTGACCAACGCCTTTCGCACCTTCCTCACCGCCTTTTACTGGTTGATTATTGACATCATAGGCACCGCGGTACAAAGCAGAGAAGTTGCCTTCTGTTTGTTTATGCAGTTTAATGATATATGAATTACCAGTAAATACCTTGCCTAATTCCTTACCAGTCTTAGGATCATACAGCGGTTCTTCGATAGGTATATTATCTTTCTTCATTTTAGCTAATACTTTTTCGCTGGAATCAGCGGGGTCAAAGTTATCTATAATAGATACTTTACCTGTAAGTTTAGCTCGCTTACCTTCCATAGCTTCATACATTTGTCCTGGATTTACACGGGAAGGAACAGATGCAGGGTTAAGCATTGCGTCAACATGGTTGCCCCTGGCGTCCACTGGCATTTCCGAGTCCGGCAGGATCAAACCAATAGTACCTTTATTACCATGCAAGCCAGAGATCTTATCACCCTGTTTTGCTTTGTCCTCAGTAGTTACAACTACTCGAGTAAGCTTACCCTGACGTACTACCTCAATTACTTTACCAGGGGTATCGTGGTCCCAAACTTCACTTGCATCTTTATACGGATTTACAAGGCTGCCACGTAAGCGGCGCATCATATTATCCGCATTGGTCAGGGTTTTACGTCTCAGACCTGCAATTAGGATATCCCCACGTACTACAGTAGCTCCCTTCTTAATAACACCAGCGTCATCCAACTTCTGGATATTTTCGATGTTTATTTTTGTGGGGAACCACTTGATAAAAGAAGCTTTATCTATGTAAGAATCTGGAGAGGACTCGAATTCCTTAGTATACATATGCTGGCTCGTAAGTTTCTCAGCAGTAGACTCCGAGATAACGATAGAGTCTTCGTGAGTCCAGCCCTTGTATGGAATATAGGCTACATTCAAATTAGTACCTAGTGCTAATTCACCATTCTTGGTAAAATTAGAATCCGCCAGGATATCACCTTTTTTTACTTTGTCACCAACTTTAACTAACGGGTACATCGTCAGGAACGTATTATGAATAACCAAGCCGTTCTCTACTGCAAACATGTTGGACTCTGCAACTTCAAAATCATAAACGTATTCCTCGTGAGGCGCTTCCGTTATTGTTTTAATAGTATCCCAACGTACATCAGAGCGTTTCCAATGCCTTTGCGTTTTCTCGGGCATTGTGCTATAATGTTTATTCGTTAGATTATAGCGGGAATTAGAGCGCTCAGGCAAAGTATCCATTAAATGCTGCAGGTACTTTTGTCTGTCCTGATAATAAAAGAGCGGCCAGTTTGGTAACTCACGTACAGGAATGGTAAAAATATAAGCATCGTTCCATTTGTCATTCAGTTTACTTTTGTCACAGAACCCTTTGGTAGCCATGATACCTAGCGAGGCAAACATGTCCATTAGATCGTCTCTAAGGGCACTAGAAGCTGTCGAAGCACTGATTTGGAACTGAGATACCTGTCCATCTTCTTCGGCCTTAGAATGGGCAGATATGCACCCGTCGCCAGCCATATACCCAGCGAGTAATCCTTTACGAAACTCTGGTGAGTAACTAAAAAAATGATTTGGTATTAACTTGCCTGTAGAATACTTTTTAAAGTTCTCTACAAGCCATTGACTTAAATCCTTATCATATAACCTAACACTGTCTGCATAGATATGTGCAGGGTTCTTATTAGATACAATATTAAGGATATGTTGTACCTCTAATTTCCGGCAATCATCTAATACAGAGATTTTAATACAAGTGCCGTTTACACAGCCTTCCGATAAATAAAGACCTGCAAAGATACCCATATTATAATTATCCTCGTCCCTAAAGATAGTAGAACGGGGAACACCGGGTAACATTGCCAGCGGACATTTGGTTTCGCCTTCTATACAGTCTTTAGGGAATATAGGGACCAGTTCTCCAGATTCATCTATGGTAATCAGGCTATGATCTTCTGTAACTACTACGTTACGTCCAGATCTAAACTTGATATTATACAGTTTTTTGTCGTTATCCTGGTAATCAAAAGCATTGATCAATTGCCATTTAGATCGCTTAGCTTTGGTATCTACAGACTGTATTTTATCTCCATACTGGAATTCATAGTCTTTGATTTTCCCACGCCAAACTTCACCATGTACTCGAAGAACGTTGATTTTCATTTCTCCACTAGGACATTTAAGGTTTAGAGGGAAGTTTTCATAGATCTCTACTTTAGTGTTTCCGATCTTAATATATTTAGATGTTACTTCTGTAACTGTACCGTCAACAGGGGCTTTAGGTACAAAGTATTCTTTGCCATATCGTTCCTGGACAGTTTTATATTTACCAGACTGATCACGGATTTGAACTAATGGAGCTTCCCGGTGTACTAAAGGCACTGCTTGTGTAACCATACGGCCTGCCATTGTAACACGGTTACCCTGATCGTTTTGCAGGAACGGAACCAGGTTAGTTGTAATAGTAAACATATCAGCAGGTTTTGGCATCCAATAATCTACCTGATTACGCGGCATATCTTTCATGCGATTGTTGATAAGAACTTTTACTACAGGTTTACCATCTTGCCCCGGGAACCCTACTGCTTTACCTGCAAGGTCGATAGGCCTGAGCATAACTTTTTTACCGTTTTTATCTATGAATTCAGTATAGATGTTACGGTTTTTTATAACTGTAGGGCCTGTAGTTCTAAGGTCGATACCTACGCGTTCAGACTCTGTAGTACGTACAGGGTCAAGAAATCCGAAGTGAGACGGATGAAGATTACGTGCATTCATAGGAATAGAACGTTCCGATGTAATACCACCTTCACCCATGGCAGTGATTTTATGGTTAGTTTCCAAAATTTCTATCGGGTTGATTTCAGTTTGAGGAGCAGAAAGCGAGGATTTAGTAAAAAAACCTTCTACAAGCTTAGTCAACAAGTTTGGTAAAATGATCGAACGTAAGGGACGACCCTGGTCCAACTTGGAAATCAGTTTATATACAAGTCCCTCTTCCTTTGCCTTCTTCTCAATACGAAGCATTAAATGATCTTCGACAGCCAGGACTTCCTTGAATAACAAAGAATCTAAGTCATCTTCGTCATCTTTATTATTATAGACACGAATGATTTTCGCAGATGCGTCCAGCATAGCTTTCGGAGTAACTACATCATAAGCTTTACCCAATGTAATTCGGGTAGTATCCGCATTGAGCGTGTTGCCTTTGAAATACTCGCGTAAATCTTTGATATCATTACCCGTACGTTTAGTAGGATAGATAACCTGCTCTACTATTTTTTTAATATCTTCAGTAAGGTTGGATTTTGCAACGTTTACTTTAAAGATATCATTGCCCCATACAGCCTGGATCTCAGGATCAGATGCACCCAGCGCATGTAACAGTGGATATAGAGGGATCTTCTTGGAAGATGTGGATAACTTTGATTTATCAAATCTAACACTGAATACACCGTCTGTATCCATATGTATTTCAAAGCCTAAACCTTTAGCTAAGTTAAAATCGGCGAATACGGCGTCGGAATCATTAGTTCTACGGGTATAAACACCTGGAAGTAAACGGGATTGATTAAATACGGAATAGTCCTTACCCTGTACAATAAATGTACCACGATCGGTAAGGATAGGAAGATCCAATATTTTTATTTTTGCAGTTTCGCTTTTGCCGTTAGTTTTTGTAAGCCTAAACTCACCATATACAGGAGTTCCTAGACTAGACCCAGCAAGCAGGCTTTGCTTTTGAGACTCAATGGATGAATTGGTCTTATTAGGGATCTCAAGACGGATCAGTTCGATTTTACCAGTCTTTCCCTCAATAGGAAAAAGGTGTTTTATACCCTCTTGAACTTTTTTTAAGATTGCATCCCATTTTTGGCTAACGTTTAGATACATTTTTCTTCTCTTCCTTTCCGTTTAACCCTTTATTAGTAATTGCTTCCTGTATTCCTAAACGTGTACCCCGTCGTACAGCTCGTTCTATTACAGGTGCTAAACTGCCAGCCGAGGGCAGAACTTGTTCCACCCAGGCCAGCTTCCGTAATTCTTTAATTATATTGTTGCTCATACTTGCTGATTACCTCCTTCGGCACGTGGAGGCCGTTGCTCTGGTAAATCACCATGTTGTTGTCCACCCATATCGATACCGTTGTTAGGCATTGGAGTCATGATACCATACGAACGTTGTACATTATTTTGGACAACACTACGCTGAACCTGTTTCTCCATTTCGTCTTTTTCTTCCTCATTAAGATATTTTTGCTCCTGTTCATATTCCAGATGCGGGAACAATTCTTTAAGTGCTGTATGTTTGGAAAGCACACCTGCTTCGACCAATCTAAGCAGCAAATCTTTCTGAGCAATATCATCTGCCATTTTAAACGGCTGCATACGAACTTTGATTTTAGGAATATCGAAATAAGTATGACATTCATCGATAATATAATCAATAACTTCCTGCATCATAGTGCGGTAGTTAATGAATTGGTTTTCCAGCATACGTAAGGATACATTAGCGCCAGACCACTGAAGACCACCATACACAAATTCATTTGGTACAGACATGCCTGCCAGGATCTGGTTGGTGATTTCTTGGATCTCGTTAGTAAGCATTAATGCTTTACCTTGTGCACCCAGGATTTGTGCATTTACAGGTACAGGCATGATACTCTTGCGTAATGGGTTGGCTTTCCACTGTTTATATTCTGTTTCCAGTGCCCCACTGAATTGCCCTAAATTTAAATCACCTGCGGGATCAATTGCTCCGTTAGAGGACGGGGAAATAATAGTCCAAGGTAAAATCTGGTCAATTGCTAAAGCATCCTGTGCTCGCAATAAAATTAACAGGTGAAATAGATATTTCAGTACTGGGGATATAATCGGCTGACCATAACCCTTATTATACGCAGAAGAATGTGTTTCTCGTTTCAGGTGAAACACTTTTTTATTGTACAGTTTAACATACTTACGCGATTGAGCAGCATTGATCAAGTACAAAGGATATGTTGACCAAAGATTAATGTTGCCTTGATCGATACCTGTAGTAAGTGAACTTGGTAATGAATAGAAGTATTCTGACATACCCATGGTTTCGTCATAGTTTACTTTCATATTCAGCGGGTCCCAGAGAATAGGACGTATAGCGGAGATTTCCTTCGTTGTGACATCTTTAATCTCTGCTGCAACTGATTTCTTACAGGTAGGACAGTCGATTATGATACTTTTTTGACGAAGTTTAAATTTTCCTTCAGAGGCAGCTATCGAAGTACGACAGTGAGGACATTCCAGCATTCGTTTAAAAGGCATCAAAAGAGAAAAATAGGAGTTGCCACTTACAAAATAATCAAGACCCATTTTTATAAGGATACCCTTCAAGTCGATTGCTGTAAATATTTCTTTATACTTTTTAATGGTTTCTTCTTCTGTAGTATCAAAGATAAACTCTGTAATAGGATAAGAAACCATTTTATTAATTGCAGCATGGATTATAGGGTGCCAGTCGTAGAAATAACGTCCCCAAAGCATCATAATCTTTGGATCCATCAGCGTTTGCATAGCGATCGGATCAAAGTAGGGTGCCGGATACAACATTCTCCAACGGGCATCCTGGGTCATCAATTTATATTGTGAATTATTATAGGAAGTCGCATTACCACTACCCATAATATCTGTATTATCAACAGGTACTGCCATGGATTATTTGTCACCTCCTCCGGCTGTCGATGCCGAAGTCATTATTTCAACGTAATCCTTAATTTCTTCAAGATATGCACGTTGAATAGACTGTTGCTCTTTATTTAAAAAGATAGGCGGGATAAAGCGCTGAGCATCTTTAAGCTCAGGAGGTAGGATCGCAATGCCTTCTTCTCCCGCTTCAGCAGCGAAATACTGGATTACTTTATCATCAAATTCATCGTTAGGAAATTCTTTTTTTAGACAGGTAACTGCAAAAGCTAATTCTTTTACACTGATATCCTGATCCACATCGGGAAGTACTGGCCTACCATTTAAAGTCAGTGCGATATTCTCAAAGACGATCGGATTATCCCAGGGTAATCTAGAAGTTTTAGCTATTTTAGCAGACATTAACGGTGCTACCATATCTTCGCCAAACTCATCTCGAATAGCCTCAGCTACCCAAGTATCAAAGTCTTTAAATTTCTTTTTAGCGTCATCATATGCCCTAAAGATTTCATTGCCAATAAGAAGACCGCTAGCAGCCATATTATTTCACCCAACTTCCAATTTCATTCTTTACTTGACTCGGAAGCCTTTCTATTTGAAGTTGCAGAGAATCCGGAGATTCACCATCCCAATCCAGGTCTACACCTAAATCTTTGATAGAATCCTGGTATTCAGAGATAACTGAAAGCGGAGCACTAACAGTACCCAGATTAACCATGTTTTCTGATGCTCTCTTTTCAAATACTGCATACTCAGGAGTACCTACTAAACGTTGCATAGCAGGGGTATCAAAGCCCAACTGTTCATCCAGGTCATGGAGGATCTCTACCATTCTTTCAGGAGGAACTGCGCTTGCAGTTTTAGCAATGGTTTCAATGGCTTCAATTTCTTCGGGCTCTGAAGCATGGTACGCACGGGCAGCCATACAGGTATCAAATTCAGTACCATACTCAGTTGCATGTGCATATTTTTCAGTGGTTTCAGCTTCTGTGTCTACCCAGTCTTTTTCAAAAGCATCAATAGCTGCCATGATTTCAGGGTCGTCCATTACTGATGCAACTTTGTTTACTACAGGGATCTCGATATCAATGCCATAGATACTGCAGGCGTTGTTGATACGATTTACTACTTCTTCTGGCAACATGGATGCACATTTAGTAGCATACAGTGCAGAGATTTTTGTTTCTACTGGGGTTGCGATAGAAAACATGCGATTGATATCGTCCGCAAAAACTGCGTCTTCCGCATAAGCCTGTTTTTCGATCAGTTCACCTAAATCGATATCCATTTCTTCCGGCGAAAGAAGATTTTCTACAGCAAAAGATGCTAGTTTTTCAAAGTTAGTATCTGTAGATAAATCAATAAGTTCTTCTTTATAGAGATTAGGTTTCATAAAAAATTAATACCTCCAATGTATTGGTTTTTCCGTATACTAGTATTATACCTAGTATTTATAATCGAAAACTGTATAGGTATAATATGGTACAGTAGAATAGAAAAACCGTTAAACCAAGGAGGTTATAATACCCCATGAACTTGTCATATCTATATAATCTTGATGAGTCTAGGTCTCAGGTATATGAACAGCAGATATTAGTACCTGCTTCTAAAAAAGTATACCTCGATCATATACCAAAAGTCAATACCCTTCAAATAGTTGGTATCCAATTAATATTTGATGGAGAGCCACTAGCGGGACAAGCATTATTTAATTATAGATCGGAATATGATTACGTAGCTGCAAAAGGTATTGTTATTTTTAACAGTGCTGATGTTGGTAAAACGTTTAATGTCCGATATATTCCTGTTGCATCCCGTGTAGACGCCTCGATAATTAATGAACTTATCCGTGTAGGTAATACTTTAGACGGAAATGTATGGACTAAAGATGAATTACTAAATCCTAAAACTGGGGAAGTAATTCTCTGGGATATCATTAAAAATCGACCGCTTCTCGCATCTCAAGTAAAAGATGGTTTGCTTTCTAAGGAAGACAAAGCCAAATTAGACCTTATTCCTAACCCTGTACAAGTTAAAGCTATTGGTTCTATTCTAATAAATGATGCCTATGCTGTACCTACAGAATGGGGCGGGTCTGTTAAATTTGTAGAGAGTGAAACTTTAGTACCTGTTATTAAAGATGCCAATACAATTGAGTTTCGAGTAAATATATCTGCTGTAATGAAAGATCTGTCTGCGTACATAGAGGCATTAAAAGGTACGTATGGAGTTCCGTCAGATCTAAACAGATATGTAACTAATAATGACCCTCGAATGAGTGATGCGCGCCAACCGTTAAAGCATCAACATACAATTTCAGATGTAATCAACCTGCAACAACAATTAGATAATAAAGCAGCTAAAGTCCATACCCATATAGCTTCAGATATTACTGACCTCTCTGTAATCCAAGGACCTCCAGGTGAAAAAGGTGATCCAGGTGATCCCGGACCTAAAGGTGAAAAAGGCGACCCCGGACCTGAAGGAAAAAGAGGTGAAAGAGGTGAAAAAGGTGAAAAGGGTGATCCTGGTCCTAAAGGTGAAAAAGGTGATCCCAGTTTACCAATAGATGCTATAGGTGCAAGTGAGATATTTAATAACTGGACTGTTAATGGATTTGAACTTGAAGTTAATGAAGGCATGGGGATGTATACAAATGGTAAAGCTTATGTAAATGGTAAAGGCCTTACAATACCTGAAAACGATGATAGCCTTGTACATGATTATACACGGCTACTCATTGAAACCAATAGGCAAGTAACTAATGCCAAAGCATATGTATCAACCGATCAAAAAAATATTGCAAGTTTCGATACAAATACAGTATTTGAAATCACTCTTACCAATATTACAGAACAGGGAATCATCTTTACTGTAGTTGCAGATGGTAAGACCTTCTCAGACTTGAATTCCAGTGATAATCCAATAGTGCTCGGAATAACTATATCCTTTGACAAAGATATGACGATTTATAATGTCGGAGATACGTTTACTTTAACAGTTTTAGAGACTGGTTACTGTTTAATATACTTGGCATACGAATCTGGAGTAAATTATGCGACATCAACTACTGATTTTACTAAGGAACAAATTAATAGCTATACTGCTATTGGTAATTATCCTATTACTATACTACATGTGGTTCCCGGTACAACACCTGATGAAGAAGGCGCGATCTGGCCTGAAATAACTATTACAGATTTACAATATAGATTTCCAAATTATATTATCGATCCGGAAAATAAACTAGGATTAGTTGATATAATTGATTTTTCAGTGAGTGATTGGTCTTCTAGCCCTAATAGTGATGGCTTTTATACTCTTGAAAAACCTGTAACTAATCGTATTCCGATTTCTCGACCCTATCGCAAGTTATCTGCTGATCTTTGGGAATCCTTAGAAGCTACTATTCAATTTTCAAATACTAAAATCATATTACTTTCAAAAACAACTTTTGCAGGGTGCATCCTTGCAGGTACAAAGGAATGGAGGCCGTAATTATATGGATAAAATTATAACATTAAATGAACTTAAAGAAATTGCTGAAAACTGTAACAGTAAAGTTTATCATATTTATTTGCATTGGACAGCAGGTAGATATAACCAAACATTTGATGATTACCATATCTGTATTACTGGTGATGCACAGATTCATCTTATGGGAAATCTGAGCGAATATAAAGAACATACCTGGCATCGTAATAGTAATGCTATTGGAGTTACCCTCTGCGGATGCTTTGATGCAACAGCCTACGCGGATGGAAATGTAGACTTTGGTAGCCAGCCTCCTACAGCAGGCCAAATTGAGGCCATGGCTAAAGTTGTCACAATACTTTGTGAAAAATTTAATATCCCAATAGATGCAAGCCATGTAATGACCCATGCTGAAGCTGCTGACCTGGATGACTATGGCCCTGCAACAACGTGTGAACGTTGGGATTTATGGAAATTATATGATATCCCAGGTGATGGTAAACTTAAACCAGGTGGCGATGTTGTTCGAGGTAAAGCCATTTGGTTCCAAAATTATCCGGATACAATTTAATAGTTAGGAGGAGCTATTCGTGAAATTTCAAGAAACTCTTGCGGATGTTATCCTGGATGATAACGACGCTCTTTTGCGTTTGATCCGCGAAGTGTATAATAAAGGAGTAACAGCAGGTATGCAGGCTGCTGAAATGCAAGACTGTGAAAGCATTTTTAACGATTGGGAAGAAGTCGAAACTGCTTTGACTTACCCTATAACATCCATTGAAGATTTTGTAGATGAAGCACTCGATCCCCGTTATAGGAAATGGTGAAAGGAGATTTAGCTTATGGCAACAACTAGTACACCAATCATTAGTAAGGTTGGAGATCTGGCACTTACTTTAGCCTTAAATCCGCCCGCTGGTTTTTTAAGTTTGGGTGAAGGTTTAGTTTTAAATCGTATTCAGTACTCGGAATTATGGACATGGGCACAAAATACCATGAAAATAATTTCAGAATCCGAATGGCAGGATTTAGCAAATGCACAGGATGGCAATTGTGGATTCTTTAGTAGTGGTGATGGAAGTACTACTTTTAGGCTTCCTAAAATTACTAGCTTACTTAAAATGTCTGAACTTGCTGAAGTAGGAAATTATAATAAATCTGAATACTCCAATCTGCATTTCCATGGATTAGGACGCATGCAGAATAATAATGGCAACTGGGGTCGTTATGGCTACTCTGGTGCCAAATATCCATCTGGTACCTCAGGCTGGTTCTGGAATGGATCAGGTGGTACTGGTACCTCTGGCGGACCAGATTCCAGTGGGGATATTATTACATCATATAACATTGGTGATAGTGGAAAAGCTCCTAGACCAGCTTCTATAAATATTGTTTTATGTATTAGATATACTGTAAACAATCAGGCTACTGCAGTTGCTATTGGATCTGAAGAAGCAGTCGCGGCTGTTAATGCACTGACTGCCAAAATCGCCGATGTAGAAACTGCATATAACATAAATTGTCATCTTGACACTATCGGCTGGCAGGTGTATAATTCAGGTATCATAAGAGAATGGGGACAAACAGAACCTGGAATTTCAATGGGAACTATTGTTTTCCCAATTGCATTTAATGCTGAGACCCCACCTTATTCGATTAAAGTTACACTTGTAGACCCCAACGCTGAAATCAGTACCCCTGGTAAAATATGCTTAGGAACTCCTACGAGTACAGATGTTTCCTTTACTTATTCTGGGGTATTACCTGCCTCTGCATATATTATGTGGGAAGCACTGGGCCGAAATTAAGAAACGAGGAATAACAATAATGTCTGATAAACTTGAATATTACTGTACTTTTGACCCTAACACTGGAATAAAAACAGGCGGATATATTGCAGGTGTCCAACAGGTGCCAGTGGATGCGGTACGTGTATCTTTTAACGATTTCAAACTCTATAGCTCTAGTTCTAGGTATCGTTATGATTGGGATAATAAAAAGCCCATTTATGTTAATGATACTTTAAGTGAAATTCCTATCGAAACTCTGGTATGTAGAGCACTGGAATTAAATAATATTATTACCAAAAATGATATTACTTCTCCTTTTCCGTTTAAAGTCGGCAATCAATTAGTATCTTTTGATAATAGCCTGGAATCACAAACAACATATAACTTATTTAGCACAATGGCAAATGTAAATCCTGAAGATACATTTGAGGTTCGTGGTACTCCCAGTGGACTTTCAAATAAACAAGTTTTTACATTCAATGCTGACCAAATGAAGCGCCTTACCAGTGCATCCGGGGAACATGTATCTGAGGCTAAAACAAAAGGTTGGGAAGCCCAAACATACATTAATGATCCTAGACGCACTATTGAAGAACTACAAACTTATGTATTAAAACTTGAAGAAGTTATTAAAGGAGGATCTAATACTTAAATGAAAATAGATGTAACCGTTAATAACCGTACCCTGGAAACCTCAGAAATTTATCGCATCCCCAGTCGAAGTCAGGAAGATGTTTCTATCGCCTTCCACATTGAGCCTGGTTTTGGCTGGGATGCTTTAGATAAAACAGCAGAATTTTCCCGAGTAGAGGGTAAAACCTGGAAGGTTAATATCCAACCGGATGTATACTATAGTATCCCCACAAGTGCTATCAATCGCGAAGGTATACTTTATGTAAGCCTAATAGGTTGTAGTAAAGGGGAAAAACTTGCAACAACATTCCCTGTGAGCTTTATGGTTGAACGTAGCAATCTCGATTTACTGCGTCCTACACCATATCCCGTTGATGAAAATGGTGATCCAGATCCTGACGCTTATGCCCAATGGGTGGCTATTGTTACCCAAGCTGTTGCTCGTGCCGAAAAAGCAGCTCAAGAAGCAGAGGGAGTAGCTACAGGATGGTATACTAAAGAAGAATGTGATGAACGTTTTGCTAAACGAGTTAAGCTGTCTGTAACTGCGTCTGAAGAATTTGATTTAGCCTTAGCAGTAAATGGAACATTACCTGAAGTACAAGTTAAAGCATTGCCAGTAGATGTAAGCTCGGGTACTATTGAAACCCCTGCGTCTATGATATGTATCGAAGAGGCAAGATTTGATGTTTCTAGTAATAGCTCTACTACCTCATCTTCTTATTCTGGCTTTGTCCTGCGAAGATTAAATGACTCTCTCTATGATGAATTAGTAGTAGATAGCAAGGGTGCTAACTGGGTGAAAAAAGTACATTCTGTAAAAGGTTCTGATATTACAGGAATGTGGCTGACAGATACACAATATGCTTTTAATATTATTACCCAGGAAGACCCTGATCCCGCGTATAACGATGCTGTACTTTTTAATATTGGTCCTGTAACCTATGAAATGAAGAATAACAGTATTGTAGTAGATTTTCCAGCTAAGGCAACAGATGAACAGTTAGCTGAAGTTGAGATCTGGTATGCGCTAAAAAATCCTCAAGTAAAATTGATTTCCAATGCTACTCTGGGTACAATTCCTACAAGTAATGGTAGTATCAAAGGCTTTAAAACCATGAACCTGGAAGAATCTCCACTGGCATCTTTTGGCGTAATGGTAGAATTGGATATTACTAAGTATCTTAACTCGTACATGGCGATTATCCAAGACTTACAGGCTAAAGTAACTGCAGCAGAAGAAGCCGTAGAAGTAATGAAAACTACTGTAGATTCTAAAGCTAAAATTACTAAAATAGAATTTGATGCAGATGACTTTGTAACCGATGGGGTTTATGGTAAGCATTTTACTATCAATGATCCCAATATTGAAATCCTTCAAGTCTATGAAGGCAATGCTAAAGGTTCCTATGACCCAATTATGTACACAATTTTTAAAACTCCGATCGCTACCGTTATTCAAGCTGAAATAACTGAAAAAGGGTATATAGTATATACTACTTACGGAACAGTATAACACGGTTAATTAAAGACTCCTGTATTATGCAGGGGTCTTTTTTATATTTATAGATAGGTATAATATGGTCTAGAAATAAACAACCGGAGGCTTAAATATATGGCAGATCTCGAGAAATTTAATATAACCCCTGCTGAAGCGATATTAGTAAAAAAGGTTGAAGAAGTAATAGATACTGTTAACCATAAATCTGATGACACCCATCTTCATGATGACCGATATTTACAATTAACGGGTGGCACAGTAACTGGATCTGTGGAATTTGACCTAGGTAATACTGATGCCGCTACGGAATATATTTCCTTAAAACGGGGCACTACAGAAACAAAGGTTTATCAGGCTGAAGATGGTACTACCATAAATATAGACGAAAATCGCATATTATGGTTAAAAAAAGTATTAAGCTCTAATACATCACAAATAGTACTTGGTACAGATATCATTCAATCTCCTAACGCGGACAGTGATGCTGCTGATATAGTTTTAGCACATAAAATCACGGATATTAATGGTGAGAAAATTGCCACAACTGTTGGCGGACGTACTGATACTTTAGGGTTTAAATTTACTGAATTTAATTTAAATACAGGTGCTGCCAGCTTCTTCGGTACTGCGACAAACGCAAGTACTGCAGAGGCTCTTAAGACTGCGGTTTCTATCAAGCTTACTGGTGCAGTTACAGGGGATGTAACGACTTCACTGGATGCTCCAGTAAACATTACAACTGAGTTTACTACTATACCTGCTGATAAAATTACAGGCATGATCTCGCTTGATAATATTCCCCGAGAGGCAATGCCTAACACTGTTACCGTTCAAAATGATGAAGAACGATTCGCTTTGACTAAAGAGCAAGTACAGAATAACGACGTTGTTATCGTTGAAGGTGCAACTGAGAATGACCCAGCTACTATGTACTGGGTAATAGATGATACTAAACTGAATTTACCAGAAGGTTACCGTGCATTTACATCATCTATCTCTACTGCTGTGCCCTGGTCTGGCGTATTAGATAAACCTGAGACTTTCCCTCCGTCTGCACATAATCAAGCTGCAAGTACAATTATTGGACTCTCTACTGTTGCTACTTCAGGAAGTTTCAATGATTTAAGTGATGTCCCTGCGTTTGTTAAAACGGTAAATAGTGTAGCAGCTAACAGCAATGGGAATGTAGATGTAACAAATTTAAAAATTCAAAAAATAACTAGTGCAGTTGATCTTAATACTTATAGGACTCCTGGAGTTTGGGATTGTGACAATAGTGGAATAGCAGCGTCATGTATAAATTGTCCTACTCGGCTTGCTTTTTATCTAGAAGTTATTAGATTTAATAATACCAGAGGAGTTCGTCAGATAGTAACATCGTATAAACCTGATGCACATAGCATGTTTATACGCACCTACTATAATGATACTGTGACAGAAACCTGGGGACCCTGGAAAGAAATAGCTTATCGTGGTACGACTTTGGCTGCCTACGGTATCACTGATGCAGTAAAAACGGTTAATAATACCACGCCAGACCCTGCTGGGAACATCGACCTTTCGGGGATTCCGGTAAAAGATCTAGGTTCTTTTGCAACTAAAACTATCACTAATTTACGTCAAGAATTAAAAACATGGATCACTTCTTACTATAATATGAATTCCAGTTGTGCCTTTATGTGTTCGGAGAATTGGATTTCGTTATGGAATAACAGTAACCTTGATACTGAAATAGGTGCTGGACAATTATATACCTGCCAAATTATTGGGTCCTCTAGAGATGCTTTATATACCCAATTGTTAATTAGCACTTATGCAACTGATAAAGTATACACATGTGCTATGGTAAATAATACCTGGCAACCTGTGCATCAAATCTCTTACTCTGACAGTATATCTGGTAGTTATTTGAAATTAGATGGCTCGTCTACAATGACAGGTCCAATCAATTTTAGTAGTGCAGCAGGACTAGACTTAAAATGTAATAATGTATCAGTCTTGAAAAAAAGTGCTTCATCAGGGGTAATTATTGGTGGGGATTCAAGCACTGTTAAATCTATTCATATTCGTCCTACCGGAATTGCATCGACAACCAATGAAAGTATTTTTACCGACACTGGTACCTTAACGTTGGGCAATGCTGTTCCAAGTAATAACAATGATGCTGTTCCTAAACTCTATATGGAACAGAATGCACTGATTACCACTGACCTTAAAAATATAAATGCTGAAACTACGAACTTAAATGAATATAAACGAACTGGTGTTTATTCTATTCAAGCCACTTCTTCTGTTACTCTAACTAACGCACCTATAACTACCCCGTTTACTGGTGTATTAGAAGTTTATACAGCGGGTGACCCTGCGTCCCCTCAGGCTAATGATGAATATACCCAGATTCTATATGTGGATACTGATACCAGTATCAATATTTATACCCGTAAATATAAAAACAGTACCTGGGGACAATGGAACCAATTTGTCCGCTCTGATCAAAAAGTAAACGCTGCACAACAATTATATGCTACGGAAATTCCTAATGACAGTGATCTTAATAACTATACCACTGTCGGCTATTATATAGCAAAAACAGATAGTGTTGCAGCATCTTTAACTAATTGCCCTGCAACAGTTGCCTTTGGTTTAAATGTTTCTACGACTGGTGCAGGTATTCGCCAAGATTTATATTCTTCTAAAGTTGCTGAACCTAAATTATATTTCAGAATAAAAACTGGAACTACATGGTCTGCCTGGAAAATCATGGGCGAAGATGTGGATATGACAGGTTATGTTAAAACTACATCAAACTTGACTTTTACTGGTGATAATATATTTGAAGGCAGTACTGAATTTGCGGGCGATCTGATTGTAGGCAGTAAAGAAGATCCTGCTCAATTTATTTTCAATGGGGAACCTTTTAACAATGGTGTCCCTATCGGACAAGTATTCCCGGTATTAGACGGTATTGTACCAAGTGATGCATTGCCTTTGACAGGGGGATTGTATTCTCGTACTATTTATTCAGCGTTATGGGATTGGGTCAATGAACACGCTGCAGAACGCCTGGTTACTGAAGAAGTATGGCAGGCTACTAAGACTGCAAATGAAGGGAAATGGGTACCTCAGTATTCCACTGGTGATGGCTCTACTACTTTCCGTATGCCACTATGGAACTCCTATACTAGCGGTACATCTGATACTAGCCTAGTAGGAAGTTATGCAACGGATACCCAAAGAAATATTACAGAAGAATTTGTCATAGATTTTGCTAATTCAGGCTATACTAAAGGCGCTTTCGTTGCAGGAGATGCTACTGCAACGACGTACTTTGGTTCGGGTGGTACCTCAGATGCTATACTTAAATTTGATGCCTCTCGAGTTGTAGGTGCTGACCATACTGGTTCTGAAGTACGACCTAAAACTGGCTATATTCTCTGGTGTGTAAAAGCTAGAGGTGGCTGGACAAATGTTGATAATATAGATATCAATACCCTGCAAACCCAAGTTGATACCGTAACGCAACAAATGGGTGACGCTGCTCTTAAAGGTTCAGCAAATACATTCTCTAAAAACAATATATTCAATGGGTTTATAGACGTAGCGAAAGGCATTAGATCTACGACACCTGGAACTTCACCTCTGACTATAGATTCCAGTCTTTCCCAACCTGTAAGTATGTTTGATCCTACTACTGGGGGTACTGTAAACTTAGATTTCCAGCATGATCTGCATATTATAAACTTTATGACAAATAATGCATCGTCAGCTACGATCAACCTGGCAGATCTTTATCTACCTAAGAATACAGAGTTAAACCAGGCAGTATCTCGAGTAGTTACCTTAGCATTATACACAGGTACTGCAGTGCCTACAATTACCTGGAATACGGCAAACTCAGCATTCTCGTCGGTTATTGTATCTAAACCAAACGGAAATGACCCCGACCTTGATATGGGAGCCTGGAACTTCGTTAATATCTTGCTTGTAACAAATACTGACAATAGTGTCTATGTATTTATGTTCCCCACTACTCCGCTTGTTATTTCGTAACAAAGGAGATTATAACTTATGTATAAACAAGTACCTAAACTAAGTCAACCTCCGACCTTCCAAATGATAACCGCTGAGGCAGGCCCCACAGATCAAATAGAAGTACAAATGAGCTATGCCCCCAAACAAACTATTAAATCTATAGTATCTATGAATCCTGAACTGGTAGTCAGTAGTTTTACCTCTGATACTACTGATGTTACCATTAAACTGGATTGGGGGCCTGATGCTGCTGCAGGGGATAAAGTATTTCAACTGCGAGTAATATTGGCAGATGGTAGACAATATTTTTCTGATGCTCTAACTTGTGTGAAAAATGATACGTGTACGTTAAATCTAAATTATACCAATGATACAACTGGTACAAATTACTGGGTAAGTATAAACGGAACTCAGTATACCGCATCTACTACATTACAATTCCCGTTGGGAACTGATATAAATGTTGTTTATAATTTAAACGGGACTGCTAAAAATCTTATATATTGCCAACGTCAAATAAATGATGGTAATAAATTATACTTCCATCAAGCTACAGAAACTACATATGCTGAAACTATAACGCTAACTAATGATATCAATTTAAACTTTTCTGTAGCTGCATGGAAACTTAGACCTGATATATCTCCCCATAATGGATCAACTACTATATCCGGGTTTGCCTCGCTATATGGTGCATCAGATAAAGAATTTACAGTATCTTTTGCTCCATCGACAGGCTACGTTTTTGACAAGTTTGTCTTTGAATATAAAGGAGATATACTTACAAATCCAGTAACAGGAACCTTAGGCGAATATGTGCCGCTTGGATGGACAGGGATAACATCGTCCCCAACTAAAGATCCAGAAAGCATATATTATTTAAAAGCGGATGCATATGGTAAATTAGCTACATATACTGTAACTATTACACAAACAGCTAATCAAACCATTAAAGTAACAACAAACGACGGAGTAGAACATACCTCGACATTCACGGCAAACTATGGTACGACCTATACAGTCACGGTAACCCCGGCTACTGGGTATAACGCAGGTACTCCCTCTGTTTCCAGTGGTACTATCACGGGTAACCTGACTATCACTGCTACCGCGGCTACTATTAAGACTTTCCAGGTTACTATCACCCAGACTGCTAACCAGACTATCAAAGTTAAGGCAGGTAGTGTTGAGTATACCTCGACATTCACGGCAAACTATGGTACGACCTATACAGTCACGGTAACCCCGGCTACTGGGTATAACGCAGGTACTCCCTCTGTTTCCAGTGGTACTATCACGGGTAACCTGACTATCACTGCTACCGCGGCTACTATTAAGACTTTCACCTTATCTATTGGTGCAACGACCAACCAAACGTACGTAGCTACTATTGGTGGCGTTGCTAAAACAGCCACATCTTCTGCTACAAATTATACAGTTGATTATGGGACTGCATACAGCATTGTATATACTGCAAATGCTGCAACTGCAGCTTACACATATACTGCATCTGCTGCAGTAAGTGGAACAGTAACTGCGGATGTCAGCGTTCCTGCTAAATCTGCAACATCCACATTAAGGTACTATAACTTGACTGTGCCTGCTACGACTAACCAAACATATGTTCTTAAACTCGCTGTCAACTCTACTTATGGTGGAACACTGCCCAGCTACACAAGTACTGCAACAAGTGCTGCCCAAAATAACCTGAGCTGTCCATATGGAACTACCTATACAATTACCTATACTGGTAATACAGGCTATAATGGTGGCGCAACTAAGACTGGTACAGTAACCGCTGCAACTACCGTAACTCACAATGCTGCTACTATTAAGGTATTAAAAGTTATTATTTCTAAACCTGAACATGGTAGTATCTATGCTACCTATGAAGGAACAAATTATTGGGGTGAATTAAATGTCAATTATGGCAGCACTGTTACCTTCACGTGTACACCTGATAGTGGTTATACCCTGAAAAACTGGACCAAGAATGGCTCGGTAATAAATTGACCTATCGGTAATAAATGGACCTATTAGATTCTCCTCCTCTGTTTTAGGGGAGGGGAATAACTAATATATTATAGCTTATATGCTAGGAGGAATATCAATAATGGAAAAAATCAAAGAAATAGCTACTAAAGTAATTACTGCAGTTAAAGAAGGAGCCAAGGCATTAGTTGCTAAAGTAGATTTATTTATCATGTCCAACCCCAAGAAAGCTACGTTAGCTGCACTTGCTGTCGGCGTAGTTCTGGGCCTTTTATGGGCAGACTTAGAAAACCCTGTAAGACACTAAAAAAACTGTAAGACACTAAAAGAAAGGAATGTAAAATTATGAGTAAACTTGATACTGAAGCAAGAGACAAATTGCCAACTGGGGTATTTGGCATCCCAGAAACCCGGTCCTATCCCTTAAATGATAAAAACCATGTAATGGCAGCAATTAAAATGTTTCGCCATGCCCCAGCAGACAAAAAACCACAACTTGTACGAAACATTCGTCGTAGAGCTAAGGAATTAGGTATGAATGTAAATATTGGGGATGATACCAATATGCATAAGTATACTAAATCTGAAAAACTAGCCCATCTTTTAGAATCTAAATACTTTACAAATTTTAATTATTGAGGTAAAATAATAAGTAGCATGAAATATCTTGAAATTTAAGGTATTTCATGCGAGTAAATAGTAAAGGAGCTTGTTTTTCATGAGTGTTACTCGACGACTACTTATGTCATCTGCTATATCTCCCGGTGAACTACGCAATCTGCGAGCTATCATTGGATATACGCCTCGATGGTATGCCCGGGAAGATCTATTTGAACCTCATAAAACAACCATTGTTATCCCCGCCGCAACAGAAATAAATGTTGGTGGCAATGGTTATGTAGTTTCCCAAGATGCAACGTTAGACTTATCTACTATAGGGACTGCTGCTGATAGAGCAGGAAAAGATGTTTATATATATGCTTGTCAACCTACAAGTAATATTAACAATCTCGATCCTACACTGGTGCTTTCTCTTGACTCTACCGCTCCTGCAGGGTATACTGAACATACCAGTAGAAAAATCGGAGGATTTCATTGTCTATGTGCAGATGTAGGTGTTATTGAGGGACATGATCTGAGTGGTTATGTTGCTGGTGATATCTTACCTGCTAGTGTATGGGATCTATTACACCTTCCTAAAAGCGATCCTGAAGGCATGGTATATTCTACGGAATATGGACAATGGGTAGATATCTACCTCCCCAGTTGGGATGAAACTACGGGAAAGCTAGTTAGCAAGTATAATGGTGTTATCTGTGATGGAACCTCAACTCCCATGAAATTCAATGGTGAAAAATTTGTTGAGCATTTTGGAAAAGTTACTAAGCATTTAATTTCACGGAATGCTTTTATGGTAGTAATGAAAGGCACTCCTGAGTGTGTTGTTATTAAAGGTAGTGCTGATCCAAGTACCACAGGTGGACATATAGCTAGTAATGATACGCGCATTATAAGTCACATAGGAATCGAAGACTGTACTGGTGTATTATGGCAATGGGGAGAAGATACCTACGAGTATTTTCTTGGAACAACATGGTCAAGTGATAATTTCTATTTATCTGGGTACTCATGGCAATCTAAATCAGTTTTCAATGATACCTATGATGATACCAATCGAGGATCCTGTCATGGGCTTTTGCGGCGGGTCCTCTTGGGTGCCGGCTGGCGCGATGGCTCGGCTTGCGGTTCGCGGGCTGCCGATTGCTACCTTTTCTCGGCTTATGGGAGCTCCTATTGCTCGGCGCGCGGCGCGTCGGAGCCGCGGGTAGTTAACTTGTAATCATGAATGTACTAGAACCAATATGGGATAGCTATCTTATCAATGATACCTATGCCTGTAGAAAAGGAAAAGGTCAACATAAGGGAAGTACTCGATGTATGGAGTTTGTGCGTAAAAATAAATTCTGCTTAAAATGTGATATTAGTAAGTTTTATCCCTCTATACCACATGCAGAATTAAAAATATTAATACGCAGAAAAATAAAATGCAAGAAAACCTTGGTGTTATTAGATGAAATTATTGATAGCGTAGATACACCAACCAATGTACCTATAGGTAACTATTTAAGTCAATGGTTTGGAAATTTATATATGCATCCTCTAGATAATTTTATCAAACAGGATAATCATATCAAGTGTTATATCCGATACTGTGATGATTTCCTATTATTCTCTAATAATAAAGATGAACTTAAATTGATGGCCAAGAAAATTGAAGATTTTGTGGTCAATAATCTTAAGCTCAAATTAAGTAAATGTAATCTTCTTCCTACTTCTCAGGGTATCGATTTTCTAGGTTATAGACATTTTCCTCAAGGCTATATTTTAATACGAAAAACGACTGTTCGACGAATGAAACGTAACCTAAAGATATTGGACTATGCTATTGATACTAATAAAATAAGTAAACTACGTGCAGCCTCTAAAATTGGAAGTATATATGGTTGGCTCAAATGGGCAAACACTTATAACTTACAAAAATCACTAAAGTTGGATAACTTTAAAGAAAGGATCGATAAATTACAAAATGCATAAATTTAGTGAATTTGCATCTACAGTACACTTTGTCGGCGACAAAATTTCCATTAATAAAATCCTTAATAAAGAAATAAATGTACTCCACTATAAAATCGAGCCAAGCAAGCATAACACTGATGACTATGCTCAAATGCAAATAGAGCTGGACGGAGAAAAGATGGTATGTTTCACTACTTCTATGGTAATCAAGGAGCAACTGGAAATGTACAAAGATAAACTCCCGTTTACAACTACTATTATCAAGCCTAGAAAGTACTTTACATTTAGTTAGGGGAATGTTTTCTATGTCACCTGCAAGTCAAATTACTCCCACCTAAGTTCGTGGAGCCTAGTAGGACGAAAGTCCTGCGAAAGCTATTTGACTAGCCTCAGCAATCCAAAGGCTTCGGCCGGCGGGGAGCTACGTTATTTATGTGATCTCACCTGCGGATGATACCCTAGTCTGCAGCTCTGAGCGGGCTCTGTAACCAGTCCTGAGAGCGAGGGACAGTCAACCCGGAGTGGTCGACCACGACAAGCATTTATAACATTGGCGAAGGATAATTACTTTCGGCTTCGGTTGAGAGTAAATACTCTGAAAGGAGGTTCCGGACTCGAGTGTTCCGGACAAAAAATCATGAAAGTTTTTGTAAAAAATATGCGCGGGCAGGCTTTAATGCCGTGTTCGCCCAGAAAAGCAAGGATTCTGCTCAGGCAGAAAAAAGCAAAAGTTGTAGATTACAGACCTTTTACTATCCAGCTCTGCTATCCTACCGGGGAAGCAAAGCAGGAAGTAATTATAGGTATTGATCAAGGCGCAAGACACATCGGGATTGCGGTATTCAGTCAGGGCAAGATACTCGCCAAAGGCGAAGTTGAGCTCAGACAGGATGTACATTCTCTTCTTCAGACCCGTGCAGAATACCGCAGGGGCAGGAGATATCGTAAGACCAGATATCGCAAAGCAAGATTCCTTAACAGGATCAGACCTGAAGGCTGGCTTCCGCCCAGTATTCAGGAAAAGCTCAATGCGAATTTTGCCTGGATTGATAAGTTCTGCAGCCTTGTACCCGACTCGAAACTTCGTATCGAGGTTGGAAAATTTGATACCGCGAAGATGATTAATCCCGATATCAAAGGTGTTGATTATCAGCATGGGCAGACTTATGGTTATTATGACGTAAGGTATTTTGTTTTCGCAAGAGACAATTATACTTGTCAGGTCTGTCATAAGAAAAACAAGATCCTGCATACGCATCATATTATATATAAGAGCAAAGGCGGCAGCGATAGGGCAGATAACCTTATTACTGTCTGCACTGAATGTCATACTCATGAGAATCATCAGGAAGATGGAATTCTCTACCAATGGATGCTCAAGCACAAAAAGACCAGACAGTATAAAGAACCATCTTTCATGAATATTCTTCGCATCAGAACCTACAAAAAATATTCTGAAGCTGATATTACTTATGGTTCAGTTACTACTGAAAGAAGAAAGGCTCTTAGACTGGAAAAAACTCATTATAACGATGCGATTGCTATCACCGGTATCGACAAAGTTGAAGAAAATATTGATGAGTGCTTCTGGATCAAGCAGCTCCGTAAGAGAAAACGTTCTCTGCATGAAGCTACGCCTCGTAAGGGACGTAAAGAGAAAAATACAGAAGCAAAGCGCAACAGTAAAAATACTAAACAGGTTAACGGCTGGTATCTTAATGATGAAGTAATCTGCTATGGCAGGCGTGGCTGGATTACTGGTTTCAACAGTGCAACTTCTTCTTCACCTGCTGCTTTTGTCGTTGATAAAGACGGTAATTATATTACTGTTCCCGAGAAAAAATATAAGCAGGTAAGTCTTAAGTTGCTGAAGCTGGTAAGGCATAATAATAACTGGCAATATGTTGTTACTAAAGAAGAGAAATCCGCTGCCTCTTCCGAAATTCCTCACCCACCTATAGAGGTAAGTGAATCCTTTCTGGCAGCTTGTTGAAGAATTAAAAGAAGCGATAATCCATGCTTGTGGTGGTATGACAAAAGAGGAAATGGAAAGAAGAACGAACAAGACTTGAAAAAGAACGAAGAAAGGAGTTTGAAGAAAGTGTCGAAAAATAAATACAAAAATCTTGTAGGGAGGGGCAGCAGGTAAAGAGTTTCTCTATTTGCCGTCTTCCCCTTTTGTTACAGTTACATGCACTAACTGATAATCCTATGTCGTTAACGATCACAGAGGATATTACAGTTAGTGCGACGTTAGAAGCTGATACTGCAACCTATAATCTAACTGTTGGTAATAGTTATGTCGAACAGGAAGATGGTTGGTATATTATCGAAGAATACGGATTTGGGACATCAGGCGAAGGAAATCCAATTACAAAGGGAAGTATTTCGCCTACAACATTTAAGGGCTATAATATACAGGGCTTCTGTGTAGAACAACGCTATTTTTCAGACGGTGGCCTCGAAGCCTATGAAGTTTGGTTGGCTCTTACAGGTGATACTCAATCTGCAATTAAACAGGTTGAAGTTGTCTTAAATGGAGTAGCTTATATGTGTACTTATAATAAAAAATCTAGTCAAGCTACTTGGTATTCGTGTTATTCTGATAGTAGTTGGAATTTCCCTGCATGGACATATTTGTACCAAAATAGAGGGAAAACCGTATCAGTTACTTTTAAGTAATGTAATAATCCTCTGTATAAACGGAGGAAAAGATGGCTGTAGAAAACCCTATAAGTTTAGTAATTACTAGTGATACAACAATTGGAGTCACATTAGAAGCGAGTGTGCCGACTACTGAAACTCAATTGTTCTATATATCTGGAGCATACTTAGATAAAACTGTAAACGTTACTATCCCTGCCGGAGTAAAAGTAGTATGTGCGGATGGAAGTTTCTCATCTAACTGGGATGAGGGAGAAGCTAGTTTTATGTTACGTAATACATCTACTAATAAAATCTGGTGTAATGCGTATGGAACTGGATCATCAGGTGATACAACGTATGTAGGAGTTACTGCTGGAAAAACATACTCCTTAAGAGCTACTACATCAGATGATGGTGACGGATATATCAGAATACTTTATTCACAAGCTATAAATAATAAAACTCCGAGTGTCACTGATTACTAAGCTTAACCCTGCCATAATTTATGGTAAATATAAATAAATTAACGTTAGTTACCCCCCATTATCTCCGGTGTGGAGACAAAAATACATATCAAAATATCTTGGAAGGAGGCTTGGCAGGTAAAGAATTGTCTGTCAGTCGTCCTCCAAGATTGCTATTACAATTACACGCACTAACTAACAACCCTATATCATTAACGATTACAGAGGATATTACAGTTAGTGCA